CTATGATTGACCAACTAAAAACTGTTGGAGAGAGTTTTTTGTGTAAGGTTTGAAAACCCAATCAAAATTCTTAATAAATTTTGTGACACCAAATATTCCACTACCAGTTATTGCAACCCCCAATAAACCAATATGTGAAGTGATGTCATCAATTAAGGATAATGCATCATTACCCAAATTTACGATATTTTTTATATCATCTGACTGAACCAAGTGATTAATAAATTCTGTCCAAGTGTTACTAAGTTTATTTAATGAGCCTGTAAGATTATTGGCTGATTTCTCGGCTTCTTCTAGTGCTGAACCATTAGCTGAATTACTGTTATATAAATTAAGCATCTTTTCATAAGATTCCCAATCGCTAAGTATAGCTGCTAAATCGTTAGCATGGTATTTCTTACCTATATCTGTTAAGATATTTGCTCTTTTCGTATCACCTTCAGGTAAGCTATTAAAAGCAACTGAAAGTTCCTTTAATAATTCAATAGGTGTTTTAAGTCTTTCTGCACCATCAACCATTTTGGTCATTGAAATACCAACAGCTTCAAACGCCTCTCGAACAGGTTTCGAGGTTGTATCTTGAAGAGTAATAAATAAACTCTTTAATGCTGTACCCGCTTCTGAACCACTTTCTCTTGTTTTAGAAACAACAGTAGCAATAAGAGCAGATAATTCATCAACTTTTACACCGTATTGTGCAGCAACAGAAGCCGATTCAGATGTTGCATCTGCCATATCTTGCATACTAATAGCTGCATTATTTGTTATATAGTTTTGTGAATCCAAAACTTTATTCAATTCTTCAACACTATTTTTATAATCGTATGCAGCATTTGTAGCAATAAGATAATCATTTGCTGCATCGCTTGTCATATCACCTGCTGACTGAGCTAAAATAGATAGTTCTGACATTTCTTCTGCATTATCAAAACCAGCACGGTACATCTCCTGTACACCAGTTAAATAATCGGTAGATTTTTTACCATATTTACTTGCTGTATCATAAGAAGCAACGCCAAGTTTCTTTATTTGTTCAGTTGTTAAATCAGAAGTCTTACTGATTTCAGTAAGAATATCATCCATATCTTTCATCTTAGAAACAGCTTCTTTGACTTTATTAACACCTGTCATCAAACTTCCAGTTGCAATAGACCATCCACCAAATTTCTGCCAGGCAGTTTTCAACTTATCAATAGTAGTATTACCTAATAAACCACTATTACGAGCAGAAATTTGTATGCCTTTCATTTTGGCTGTTAAATCGTTAGATTCGGATTTTGTCATTTGCTCATCTAAATTCTTCATCTTGTCGATAAGTTCTTTAATTTCCTTACCGTATTTTTTTGTGGATTTAGTGTTATTATCTAACCATTTCTGCCAAGATTCTGCCTTAGAAAGACGAGATATATCTGTTGCTAAACCGTTTGCAGTTACAGAAGTAGACTTAAAAGATGTTTGTAAGTTTGCGAATTGCGATTTAATCAATCTTAAGTCAGCAGCGCTATTTACCGTTTGTAAATCATTTTTCAACTTGTCAACACTTACATCGATACCATCAATGGTTTTTGAAAAGTTTGAAAATTGAGGATTATTCTTTTCAAAATTATTGATTTGTTCTAACAGTGTATTTGCTTGAGTTGAAAGTATCTTAATTGAAGATTCAGAAACATTCATTTTTACTAAAGCATTTAATTCATTTTTCGCATTAGACAGTGAAGTAAACACCTGTTCAACTTGGGCTTTAGTCATTGAAGCACCATTATCTGAACCAAATAATTTGGTTATATTAGAAACTTCATTTGTCAGTTTATCCGAAGCCATTACACCTGAACTGCTAATTTCAGCTTGTAATGCCTTAAACTGCGACTGAGCTTTACTTATACCTTCAGTTAATTTGTCAGATTTAAAAGTAGAACGAACATTTTCAGCATTTCGAAATTCAGATACTAATATTTTATACTGTGAAATTAATTCTTTAACGTTAATTTGTTCATCCGTAAAAGTGTCTCTTGAAGCGTTTCCCATAGTTGTTATGGCATTTTTAACTTCATTGTATTTACTTTCTAATTGTGTTAAATGACCACTTTCTGTTATAGGTCTGTCGGCATTTTTATCTAATGCAGAAGCATTTAGTTGATTTATTTGATTATTCAAATTGGCGGTTGCTGTTTTCTGTATCTTTGCAAAGTTATCAACTTTTACCTTAGATTCATCTAACGCCTTACTATATCTTGTAAGACCTTGAACCCAACCCATTAATGGAACATCATTACCCTTATCATCAACAGTAGTTCCAATTTGTGCCCACTTCATTGTCTTAGTAATAGCTTCGCCAGTTTCGGTATTATATCTGAATACTGCACCTGTTAATTTTTCTACATGTTCATATTCACCAGTTAATTCATTAACACTCTGTTTGGTATCAGTTGTATAATTAACAGAAACCATTTTATTCTTAGCTTGTTGAAGTTTTCTAATTTCTTTATCAACGGCATTATTAAATTCATCTGAATCTGTTTCATCAACTTTAAATGAAAGACCTATTTCTTTAGAGGTAACATTCCTTAATGAATTTTCAACTTCTCCTGAGATAATATTTCCTGCTTGCCTACCAACATTCTGTGCTGCCTGTCCTACATTATTATTCAATGCATTACCAAGATTAATATTAATTCCACTTAAAGCAGTATTAATCTGAGACACCATGTTATTAATAGCAGTTTGGTCTATAAATACATTTTGAAGATTTATCTGTACAGAATTCAATTGTTTCGTAAGATTGGTAATGGTATTGCTATCAAGTTTTGCTTGAATTTCAACACTACCAAGCTGTCTTTTTAAAGCTTCTATATCTTGATTAAGTTGCTGTTTTGATTTTGTGCCATCTAACCCAGCAATTAATCCTATTGAGAAATCATTCATTCCCATTATTATATTCTCCTTTCTGAATCTATTTTTTTGCATAAAAATAACGCTCACAGAAAGGAGCGTTAATAGAATAGAAGAGTAGGCTATGACACCTACAGTTCCAAATTATTTAATTGGTATTCCTACCTTTTTACAATTCTTTTTAAATAATGAAGTGATACCTGCTTCACGACCAAGTTCATTTAATGCCTCACTAAAGAAGAAATGTGTACCGCCTACAATAATACCATGTTCCATATTGTCCATACTTTCCAAAACTTGAAGACCAGTAATTCCGTTATATGTATTTCCATGTTTAGGAGTTACAAATCCTCTCTTATACCGAAATGATAAATAATCATCATCCCATCCAACTGTAAAACTATATGTATTTCCTATAGTTTTAATATGTGAAGCCGTAAGAGACTCCATTAATTTATATGTTCTCTCATAAAAAGCAGGTTCAGTTGGATCAAGTGAAGAAAACACAGGTTCATTATAATAATCTTCAACTTTTTTAAAGACAACTTCAAATATTTCATCTCTTGTTAGTTCTAATGCTTTAATGAGATATTTATTTAGAGTCTTTTCCAAATCCTTGATATTATTTATCACTTAATTCATCATCCTTATGATTTTCAGCATGAATAATTTCAGCAAGCTTCTCTATAAAAGTGTCTCTAAGTTCTTCCATAGGAACATCCTTGACAGATAAATATAGATTTTTAACAGTGTCAACAATGTCTTTCTTTTCATTTAAAACATTTTCAACTGCTGTATAAAGCTCTAATTTAATTTTGTGTTCTTTTCTTTTCATTTTAAAATATGTAAACATAATAAATTTCCTTTCTTATATAGAAGTGTGATTATAGAAATCACCCGTTTTATCAATACTCATTCCACATACCAAAGATTTTACTTCTCGCTTCATTTCAGTATTACAAACGAGACAATAATGACCTTCTGATGTATAATCTTTCATAGCCATACTTATAATTTCTTTATGTCCACAATTGGGACAACAAAATGGATAGTTCATTAAGCCTCCTCAACGATTGGTATCAAATCAGCACAAGCATCAGTATCTAATCCCATACTAAACAATTCTTCTGCACTGAGAGACGTGAAATTAACATCTACATCAGAATCGCTCACCGCATTAATCTCCTTAATAAAATCTTTCCAATTTTCGTCTTCAGGACTAATCCTCTTCTGATTAGGAACAATTTCACCATTTTCATCAACAACATCCTTACCATATTTATTAACAAGAGAGTCCTTTGTCATTTCAAAGTCCTTTACAACTCCCTGAATCTCTGAATATAATCTGAGCAACTTAAACTTAAATGCAGCATTAATTACTGATTCACCTTCAATTACATTTTTAATTCTTGCATTGACATTAATTATCTGATATACCTTTAATGTTTTGTTCATATCTTAATATTCTCCTTTATTTCACTATAATTTTTATTTCCGTTCTTGGATTATCCTTATCATATCCTGTTTTTAATGTAAGAGAATGTAAATGCTTCCCATCATCATCAATAATAAAACCTGATTCGCTAAATCCATCTAGGATAAATTTAGGAACTGTGTTATCACAATCCACACGCCTTTTTGTCGGCATATAAGTGGTAAATATCATCTCAAAAGACTCTAAGTGTTTATCTTGTAAACCTAAGTCCTTTATCCAAAAAACAATAAAATCTTTCCATTTTTGTTTAAGTTGATTCATCTGTATTCTTGGTAATATCATCCATGTGTTGATTGAGGGGTGCATTGGTCTTTCAATAGGAATTTTCCTTGCTTTAGGATGTTGCTTGAAATAATATTTATTATATTTCTCCAATACATCTTGGTTTAAAATCAAATCAATAATTTCTATATCTTTCATTCCTTTCTTGATTAAGGGGGTAAGAGAGTGGTCTAGCCACACACTCTCCATATAAAATAAAATGCCCTTACTACATGGCTAGATAGTAGTAAAGACATTTTGAATGTGTTATAATAAATAAACACTTACCAATCTTACCTCATAATTTTGAGAGAAAGTTCTTGGTGAAATACTAATCTATGAATATCTGTATATATCCATATCTTGTACACGTCAATCAGTACAAACGCTTTCGTCTTGGTCGATGGGAACATGTTTGTCAGCATTGGCGGTCTTATCCTAACCGATAATGATAATTAAGTTCATTCTGTAGTCGTGGATCAAACTCTCATATTTGTCACGTCTATCGTGGGATTGGTAAGTGTTTTTTATTTAAAGTGTGGCTTCAAAATCACTATGAAAGCACACTTTCTTTATTATTAGTATACTATCTAGGTATAATTAAAGACTGACCTGGATAAATAGTATATGGTTCTCCGATACCATTAGCTTTTGCAATAGAATACCAATCTACACCAAGCTTATCACCAATGGCTGAAAGACAATCTCCGCTTTCAACTTCATATGTATCATAAGAAGGTTCTTCATAATTGTCTTCTGGCGTAGAGCTACCATTAATAACAGAGTCATTTACCCAGCCCCTACCATTTTCAATAAGATATGGATTTCTCGCACCTTCAGCGATAGCTGTAATAGTTCCATCTGTATAAAGTGGGTTAAGTGGTTCTTCGGAAGTTGAAGAAGCAAAGAGTACTGAATATGTGACATATTCGCCAACAGAATGAGTAAGACCTGTAGGTTCTTCTACATCAGGCGATTCTGGTTCAGAAATATTTTCATCATTATTTTCAACAATACAATCATCATTAATCCAGCCTGTACCACCGTTGATAAGATATGGATTTCTTACAGATGCAATGATATTAGTAATTGTACCTTCTGTAATTGAAGGTGTTAATCCATTTTCGGAAGTAGAAGACGCATAAATTGTATGATATGACACATAATCTCCTACATGATATTTTGTTTCAATATCATCTGATTCAGAGTTATCTTCAGTTGGTTCAGATGGAGTAGCTGGTTCAACATTAGGTAATTCTCCATAATAATAATTCATATCAAATCTATGATGAAGTTCAGTTGTTGTCTCACCCGTTGAAACACCATTATCATCATATATAGGTGTTTCAGTATAATATGAAACTCCCTCAATATAACCATCTGATGTATATTGCCACAACAGACAATCCATCGAAGGTTCATCTATTCCCCAATGCGCAAGCCATCTGTTAAATCCTTCAAAAGACATTAATCTACCATTATTTAATATATTAGTAAAATAACTATAATTTGCGTAAACACCCGTTTTATATCCTGCATCCTTAATAATCTGCATGAATTCTACACAAAAATCTGTGAGAAGTTCACCATTTTGTTCGGGAACAAGACCATGATTTCTTTTATATCCATCAGCATCTTCCATATCAAACCATACACCAAGAACAGGATTAAATCCCTGAATCATTCTTAATATATGAGCTGCTTCACTTCTTGTTTCTTCTATATTAAGACAATAAGAATATATGTACACACCATAAGGTATACCGAGTCTTTCACATTCACGCATATTTCTAATTGCCTGTTTGTCATCCTGAGATTCAAAATCAGAACCAAAACCGATTCTGATGATTACACCATCAATACTTGACTTAATTGTATCCCAATCAAGCTGTCCATTATTGTCTGACACATCTATAATTCTATAAGCCATAATTTCCTCCTTTATTATTTTTAGATAAAATAAAAGAACGAGCCTGAATTAGACTCGTTCTCATTGAAAGTTTTTATATTTAATTGTATTGTTATACCGCTAATTGCATAGGGTATAACTCCCATTTCCCATTTGGGTATTTATCAGCATTATCAGTTACTATCTTATGTACTTCTTCAAGACTTCCAACATTAGTATCAACATGTATAACCTTACCGCCAGTTATACATAATTCCTCACATATTAAGTTATAAAACATTCTTCCCATACTTATTCTTCCTCCTCAATTTTCGATACAAAATAACTCATATATATCAACATCAAGTATACGAGAAAGAACAATAGCATTTGTAAGAAGTATATCCTTTGTATTCCCATTTTCAATTTTATTAAGAGCTGCAACCGATAAACCACTTCGTCTTGATAATTCTTGCAATGTCATATGTTTTTGATTTCTGTAATACCATAATTTATTTTCCATAATGTTAATATGTATATGTATATTTTGTTTATACAAATTTTATCATGGTATATTTTTACTGTGGTAGAAATTTAGTCTTCTTTAATTGGCAATGACATTACTTCAGGAATTATCTTTCCTTTAATTGAGTGATTACCACCACAAGCAATATATGTATCTGCTAATAATTGAAATGTTTCTAATCCTGCTCTTGTAATATATTTTTGTGCCATGAATTTACTATGTAAATTATAAAGTTCAGCACCATATTGCACAATAATTCTCTGATTAGTTTCTTTTTCATTTATATCTAAAGACTTTTTAATATCATCTATACCTTTAGATATTTTCAAAATTTCCTGATACTGCCAATTATCATGTTTTTCAAGCGTTTTAATACGGTTTTCTATTGCCTCTTTATCTTCGTCAATACCTGTTTTCAATCTAAGTTTCTTCTTAAAATAACTAAATATTTCGATAATTTCCTTAGCTGCGAATAAGATAGCAAAGAACCCAAGAATGACTAATAAATAATCAATATGTGCAAGTTTTTCTATAGATCCCACTCATATATACCATCCCTTCTTACTTCTTCAAAAAATTCTTAAAAGCTTCATATAAACCTGTAGAAGCAAGACCAGAGACAAGACCACCGAGCAGTATTTCAGGTGTAAAGGTCATATTCATCCATATATTAAGGATTACACCCAATACACCCATAATTGCAGGAATATACTTATTAACTGCATCTGTTGTTACAATATTTTTTAACACATAACCTATACATAGGCAAATGCCAACTATTATTGGTACTGTAAAATTTGTTAAAAACGATAAATCTGTCATAATTAAATCCTCCTTGTATTATACTTTATTTAATCCCCTAAGTGTTTCTACGCACTTTTTTAATGTAGTACAAAATTTATTCAATTCTTTTATTTCTTCATTTCCGTTTAATGTAATTCTTATACAACTATGAATATCTTCCTTACTCATTTCAATTGCCAATAGAGTAGAAGATAGTGTTAAATCTCCGCTTGTACATGCACTCCCTGTTGAGACTTGATATCCATTCATATCAAGCAATGTCATCAATGATTCACCCTGTATTCCTTTAAAACATATGTAAAGATTATGTGGTAATCTATGCTTCAAATCAGCTCCAACCAAATATGAATCTGGAATATTATTTTTAATGTAATTATAGATATAATCACGATTATTAGATGTAATAGAAGAATAATCATAATTCTCAACTGCTTTACCAAGTGCAGCTATACCTATTACATTTTCAGTACCACCAAATAAACCTTGTTCCTGAGAACCATATATAAGAGGTTCAAGTTCAATAAATGACTTTTTGTATAAAACACCAGTACCTTTTAATGCTCCAAGTTTATGTGCAGAGAATCCTATACCATCAACATCTAAAGTTCTTATATCTACAGGGATTTGACTAATAGAACCTGTACAATCTACATAGACTATTGCGTTATAAAAATGACACATTTCAATAATCTGTTTCACGTCTTGAATAGTTCCTATCTCAGAATTAGCATATTCTATGACTACAAGCTTCTTCATTGTATCAGATGATAGACACTCCTTAAGATCTTGAATATCTATTCTTCCCGTGTGATCAACTTTGAGTGGACACTTATATTTGAGTAATTCTACACATTTCAACACCGATTTGTGAGAAGTAGGAGAGTACAACACTCTGTATTTATTTTTCTGAGTACAACCTTTGATAAAAAGCGTATTGTTGGCTGAACCGCCAGATGTAAAAATAATATTTTCTGGATTTGCATTAATGAATTTGGCAACATTATTTCTTGCCGTATTAATTATCTGTTTTGCATTAACACCAGATTGATACATTGACGATGGATTCTGATATGTATCTAAGAGAGATATAATATAATCCTTGATTTTAGGTTTTAATTGAGTTGTAGCTGCATTATCGAGATACATTCAATCACCACCCTTATTAGGTCTATTTTTCATCCATTCTTCATAGCATTTCTTAGTTTCTCCTTTATGAAAGAAACAACATAAATGCCCAGGATTTCTTTCACTTTCTTCTGTCCATTTTGGCTGAACATGCCACTTAGATGTATAGAATATTATCTGAGGTAATTGAGTAATAGGAATAATGTTTTCTCTTCCATAACATTCGTATACTTCATCTAAAGAGTTAAATATTTTGTTAATTTTAATCACCACCTAAATCGTAAAAAATAGGGATAGCAAAACAAATATTGTAGTCATGCTATCCCTATAGGTATAATGATTAAAATTAACTACAATATTTATTCTGATTTTTCTAATGGCTTTTCTTTTACTGTTTTCTGAACATTTCTCGTGGAAATTTTCGAATTGTTATATTCCTGTTCAGATACAGCAGAATATTTACCATTTTCATATTTTATGTACACAACTTTTGTTCCTTCGGGAACATCTAAGGTTATCTGAATTTCTTTACCTTTAAATTCAAAAACAACAATATTGAGGAACTTGTTGTGATATGTAATTTTACATTTCTGTATCATTGCTTAATTCCTCCAAAAAATAGAAGAGTGCTTAAAAACACTCTTCTTAATGAATATATTATTCCTCAATAAGAGTAAGATCTAACATATTATCATCTTCATCTGCCATAAGATCGCATGTTATTGTTATACTTCCTGGATCACCATTATTAGAATATGAAAGACTCATATTAGACTGTGGAGCAACCTTATAAGCAGTAAACTTATATGGGAGAACGTTATCATCCTCTGTCTTCATAATAGTATCTCCATAAACAATAAAATTCTTAGGGAAACTTGTAGACTTGATGTTGATTCTTTCAACACCAGTAGATACTTCCTTAAGATAATATGCGATTACCTTATCTCCATCTGTAAGGGCAGAAGTAAGAGTAATAGCTGTTGAATCACCAGTAATTGCTAAAGATGTTCCACAATCATCATCTGCTTTATATACAACAACACTTCCTGCAACGGGTGCTTCTGATAATGTTACTGTAGCCCCTGAACCAGTAACAGCAAGTTCCTCTCTAACCATAAATTTAGCTGTCTTAGAAACTTCACCACCTGTAATTAACTGCCATAATTTAACAGTCTGAATTTGAGTTTCAATAGTAAGAGTACCACCTTTTTCACCACTAAAACTAACCTTCTTAGGGTGTCCTTTACCGCCATATGCATATACATTTTCACCTGTAAGTTCAGTAGTAGTTACATTGGCGAAATCAAGGTTTAAGAAAGGCTTCTTAGTAGCATAGTCAACAAAAATAAGGTCGGCAACTTCTCTGTTAGCCATATTTGTATTACTATTTGCCATTTTATAATCCTCCTAATTTAATATTTTTATAAATAAAAAAGACTCTGCATCTCGCAAAGCCTTAATTGTCGATTCTTTTATACCATTCCGTATAATTAAATTGTTTCTTTTCATCTCCCCAAACTGAGACAGTAAATTTACTCATATCATATATGTTATTTCCTGCCATTCTTGTAAAAGCATCCCATAATTGATATACAGTTATATTCCAAATATTTGTCATATTTAGCGAAGCATGTTTATTTGCTATAACGGATACCAAGTTATCTAACTGTAATGCCTTATCTGACTTATTTTTCTTCTTATTTGCCTCTCTACCTTTTTTGAGCTTTTCTAATATTTCCAATGCTTTTTTGCTCTTAACTTTCGACTCATCAATTTCTTGTTCATCATTATTAATAGCATTAAGTTGTAATATGATACTGACTAGCTCTTTCCATATCTTTGTATGTATAAATGACTTTGGAATGATATTACCTTTATCATCTTTGCTATCATAAATAATAAAAGCAGAAATTTCTTTGTTCCAAATAATATTTTCTACAATAAAAAAATCCAATACCTTAGTTAGATTGTTGATAATAGTTTCATCAACAATACATATGTCTATTAAGGTAACAGTATTTTTGTCTGTCTCGCTTAATGATTCATACCATGCACGAAGTTTTGGGTTAATTTCATCTATATACATTTGTGGGGTAAGAGATAAGATTCTTATATAAAAAAGATAAGTCTCATATGTAATATTCCACACTTCTGATAAAGTAGGAGATTTTATACTACATATAGATGTTTTGAATGGAAAAGGTGATATGAGATCAGAATAACTTAATTTCATCAATTATCCTTAATTTTAAAATCGGATATTGTATAAATCATCTGTTTGCCGTATGTTTTTGAGTTTGGGAAAAAATGTTCAACAGATGATAAGTGAAGCTTACCAATACCAAACTTATCTGAATACCTTAAAGACCTTTCGATCATATCACATAATATATCAACTCTAGTACCACGATATCCTTTCTTAGAATATTTCATAACACCTTTATGACAAAATACCCATATAGTTATCATCATGTCTTTAATTGTTCCAGTTGGTATTCTTGGAGTTTCAACTTCACAACAAATATAACTCAATGTTTGAGTTTGTGTTTCGTCTATATATAAGTAAGGAAAGATTTGCTTATACACAGTATCGTCAATCTCATCTTGTGTATATTTCTTATCGTATCCTTTACCTAATAAGACTTCCATTATTTCGCTATTGTCGAGAAAGGTTTGAATAAGAACAGATTTACACAATCCAGTATCTTTTATAACAGTTTCTGCCATTAGTATCCCTCCTCAACAGTAATAGTTTTTTCAGCCATTATTTTATCTTCAAGATTTAAGATTTGTACAACAAATGATTCTTCTAAATAAGAATCATCATCAATAAATAAATGAATTGTAATTCCATCGACTGATTTCTTTATGTCAAAATCCGATACAACATTCCATTTAAAATCAGCATATTCTATCTGATTACTTTCTGAATCTTTAAATTCTACACTCCATACTCTTTCTTTCCCCAACTTTAAAGTGTCGCTACCTAATATAGAAGCAATAACATCTTTCTCTTGAGGTTCAGATGGAATATTAGGATTAGAAGCAGAAGAGTTGTAATTGCAAATCCTCAATTCTTGATTATCATATTTTTCATTGAATTCATCTTTATCAGCTATAAAATTCAAAATACTTCCGTGATATTCATCACCATAATCATACAAGACATCATCATCACGAGTAAGTTTAAATACTTTTATAGGCTTATCTTTATGTCTGTCGATAAAAACACGCTTGGTTTCCAACTCAATAGTTTCTTCGTCATAAGGAATTTTGATAGCATAATTGTTTGATGTAAGAAAAATAGTATTATTTCCATTCTCACCAACATCGTACTTTGATGCAGATGTTATATTACACCAACGCTCAACAATGTCACCATTTTTATTCTGCCATCTAAGATTATATTGACAAAGACACATTGTAGCTTTTTCATATATTCCTTGCGTACCAGGAAGACCATCTATAAGCCAATATCTATTTTCAAAGAATACATACATACCTGCTTTAACAGTTCCAATACTGAATAAGCCAATGCGTTCCATTGACTTCAACATCGTATCAGCGGAGTTTCCCTGAATAATACAGCGAATTACTTGTGATTCAGATAAATCATGATTGTATAATGTTATGTTAGTAGCAATATCAGTTTCTAATGCTTCTGAAAATGCATCATCTTTATAATCTTGAAAACCTTCATTTTCATATCCACCAATACTATTAGGTTTGGTAGAAGAGGAGAGTAAATACCATTCTTTTGACATGATAATCCTCCTTAAATAAAAGCAGTTGTTTTTTGATTTTCAACAAGATCTCTAGCATTTTCTTGCATTAAATTATATTCATCTTCTGTGTATTTCTTAGAATTATCAGAAGCACCAACAGATAAATCTTTTCCTACAATACTGATACGCTTATTAACTTTAGAAAGCTGTCTTTCCTGATAGTATTCCTTCATAAAAGCAGCAAGAGTTGACATTGTAATATCATCTATTTTTTTATCAAACGATAATATCTCTGAATCAAATATCAATTTATCTAATTCAAGAGAATATCGACTAACTGCTTTTCTAAGCCATATAATTTCCAATTCTAAAGGAATAACTTGTTTATCAGCAAAAGATGATTCAAAGAAATCTATAACTTCATTAGCAGTTGTTCTTTCTTCCATGATGTCACCTCTTATGGTTCAATACCTGTATATTTAACACAGAAATCTATCTTATGATAATCATTAAAATTAAGTTCCTTAATACACTCAATTAAATATGCTTTCTCTGCACGAGTTACAACCCTGTCTTCAATTTCCGCTTCAAAGTCTTTCTGTGATTTAATTGTAAAAATATCCTTTACAATATCTTTAGTTAAGAAAGCCTGAGTCTTATGTTCATCAGGTATATCAAAACTTAATTCTGAACGTGTAAAAGCATCATCTATGTACCAAGTTGCATGTGAACCTACAGAGTCAGTACCATTAAGTAGTCTGTTACCATTCTGTGCCTGAGCAATTACTTCTTCACGAGAGAGTAGTACTGTTCCTTTTGGTGGAACACTAATATCTCCACTTGTAGTTACTCTTGGAGCACCAGTTATCCAAGGTGCAATACTTCTCACATTTATCTTCTTGTCAAGACGAGTATCTTCCTCTATCGGCTTTTCAACAACTCTTTCAACAATCTTTTCAACTGTTTTTACATTTATATCTTCAGCCTTAATTGAATCATCGTCTTTTACTTCAATATTCTCTGTGTTATTTTCTGTTTTTTTCTTATATGTTGGCATTTGCCAATCCTCCTTATCGACTATATTTTATTTTTTTCAACTAATACTTATGTTTAACTTCATTATATAAAGCAATAATTTTATCCAATTTTTTAGATTTTGGGAAAACATAATATTTCACATTTGTAATGGGATGTATGCCTATACTTATATATGAAATATCAAAAGCTCTAATAAAATGAGACAATTTCTTTGAATAACAATAAAAATTATTGTTCATAATTTTCTCCATATAACTAAAATGCAGAGGTGACATTAAGTCACCCCCCTACATGTTTAAAATATCTTATTTTAATGAATCAAGACTCTGATCATGAATGAGTCCTATTTCATACTCACGTCCACTTGCTACAAGTGCGCCAACAGATAAATCAAATCTTGATATAATCTGACCTGTAGTTACATCTGTACCTGTGAATGATGTAAGACCACCACGAGTAATTGTATAAATAGGTGACTGACCGCCAGCAGGAATTACATAACCAAGACCAGCAGGAAGCATAGTATCAAAGTTATCACCAGCCTTATTCATAGTTGTAAGGTCATAAGGATTTGGAAGCTCTGCAAGAACTGCACCATTATACATACCCATAAGACCTGTACTATGTATCTCGTCCATTACCTTCTGAGAAATACCTGTAACAGCAGGAGTTGTACCCTGGAATCCAGCGAATCCATTAAACTTAGAAATAAGTGCATAATCACCAGTAATTGTTGGCTTGCCAAAACGTCTAACATTAGCAATTACCTTATCAGCATTTGTCTTTGTAAGACTTGCATCATCAGCAAAGTACTTAACACCTTTTGCATTCTTGATTGCATTATAGATTGTTTCAACAACATACTTAGCAGCCTTGTTTCTAATCTGAACTCTTACCTGATCCTGAAGTTCATTTTCATCTGTCATATCGCCAACAGCAGCCTTTCTGTAATCTACAGCATAACCACCAGAAATATTAACAGTAGCGATAGGAACTCTCTTCTTTCTGATAACTGGGAATGTTACATCCTGTCCAGCAGCCTGAATCTTTGAATCAAGGTTAGCAAACTTTGGTACTTCAACTTCACAAGAATCATTGAAACCGAGAGCCTTATAGTTACCATAAATAGAAAGTAACTTAATCTCTTTCATGAGAACTGGTTCCATTGCAAAACGTCTGATTTCGTTAAGCTCAGACATTGCATTAACATCACCATTAGAAGCTTTTGAGTTAAGTTCCATAATATATTTAGCGGCAGCATCTGCCTTTTTTCCATAAGGTGATAAATCCTTACCCTGTGCCATAGCAGAGAAAATCTCTACAACAGGAGAGTTAGCCTTTACCTTGCCACTAACAAAGTTAGCGTCTTTTCTTTCATTATTTAATTCAAATGTATAAGACATAATTTATAATCCTCCTTAAAATATCTTTTAATTATTAAGCTGTTGCACCATTAACTAAAACAACAACACCCTGCTTATTACCGATTACACTCTTGACCTCAAGATTGAGTTCTGTAGATACCGAAGCATTCACATCAAGAGAACCATCTGCTGTTGCTGTAAGCTTGTTACCAACAGCTACTTCATCAGGAAGTGGGTAATCATAAACTTCAAGTTCCTCACCTGCAAGCTTTGCAAGGTCAAGAACACGAACATGCTCACCTTTTGCAATAGGATATTTAGGAAGACCTGCATTATCTCCATCCTCTGCCTGCATAATTACCTTTGTACCATCTTCGGCAACTGCAAATGTACAAGAAGTAACAGCACCGAAAGCACCATTAAATGTATCAGCACCAACTACAGCATCTTCAAATGCGTACTTGTGCTCAATCTGATCAAAATTTCTGAATTTAATCATAGTTTTTAATTCCTCCTTAAAATAAAAATAACCCAGACAATAAATTGCCTGAGATTAATGATTGATTATTAACAATGTAAAAATTAATTAGAAAATATTTGTATCTTCCTCATCTTCATGAGATTCTGAACAAACCTCTGAGAATATGTCTTCAACGACATCTTCTTTTACTGAATTCTGTTCTGCAATCTTAGCATCGGCTTCAGCTTTCTTCTGAGCTTCCACAATATTCATACAAATCTTTGACTTAATAGAGTTGATTTCAGAAGTGACATTCTCTAAATCTTCTTTCTTTGTAGCTGCATTGATTTCAGAAGTAAGTTTATCAATATCTTCTTTTGCTACAGCCTTTTCATCCTCATTAAAATCACCAAGAGTAGTGTCTAATTCTCCAAGCTTCTCAGCAACCTTTGCTTTTGCAAGTTCCTGTTCAAGAATTTCTCTTTCAGCCCAATATGTTTCGTGGTCTTTCTTTAACTGATCAAGAGTAGCCTGAATCTGTTCAACAGAAGCATTGAGTTCTAAAATCTTAGCATCCTTTTCAGCAAGTTCAGAATCTTTTTCTTCGATAGTACTATTTAATTCTGCAATCTGTGTCTCATAAGCCTGTGACTTATCATTTAACTCAGAAATTGTAGAATGAATAGTTGACTTAATTTCATCCATATTAAATTCCATTGTTTCTTTGTCCTCCTTATTTTGTTTCTTTTCTGATATCTCAAGCAAAATTGCACTATCGTCAGCAGGCGTAATACTGAGAAATGCATCCCCCGTATAACAGTAAATTTGAGGTGTTCGATATGTATCACTAGGGTTTTCTTCTTCATAAACAATTTTATTATCATTTTCTTTTATTCCCATTATTTCAATAGAAGTATCAACATTTCCTAATGCGTAATTTTTCCTTAACCATGAAACAAATTTTGGATAGCGTTGAGAATATAAAAAGCCGTTTGCACAAACAGCTTCTATATCATTACCATTTTTATCCTTAATTGTTTCAATGGTTGCATTTTCACATACACCTACAACCTCAGAATTTTCAAACACTGGTTCTTTAATACCATCGCTTACAACTTCTTCGCCTGTTAGTCCGTGCCCAAATGGAGTCTCTTTTTCTTCATCTAATTCGGCACAAAATGGCATTCCTTTGGCAGAATCAAGTGCATTTAACACATATTCCTTTTTCCAATGTAAACCATTTGCGTTTGTTTCTTGTGTGTCATCATGAATTTTATGAAGTACAACCTTAATTGGAACACGCCCATTTTTACTTGATTTATTAGAAATTTCGAGGATATTTCCTAACATATATTTATCCTCCTTATTGAGTTGTATATAATAAAAGAAGTCCACAATTAAGCAGACTTCTAATTATTACTGTTATTTAATTATTATTTATTGTCACTTGGACTAGGTAAATTATTACCATCATTATTCTGTGATTTCACAGTATTTTCAGTTGGATTATCAGTTTTTGGTCTTCCTCCAACTTGGTCATCTTTAGAAATAGTGTTGCTAGTAAGGTGAGGTACATATTTATCGAAAATCTTATTATCGTATTCTTCATCAAGAATATTAAAATAAATGTCTGGATTAATACCTGTACTTGCAATTAACATAGTCATAGAACCACTTGCCTGTAAATATAAATTCTTCATCATATCAAAAAATTGCTCTCTATTGACTAAAGAGGTTGGAAGATAATATACTTCAACTCGATTACGCCTATCCTTAATTATATTCTCGTTAATAACATAATTAAGTTCAGTCTGTAACTCTTGAATCCATGTATATATCTGTGCGTTGACCATTTCCAAGTTGTGTTGTCCACCTGCAAATGTACCTGTGGAAGACGCACCTAATAATTGAGCTGCAAAACCTAAATCCAAGGCAATCTTATCTGTCAAATCTCCTTCATTTTTACTATCAAAAATATCGGTAGTTCCTACATCAAGAGTGTCTATCTTTGTACCTGCTGATACGGTAAAAAAAGAAGTACCGCCACGATTATTTTTAGTCATTACAGCTTGTTTAACCTTGTTATGTTGATCTTCCTGTTGACTCTTTGTTAATGCGCAACTTCCTTTGTCTTTACCTTCTGGCAGAGTTTGAACTACTATACGATTGTTTAATTCTTTCAGAACATTTCGCTTTGTATCAACGAATTCATTTTGATAAAGAATATCCGCAATAGCAGCGATAGCAAGTGGTCTACCCCATGGTTCACTAATTTTGCACTTAATCTTATGAGCTATAGTACGCTTATTATCTAATATAAGCCAGTTATTGCCTGTAAAATTCCCTTTTTCCCACTGTAAATATCCATTGCGAATTTCAGAAGGATATTTTTTTAACTTACGATTTTTCTCATCCTGAGTTACACATTTTTCGTCAAAGTATCGCAAATTAAAAGCAATAACATTTCTATTATTCTTTCTACCTACAATCTTTGTATATTCATAGGGGAGTGGTATAATAGAAGCATTCATACCCATGTCACATAGCTCAACGATATTTTCAACATCATAATCAGATAATGCCTTTGTATTATCATTTGGTTTCTTAGTAACTTCAAAATAATAAAAACAGTTACCTTCATTCATATCAGTGAATAAAGCATCCCTAATAAATTGTTTATCATTGATATTTTCAAGAGTAGACAACATTAAGTCTTTATTCTTGTTTAGTTTGGTTTTACCGAATAATCTTTTTTTACCATAAACAACTCTATCCAAGCATGGAAGAGATACCATATAATCAATTGAGTTTGTTACAACACCTTCGCTATTATAGACAAACATTGCAAGTCGCCTTGTTAGGTCATGATTTGCAATAGGATCTTTAACAATAGAGCGAATTTCTTCTGGTGTGAATTCATCATATAGGTTACAGCCAAAAATATCTGTAGAAGCTATTGAACCAAAATAACTATTGTATTCGTATGTATGTGGTGTGGTGGTAGTCTGATTAGACTGAGATGTTTGAGTTGAAATTGTTTCTGATATATTTGTAGAGTTTATTTCTTCTATTTGCGATTTTGGAGGACGACCTCGTTTACGCTTTATTTGTTCTTCTGGCAATTGAGATACCTCCTTTCTAAAGTGTTTAAATTTTTATTAATTGATGAGGGTACAATAGTCGTAATCACTTGAACTTGCACCAATCAAATCATTTTCAAGTAAATCAAAAAAATATGAGCCATATGAGTAAGAAGTATATCTATCTTTACGATTTTTACCTTGTTCATGAATTTTAATAATACCTGTCTGTGGCATTTTTTCATAATTTAATTCTGCACATTCACTTATCATTGCTTGGGTTTCAAGAAATGGATTTTCATATTCCATTTGTCTATCCAAATCAACCTCATTGATATAATCCGTATTTTCAGCAAGTATTTCTTCTTTTGCAGTATTGTAATTAACAAGAAAATCAATTTTATTTTCATTAAGATTTTTTCTAAATCCAATAGCAATATCACTATTAAGTTGCTGTGTTGCATTAATAGCAAATATACAAGCTTTCGCATTTGGATCTTGACATACCTTTGCGTACTCATCGTTATTCATACAGCGTAGTGGAGAATATTCCAATCCTCTGTCTTCATCATATAAAACTTTTTGTAATGAATAAAGAATCTGAAGACCACCATTTCTTACATCTAATACTATATAGTCAGCATTAAAATCATCATATAATTGACGAATCCTTATTGCTTGTAATGTTGTATCACCTATTTGATTTGATTCAATATATGGATACTGTCTTCTATATCCCTGTTTGACTTCAACTGTGTTATTTTCTGATTCATAAGTCATAGATTCTGGAATACCACGAATACAACTGTAAACAGAGTTATCATTTTGATCGCCAGCAACAAATGCTATATCACAAGAAATTACTCTTATTTCATTATCTTGTTTTGAAATAGCATATTTGTTTCGTTTATTCATTTTTATATCTAATATATTACGTGGATAAAATACATGTTTTAAAACCTGACGATTCATTAACATAGAATAAGTAAAATATGATGATAGAGAACCTTTGACTCGAAGATTTAAGAATTCTATTTTCCAAGTAATAGGATCTTGCTTCTGTTTTTCCTTTAACATCTGTTTCATGGTTTTTAAGTGATGCTTCAACGTAATACTTTCATCAAAAGTAAGCAATACCGAACCATTATGTTTTTGCATCCCATTATATGCTTGGTCTACGATATTCCACATCCAGTGCCCATCATCAACCCATGATGAACTTATGTAAACATCCACTGGATCTTCTTGTAAATCTTTATTTTCTCCATAAAAAGGGTTTAACATATACGGTTGATTACGCACTGTCTGGAAAGGAGAAATAACGGAATCTTCAATTTTCTTATTAATTTGACGAAACTCTTCTCTGACAATTCCTGTACTTCTAAGTCCACGGGCATTTTCATTTGCTACAAATACTGTAATCTTAGAACCATTTTTGAATTTCACAAAAATATTATTATCGCTTGTGCTCCAATCTGCAATTTCAGCACGTAGCGGTTTACTCCATTCACACAACTCATCTATAATCTTATCCGAAACAATGAGTTTTGCTTGTTTCTTTGTGGCTGATCCTATACGGAACTTTGTACCAGGGTAAAGGATACACCTACAACAAGCATATAAAGCTATAATGAAAGATTTTGCATCATTTCGACTTGCTATGATACAAATAAAGTTTGATATACCCATAAGATATATCGCTAATTGCTGATATAAATAAAGGGATAGCTTAAGATAATCTTGAACAAATCTATGCATATTTCTACGCCAGAACGTACACCATGCAATCATATGTAGTACATTATTCGGATTGCTAAGATAGTGAGTAGATGGGAATTTTTTATATAATTCCATTTGGTTTTTATCAGCGGGATATTGATTACTCATCGTCATCACCACCATTTTCAGGAACATAGAATTCTTTGTCTCTTATTTCACTTCCTGTCATTATATTTTCCATAGGTCTGCAAACGTGGCGTTCAAAATAGTTTCCTATCTCATCATAATCTTCATATAATTTTTTATCCTTATAAAATTCTTCTGGTGTAAACTGTGAAATAGTAGCAAGTGTAACTCCAATAGTCTCATTATTACTATTGTCTTTTTCCTCAATAGTTTTTAATCCAGCTTGTTTAAATGTTTTACTATATTGTTCAACAAGTGTGGCATACTCTTTAGAATCGCCATTCTGTAATGCATGTATTTTTAACATATTGATGTTGCATAAATCTCGAATAAATATTTCCTGATTAGAATCGGCATTTGGATTATTTTTCTTGAGCATTCTCCAATGTTCATCAAGATTTTTATAATCCATTTCAGTAAATCCAACTCCCCATCTATCAACAGCAGAAGCAGAAATAGTAGATTCTTCTGATTTCGCCTGCTCTCTCGAAGTAATAATCTCGTTCTGTTTTTGTGTATAATAATTTTTTAATGAATCAATATAAGTTTTTCTCCCATCACAATTCAGATTTTTCTTTGCTGCATAATGAGAAATACGAGAACGAGAACGATGACCACTATAAGTTTCCATAGAAGCAGTAAGTGCAGCAATATCATAGTTCCAACCTGCCCTCTGACAAAAATCTTTCATTGCGTGTTCTTCATTATTTGAATATAATGCAGTCATTTGTTCAACATAACGATCAGTACACTCCTTACACCAAGGTAAATAACCGCCATTAGCCTGAAACAATACATCATTACTCTTTTGAAAATAAGACTCTTGTTTTGAATAGCCACGACCACAACAAGAACACTTAAAATTATGTTTCTTTTCATCAAATGCAATAGGAGATCTTGGTATTTTTATATTAACATTCGTATCAATAATTGGAGTAGCATTCATGCTTTCAATTATCTTTTCATTTTTTGTTTCTTTTGGCACGAAGCCACACCTCCTTTTATTCCAACATAAATAGGAGAGTAGCAGAAACCACTCTCCTTAAAAATGAGCATAAAAATAACAGCTATAATTAAGCTGTTTTCATCAATTCATTGTTTCTAAATTTTACTTGATGCATTTTAGTTAGCATATTCTTTCGTTCGGTAAATCCCATATTCATCAAAAGTAATACCTGATTCTGTTCTTCCAAGAACAATAACTCTTCATTATGTTCTTTCTTCAAATAATCACGAATTAACTCATTGATTGCAACACCATATTCAGACTTTAATTGCTGAGAAGTTTTACCAGAAACAATAACATTTAACATGTCTGCTTCAACTGCATATTCTGAACGACTTGCATGATGTCCCCATATGCGATAGCACCAAGCGTCAATCTCTTTTGACATTTTCTTATATTCAACTTTCTCAGGATCACGTATTGCAAGCCAATTTTTATTATCAGATACAATCTGTTCCATAAGTATAAAATATCGTCTGCATAACGAACCTGACTCCGTGTTTTCCATCATTGAAACATTCTTTGCACAATCTATTGTCAGAAGATATTCTTTGGTTGTAATGTTAGTATTTTCGGCTTCGACAGTTTTGACGAAGCTAGTAAAATCAATGGATTCGGTAAATAATTTATTCTTATTGCCATCAGATGTCTTAACTACCTTATTAATAATTTTTCGATTAATCCAATGCGAAAAATCTCCTTGTGGCTTATCTAATTGTTCCCACAATAAACGAGCATCAATAGAAAACTGTTCAACATTATTGTTCTCAATTAATACAGGTAATTTCTTTTGATATTTCATTACCAATTCAATTTCTTCTTCGTTACGACCAATACGTTCCAATTCTTTTCTGCTAAATTTAGTAACCATTTAATTCTCCTTATATGTTTGTAAAGCGTCTCACCTTTACTTCTTCCTCTCTGTCGTACACGCATCTCACCGTGTAGCTCATTCGCTGTCATATAAGGTAGAGGACTATTCTCACTTTCCTCAAATTTTCTCTGTCGCTCATTTTTTCAAACAATACAAAAAAGAAGTCACTTCATACGAAATGACTTCTCATAATTTTCAATATTAAATTTCCAATGAAAGTGCAATTTACACACAAACTTGAATAGAGGAATCGAATCTCGCTTATTCCAACGCCTTACCTAATAAACTACTAAAAATCTGTACATTTATTTCTTTCAAATATAAGGTGTGTGGATTTGAACCACATATTCAAGAGCACTATTGTCATAGTGCTAACACGCCCTGTAGGAGTCGAACCCACATCTCTCAGATTTGGAGTCTGATATTCTAACCAATTAAACTAAAGACGTATATAATAAAAGAGCCACCTCATGAAGTGACTCTCTGTTACCATACAAAAAATGTATAGCCTCGCTGTCCATTTAAGTATCAGCTACGTAATGATCTGTAGGAGATTCGGACTCCTGTTGTCGCCGTGAAAGGGCGATGTCCTAGACCGCTAGACGAACAGACCTTGTGGGTGAAAGAGTACCACCCATTAATATTACGGTTCAGATGGATCAGTATTATCTATCTTAATCTCATCCACGGTTATTCCAACATTGTATGTCACATCTGCAATTACACGAATGTTCTCAAATCCAATAGTTTTATCTAATTCTGCGATTGTATTCTGTAATTCATTTACATCTTCGGTAGAATATTCAATAAATGTAACCGTAGAACCTGTAGTAGAAGTAGTTCCGTATATTTCCCAAAGATTCTTTAGCTTTACCTGTGTATTTTTAATTAAAATTTTATACGTCATATGCTATTTCCTTTCTACAAAATAGATTTTATTATTTCAGTACAGATAGTGAGACTTGAATTCACATGGTATTACTACCAGGGATTTTAAGTCCTCTGCGTAGGACGAGAGAGAGTGGTGAACTCTCAGAGATAAGACCAGTATGCATCCTAGTACAAATCCTTTAACATCAGGTTTCTCGCATAATTTATCAGCATAAAGCACTAACTAGCTGATGTTGGATTGTACACATCCAGTTATTATTCAGGTACAAACTAAGTACCCTAAGACACACAAGGTATCCATGCTCTTTTTACAAAAGAATCATATTTGCTCGCTAACCAACACACGAGAAGGAGATTACTACCTGTGTCACCCAAAATATATTGCACTTATATAGTGGCACTCCATTATTTTATTTGTCTTTCCAAATGTCAGACCGCCCAGCAGCCATTCGCTATGTCTATCTCAAAAATTCAGAAAAGAAACTAGCGATAATCCCATTTCGTATAAAAGCCTAATAGACATTGGTTTTCAATATTTAGACTACAGGCTCGAAAGACACTGTAGTACAATTAAGGGTTCTCATTAACACAGAGAAGCACGAACAACTTCTCTTCTAAACATGGGATATACCGAAGATCCTAGATGTTAATAGAAAAGAAGTAGGTCTTATAATGCTACGTGAATAGCAAATGCCAAGATATTTATTATCACACTTATATTTTAGCAGTGAACGCATAGCTTTCTTTTATACTCTGATTCGCTTCCGAGTTTGCAACGCCAATGAGCAGTAGCGGAGGTGTTTTTAGAGTAGCAACTAACTCAATATTTTTATCTCGTGCTTTTATATACAGCCTTACGAGTGGCTGTTGCTCACTTTTATACTCTCTGTTTGAGAATAATTTTTGTAAAAAATCTATCAACGAATTGATAAACCGCCCTTACTCTTATAAAGTGTAAGCAGCTTATATTATATTATTCTCTTATTTTTGGATATTTTGACAGAAAATGTCAGATATGATATAGTTAATTTTAAGGTGCTACCTAAAGTGGTAGGCGGTTAGTCCTTCTCTCGTGAGACTGAACTCACGTTCATTCATAGATACCCTTTCGAGGAAATTAATACGAAAGGAGGGCAACAGTAATGGTTACATATGCTAATTTATTTGCTTATACAATAGTAATCTTTACTATTCTTACGTTTGCGTTTAACAACAATAACAAAAGAAAATAACCGCCCTCGCCAAAGTACGGTTATTTTCTAATCTTAGATATATAGTCAACTTGGGCTAACCGCTTGCTATACGGGTAGCACTTTTTATTATCTTTTCTTGGATTGTATTGTAACACATACGAAGATGGAGTGCAAGAAAAATATTATTTAGAAACAACGGAGGTTTTATATATGGAATCATTTATAGAAATATTAAAAATAATTCTTCCTACACTTATAACAGGTATATTTACCTTTATTGTGACCAAATATAATTATAATAAAAATGTTCCCTTAGATAATATGAAGATTGCATATAATAGAATCTATTATCCTTTGTATAAAATTATAAACAATAATAAAGAAGATTTAGATGATGTTATAAACAATATATCAACTTATATGAATGATTATAATATCAAATATATTGATAGATCCACACATAAATCATATATAATATTAAAAGACAATCCCAATAAATATAACTACAATAATTTTAAAAACAACATATATGATAGAAACTCATATCTACGCAGAAAATTAGGATATCTTGAACCTAATTTTATACAGAGTGTTATGTATTCATCTAAAGATGATAAGTTTATATTCTTCTGTGGCGTAGATGGTTTGGTTATTTATATGTCATTTATGATTGCAGCTTTATTTAATAATAAAGGTGCTGTTTATAAATATGCATTTGTATGCGGAGAGGTATTCTTAGTTATTTTTCTTATTAAGATTATAATTAAAGGGATAGGTATTCTAGGGGTTAGAATTATTAAATTTGGTTGTTATGTGAAGAAGTGTTGGAATAAGAAGAAGTGTTAGACGAAGGCTTCATCGGCATCCTCAGTATCTTCACGGATGACATACATCTGAGTGGTTTCTGAAGATTCATGTCCCAAAAGTTTCTGTGCTGTCTCTAATGCACGATGGTCATAACATACCAGATTGGTCGCACGACTTCTTCGGAAGTTATGTGGAGTCGTTCTACGCCCAACAATTTCAGAAAATTCATTTATGCACCAATCATTAAATGCACTATATCCAATCTGTCGTACCTTTGAACCATCTTTTGTTTTTACGACAAACATATAAGGACAATCATCATCTCCACGCACTTCAAGCCATTTCTTTAATACGTCCATTACATCTTGTCCAAACTGCAATTTTCTAACCTTACCAACGGCACTATGTCCCTTGCAGCGAATCTCATGTGTTTTATAAGAAACAGATTCTACTTCTTGCTCCTTACCATCTTCATCAACAATTGTTACAATTTTCCTTTTAGGCTCATAATTAACAACTTCTTTAAGTAACTGTAAGCTCTCTGCATGTCTGCATCCAGTAGAATATGTAAACTTTACATAAGCTAATTTTTGCCATTCTTCACGTTCAACCAATACAGAACATAAATTGTCCATTTCGTCAGGCGTTAATGGTTCTTTTGCGAAAACCTTACCTGTTTTTGGCACTTGCATCTCAGCAGTTACATAATTACGGAACATAGGATAGTCCTCATCATAGAAATTCTCGATGAATTTATTCAATGCACTGACAGAAGACTTTTTGAATTTAATTGCAGCTTCTGATAAGCCATGATTAGCAAGAAAGTTCATATAGCGAAGAAATTCTTTCTTTCTAATTTCTATGCAGTTTTTGTTATTTAGGTTATTTTTAACCCATACGAAGAATATCTTTAATGCAGACCTATAAGCATGTAAACTATGTGGTGAAAGATGAGTCTGATTACTGAGGTAATCTTCAACCATATTTCTATTAAACTCATTAACCTCTGCCCATTCCTCATCTGTAACTGGATCTAATTTATCTGCTATTTTACCATTCAATAATCTCACTTCCTTTCAAATAAAAAGAAGCGAGATAGTAGTGGACTAAATCGCTTCTTTTTGTTTTTCATATTTTCCTTTATTTTTCCCTGAATAAGTATTTGTTTGAGAATGACAATTTGGACATAAAAATTCTAAATTTGATAATCTATGATCATTATGTATTCCGTTTCTATGCTCTAGTTGCAATACTAATTTCTTGCCATTCCATTCACCAGTATTACCACATTTTGCACAAACATATTTTAATAAATTATTTGAAACTAAGCGTTTTTAAGTCGATCAATATTTTCATAAAATGAATTCTCAATTAAAATTTCATCCATTGAATATGTTGGTCGAGAATTTATTTTAGATTGATGTATTAAAAAATGGTCTGTATTTATTCCTAATTGTTTTATTCTATCCCTTACTTTCTTTCCCATAGATCCGCTTGATCTACTATATCCTAGTTCACTAAGTATGTCTCTTACACTCACATTTTCTTTTACAACTTTAATAAAATCTTCATCAGATATATTCTGAAATCTACTCATAATTTAAAAACCTCCAATTTATTAATCTATTGAAGGTAGAGATAAGTAATTGCTTGTAATTCTCTTTATTAATCTGACTGATTAACCTAGTGGGTGGAGCAGGAGTCGAACCTACGGTGTTTCTCATGTGGGAGATTTACAGTCTCTTGCCCTCGCCTCTAGGCATATCCACCCATATAAAAAGAGTGTGCAGTATACACCACACACTCCAAAGATTCTAATTATTAACTAGCCACATATTGCTAATTAACGCCTAAATAAAGCTTTAATACGCAACATATTGCTAATTAAAATCTTAACAAAACATCAAGTTTATAGATTCTTTTAATACTATTATGAATTGCTTCATATTCAGAAAGTATAGAAGAAAAGCTCTTATTCCATTCAGACATTTCATCAATTTTCTCACCTAAATAATCTAACAATTCTTTCTTAGATACCTTTTTACCATTAATCTCATAAGTTCCAGATTTTACATCAAAATAATAAGTATCATTACCACAACAGCAACAATTCTCACAATCTTCATCGCAGTCATCATCAGTATCTTTGATATTATCAATATACACTTCAAATATATTCTCACCATAAACATGCGACATTATCTTAGAATTGCAATTTTCAAGAACATAAACGGCTTCTCCGCATATATCCTTATATCCATTATTATCTTTTGCAGGCTCACAACCAATTTCATCAACAAATAATGTGATAATATATTCATCTGTATAACCATTGACATTAGAATCGCCGAGTTCTTTAATACTTGAAATTTCAAAACCTCTTTCAGAAATAAGATTTTCAATCAATGTTTTTGCTTCATAATACTTTGCAACAACGACAACATTATTTAAACCATCATACGAAGTCACATTATGATACATTGAATTAACCATATCAGCTAATTCATAAATATCTTTTACAACTATTGTATTTATTTTAATCACGTCCCTTCAGAATTAAAGCTGTTTTACAGTCTTACTCATCTTAAATGTAATCTCGTCATGCTGTGGAGTTACATACTCTTCACCCTTGCGATCTCCCATCATAATCTTTCCTCTACGTTCTGGAACTGTCTTAACCTTAAACTTACCAAGCTTACCTACAGGAACAGATTCTGTAGCATCAGTTTTTAATGTATCTGTAATAACCTCTGCGTATGTATCAAGTATAAGAGCAATATCACCTTTCTTAGCTCCTTCAATTCTTTCTGCGATTGCGTTTATAACTTCATTTTTTACCATAAAAATCTCCTTTTTCTCAATTAATTTTATTTTGTCTTTTTGATTATTTTGTTTTATATTTTTTTGGCAATGTTTTTGAAAATTGCCAAAATAATAAAAGAGGGTAGCGTCCATATAAGGTACACTCCCTCTGATAGTAGCTTTGTAATCCAAATTATGCGTAATATTTACATAATATGTAATTATGCATTATAAATGCATTTTTTACTAATCAAGTTGAATATCATATAAACAAATTAAACCATCTTCACCAATAACAGAAACCGTCTGTTCTGGTCTATTTGTTTTTCTAATAGAAGTAGCGTAATTATCACTACCTGATACGCAACCTGACTGAATTACTTTTGCGTCATATACTGTTTCCATAGCATTAGTATGTCTGTGACCAAGTAACACAATTTGAGGTTTAATTCCAAACATCATTGTAAAATTCTGTACAACACTACTTGGCGAATCTTTGTGTCCATGAGCAGCAAACACATTATTTCCACGAATATTGAACATTGCAATTTCTGGCTCAATGGTATTATCACAAATAGTGATATTTTTTACATTCTGCATTCTTGCCTTCAAATAAAAAGGTAACAGTATGTCCATATTTTCGCCATCTAAAGCCTCTTCCTTTTTAGGGGAAATCCTAGAATGATTACCAGGTGTTGTATATACATAGATATGATTAAAATGATTTGCCATTCTCAATAGCATAGCAGAAATTAACTCTGAAACATATTTGAATTGCTCCATAAGATCCATGTTATTCTGTAATCGAAGATTATTATGAATAATACCGCTGAGAATTTCTCCAATTACAAGATAACAATTTTCAGAACCGTGTTGTCCACGAATATCTAAAATATCAGAAGTAAATTTTTCAATTCGTTTCTTTAAAACATCTTCATCAAAATCATTCTTCCAATTATGTATCTCTATACCGCAATGGATATCAGTGAGATGGCACAGTAAATCAGTCGAACTATTAAACAAAGTATAATGTACTGGAATATTTATTGGCTCAACATTCTCACAAATAATACGCTTCACCATATCAGTGTAAGACTCTTTACGAGCTTCCTGTCTGATAAGTCGATTGTACTCAACCCTCGCATCGGAAAGCTTAATCTTTTCTTTACGCATTTTAATTAACTCAGCATTATCATTATCTTCGGTTTCTACTGGTTCATTAACCCATCCAGCATCAATATACTCGTATAATAATTTACTGCCTTTACGCACTGTATCTCTGTGCTCTAAATCACCATTATATTCAGAACGAAAATCGGCAACATCCTGCCACTCTAAATTTTCGTCTATCTTTTTTCTCTTGAGTAAGTCTAATTGTTCTCTAAGAAATTCATTCTTTTCGATGTCGTTCACCGCCTTACTCTTCAGAATCTTCCTCTACAGGAAGTTCAAATGTAATCTTGAATCCAATCTGGTCGAATGGAATTGCATCAATTACCTGCTGAGATAAATCCTCACCTGTTTCAGCATCTACAAGCTTTAAATCCTTTACAGAAATGTTATCTAATTTAATTGTTTTCTTAGGAGCTGTAATCTTCTCCTCAGTTTCACTAATTTTTATCATCCTTTTTCTCCTTATCAACTAAAATAGGAGAGCAATGTGCTCTCCTTAAATAATTTCATCTAAACTTGTTATATATCCATCTGCAACACCAAGCTCAATTGCCTCTTTTGCAGACAAGTACCAATCTGTAGAAAAGTGTTCTTCGAACACATCATTAGGTATCTTAGTTCTTGATAATACAAAATTACCAAGTTCTTCAATTTGTCTCTGATAATTCAAAATAGCAGCAACAACTTCATCATAATTACCCGCAAATTGACCAGCTCCTTTATGAATAAGGAACTCGGCAGTTGGAAATGTATATCTTTTATGACAAGCAAGATATATAAAACATCCACTTGATGCAGCCATACCTACATTTATTCCAACTACAGGAGTTTCACTAAGCTGAATTGTATCTACGAGACAATTATTTACTTCTAAATCACCACCTGGACTGAAGAATATAACCTTGATTGGATTTCGAGATTCTTTTGGTATATTTTTTTTGTTTATCTTCAAAATTCCATTGCATAATCATCTTTGCATATTCCAATGTCATTGTTGTTATTTCATCATCAATCCAAAGAATTCTGTTTTCATAATTCTTATAAAATTGCAATAATGATGGATCTGGTAACTGTAAATTCTCTGCATTCTGTGGAATAGCAATATCTAAATATGCAGTTTCTAATTTATTTTTATTCATAGGCAATTAAGCCTCCAATTTCATAATATTTCTCTATAAAGGAATAATCATACCCTTCTCAGAGCATTTGACTTTATAAGTCTTATTATTTTTTGAAATTTCTTCTTTTAGATGTTCTTTTAAACAATTCTTTGCTTCAATAGATCCATGTACTAATACAAGAAGATTAGTATTTAGATTTCCACCATATGTCAACAAATCATTAAAATTGGCATGAGATGAAAATGTACTCATTGTTATACAATCAGCCCTATTAGGAACTGGTTTCTTATTAATATTGATTGTTTTATGAGTTTTACCGTTTTTAATTCGGTAACTAAGATAGGAGTCGTTATCTCCGACAAACCCTGAGAAAATAATCATTGAATTAATGTCTTTAAGATATTGTGTTAAATAAGATAGGATTCTGCCATTTGTACAAAAGCCTGATGAAGAAATCACGATTTTTGGTGTATTGTCTAATACACATGCTTGAGAGTCTATTTTCTCTCTAATATATTTTACATTTTTCCAATTATAAACCTTATTCCATAGTTCATAATCATCATATGATAATACATTTTCATATGCATCGCAAATATCACATGTAAGCATAGAGTCAACTACAATAGGTATAGTAAACGCTTCGTCTTCACCAAACAACAGATATAAAGTTGTCAGTAATTCTTGTGATCTTGCAAATGAAAATGCTGGAAGCACGAGAGTACCCTGTCTCTCTAATACAGTATCAATCGCAACCCTTAAATGTTCTACATCAAATTCACGAGTTTTCTTTGATACTCTTGTATTGATTCCATAAGTTGATTCCATAATAGTTATATCATTATAAAACTGTGGGATTTCCGTATTCTCAACATAATGATTCTTTGTTTCTAACGCACCAATATCTGAAGTATAAAGAATTTTTCTTTTTTTTAGACTATCATCAAGTATTAACTGTAACTGTGCAGCTCCAACACAATGAGAGTCCTTTAGCCATTGGAACGCAATTACGTCATCAATTTTATACAAGAAATCATATTTATCATACACTTGAAACAACTTTATAGTATTCCATACATCATCTTCTGAATACAATGGTTCATATTCTCGTCCATATCTTTTAGATAATACTCTCGCTTCATCAGTTACAATAAAAGCACAATTTAATAAAAGATATTTTGCCATTACAGAAGTGGCATATGTAAGAATGATTTTTCCTGTAAAACCTTCCTTAACAAGTCGAGGTAAAAGACCGATGTGGTCAATATGGGTATGTCCAATGAATACATAATCTATTTCAGTTGGATCAAATTTGAATTTTTCAGAATTGACTTTATATGCTTCAAGATAAGAATTGTCTTGATAAAGACCACACTCTAATAAAATCTGTTTTCCACCAAACTTAATTAGAGTCATTGAACCAGTTACATCTGTTGCATTGTTGCCACAAAATAAGATTCCATCATTTTTTAATTTTTTCTTTCCGATGGCTTAGACACCACCTTCCTCATATATTTCGTCTATTTGACGATTGAATTTTTTCTTAACTCATATAAATCCTTTAGAGTTGCTTTATCTTCACTAAGGTAATATTTTGGATGAGAACTTTTACTTTTATGTAATAATCCATCCTTAAACCTACTTGCAAAGTTATAACCTAATTCCTGTAATTTAACAGATTCTCTCTGAGTAATAAGTATTATATTATTCACGACCTTTACTTTATATTTTCTGCAATAGCAGAATAATTCTGATTGAGAGACTCGAACTCCCGACATCTTGCTTACAAGGCAAGCGTTCTACCAACTGAACTAAACCAGAATAATATTCTCACACGGAGGTATAAGAATATTTAATTAATATGAGCTGAGATATTGACTCAATACACTACCATCTATTGCGGTTGGACACAATTTATCACACTGTCGATTAGACAGTAGGTAGCAACAACACCAGTTTTGACATAACTGGCAAACTCTTACCACAAAGCGTTATAGATTTTCTTTTTACACATTCTTCCTTGCGAGATTCATAGGTTGCAGCCTATTAGAGTTGCATATACTTGTACTTTCTCACATAACACCTTGCGAGTGTTATATGTGTCCATATTACAGGACAATAAGTTGTTTTTCTCTTTGCGGTCATACACACTTTTGCTTGTTATTTTCTATCAGTAAATCAAATGATATTTTTATTATTAAGAGATTTTCTTCATTCACCAAAAGTATGTACTTACAAATGGATGATGAGGTGTACATTTAACCATCCGTACCTTTTGAGTACAGCCCAGTTGTCACCATCCTGCTTGGATTGCGATCTCCTTGCTTTTTGATTCTATCCCTGTTTTTCAACTTAAGAGATATTACCAAAATCCTATCAACAGTTATACTTGCGGTATTCCCGTCAATAGTACACAAATCATCCCCACATTTCTGTGTTAATACAGTGCCTATTTCGAGACACCCACCAAATCAATTTGTTTAAGAATCTCGTGCAATGCAATTGATTACATAAACTCATAAATAGTCATTATCAGTTGACCTCTGACCTTAGATATGGCGTAGATTTTATGTGTTTTCCGTTAAACTGTATTATACAGTCGCAGCCTTATAATACGATAAGAACCACTTTATACGTGTCGCCACGCTTATTTTAAAATTCAACATCTTCTGATCCGAAACCGACCAGTCCTATAAAATAGGATAACTCCCACAACAGGATTCGAACCTGTAACTTACGGATTAACAGTCCGTTGCTCTACCATTGAACTATATGGGAAGAGTATCAGTGATTACACCATTTTTTTAATAATGTAACCACCGATATAAGAAAGAGAGGTTAGTTTATGATATATAAACTTATTGATATTATGAAAATGTCCCTATTAGGACGGGATATTAAGAAAAGCTGATTTCATTCTAAATCTGCAATGCCACTCAAAAGAGCAGCAGAGCAGACATACAAAGATTGTCGGTTAGTTTCTTCCATGACAATCGTTTTTGTATCATATCTTGTAAATATTTTACTATATCTACATTTAAGAAAAACAAATATTTTGTAAAAATATGCCAAAAAGCCTTATAAATCAAGGGTTTTCGGAGTTGTATTTTTTCATTAAAATTTCATTTCTCATGATAATATATATTATTTTGATTAAGTTTAATTTCATATGCACATTTAGGGCAATACAATTTAGGACGACCTTTTTTTGATATTTTAATTTTTCTTCCACATCCATTTGCACACTGCTTGTATCCCTTTTTAAAATTCCCTATGTACTGATTACCAATATTTTCAAATTTAATTACCTTATAGGCAATATCATCATCAGTGTCTCCTAAATCTATTTTGATATTAAGATTATTCACTTTTTTCCCAAAATGAATATAACCATTACTATATAACTCATGCAACAATTCTTTCTTTTTATCAGATGAGAGAGTAACATTGGCAAGTTTAAATACTTCTGAAAGACCTTTTGAATCTTTTTTATTTATCCATCCTTCACTATTCATATATCTTGCAATAGCAAATAATGTAAACATAAATTTCTTTTGGCGATCATTTGGAAGAGATTCCACGACTTTTAATTCTTTTTCATAGATAGGAACATACTTAAGTTCCCTAAATAGATTTTTTGATTCTGAATCATATAAATCAATACATGTTTTTTTGATTTTACTAGCATATCTATATTCCTGATATCCTTCAATGTTAAATTCAAGCATCTTTGTCTTGACTGTATCAATTAGAATATTTGGATCTTTACCTCTATCAAAATAATACTTAGCAATCAATGTTATCAGATATCCATTCGAGATATTGTCTGGTTTATTACCAGACGCTAATATCTCTCTAATATATTCTTTTTCATTCAGTATATACAACTTCTTCCTCCATTTCTTCTAAACGCTTAATAATTAGTTCTCCAATACAATCCCAACAAAACTGTCTATTACCTTTATATCCATAAGTCATATCAAGAATGATATTCATACGTTCATCATTATTTGGACATATTTCTTCGGCTTTCTTCTTAAACATTTCAACCATACTTGCACGTTGATAATATTTGTCAAATTCGTCCTGCTTATCAAAGATATCAGTTCTATTTAGTTGTATTCCTTTTCCTTTTCCCTGCTTCTTTTTATATTCCTTAATACATTCACAGTAATATTGTTCAAGTTCTCGCAGAGCTTGTCTGTGTTCTTCTGTACAACGTCTTTTAACCTTCAATGTATTATAATCAAATGAAGAGTCCTTATGTAATTGCGATTTATAGCCATCTAACTGACTTTCAACATATTTACAAATCTGATTCATAGAACAATTCCCTGTACCAACTGGCATTTTTCTTTCGTACCAAAATAGAAAATCTTTTTGTTCTTTTGTAAGGGTATCTTTATTATACAAATCCTCGATAGAACATTTATAGATAGCATAGCATTTAGCATTACTTTCTTTAATGTATTGTTTGTACTGTCTTTTTGTTTCATCGTAAACATAAATCATAAAGTAGGGCTTTCTGTATGCGCAAAGCGATTGCAAATATTTATTTTCTCCGCAAGCACCTAAATTATACCAGTTACTTTCCATTGGTTTTGCAATGATTCCCTTAATTTTGTCCAACTCATTTTGTTGATAGAGCTGACCACATTCTATTCTATATTCTAATTCTTTATATTCAGGTGAATCTTTCTCGAAATGAGATTGAACTTCCATCATAGATGTGACATAATTAGTGATTGTTCCAACTTGATTTCCCATACCTGCTTTATTTGTCTTTTTAACGGCAGCTTCAGTAACAACAATTTTTTCTGCATTTCGCTGGACACATTCGATAGCAGGTAAGTATCTATAACGTCTTTTCATAACAGAATTATTAGTAGAAAAGTTCAGATCCGAGTCCCAATCTTCCCCATTCTCAGCCATACAAAATGAATCCCAACCGTTTATAATCATGATAGTATTCATATATTGATACCAGTACCGACATTCATCCGAATTATTGATATTACACATTCGAATATTATTATGACTTGTCATTGGACTTCTAAAGAGTACAATTTCATCTTCATTTTTATCAATCCAAAATTTTGAATAACATTCATTTGATTTTAATAAACCTGTAACTTCCAGCCCACAAAGAGATTGCATAAGAGCAAATGGATCGCCACTTGCAATCTGATAATTACCATTTACAAATAATTTACCAATCTTCGCATCATTCATTTTTTTCTTGATATATCTATGTACAGAGTCGATTATATATGGATCTCCCAACATATATTCGCTTGTATACAAAGCACGTTGCCATGAATTTACATCAGTATTTTCGTTAATACCAAGAAATTTAACAGTAGAAGAGTAGTCTCCACACATAGCATCTTTTAAATAATTGATTGTTGGTGCGCACAATTCCTCAACATCTTCGTCTGTAAATTCATAAGACTGAAGATATTGGTAATTCAATTCTCTCTGTTCTTCAAGAATATGTGGTGAAATTTTTGTTACAGAAAATCCATATCCACATTCCTTATACGCATTCACATATTGCTCAATATTATCATACGCTCCCCATAATTTAAGAGAAGACTCTGTGACAATCATTTCACATTGACGAATATCTTGTATATTTCCCCAAATATCTTCAATCATATAATTATCATTATTGTATTTTTCAATAAATTCATAAATAGGGAACGGATAGAGCATTCCTTTGAACCATGCGTTTCTCAAGCACACACCGCCAGGAATATAATCAAGACCTAAAGATTCAGCTACTCGCTGCATATATTGTATAGTACAAAGATTAAAACCGTCAGATACATTGTTTTCAAGAGCTTTATCTTTAATAATTTCTCTTGTCGGTTCTTTTGAATCACCACCATCATCGAGTGATATAACATCTGCAAAATATTGTGTAATACAATCTTTTACGACCAAAATTCCATGCGGATCACAAATCGGTTGTGATGCAGAACATGTTAATGCTTTGTAAGCTTCGTATTTTGCAGGAACTAATTTAGTATCTGGATTTCTCTTACATTCACATAATTCATTTAATTTGTCGATGTATTGTGAATTACAGAAAAGAAGAGTGTTGTTTTTTAATCCACCAGTAGTTCCAACAAAGCGTTTATAATTAACACCATTTATGGTAACACCTTTTTTACCAGTCGCTCTTGCAAAATCAGATTTTTTATCAACAACTACCTGCATAAATATCTTTGAAAAATCAATACTCCAAATAGGTTTTTCTAAAATCTTATTTGCCATTATGCGGAACTCTTGAGCTTCAAACAGTGATATGAGTTCCTGATATTTGAAAGCATCTTCTTTGGTAATCTGTAAATCCCAATTAGAATACTTAAGTTTATTTGTTCCAATTTTAAAAATCTCATATTGAGGTACGCTAATACCAGCCATAAACCCTCCTTTTGTTTATTATTAATATTTTCTAAGTTCATTTAGCATAAATTCCACATTATCTCCATGCAATTCAAGTGAAATTTCTTGATAACCGCTATACCATGGATTTGTATAACAACCAAATTCAGCACATATGTCAATGATTTTAGATTGAATTATATTTCGTTTGGGTTCTAAAAATCTTTTCCTTTTAGTTGTATAGCATTCATATATTTTTCCAACTTCATCAGATCTTCCAACCATTATTTCATGTTTTTGAACTGTCGCAGTCAGAATGTAGTCGATGGCTTCTTTGTAATATTTCTTTACTGTTCCATCTTTCTTTTGAAAACAATACACTTTGAATCCTCCTTTTTTATTTACACTTATATATTCTTCAAATGAAATTTCTATTTACAATTATTCAAACCACACAGGAGCTTTACCTATGTCATATTTCTTGCAAATAAGATACGAACAATATCCGTCTATCAATTCATAATTTCTGTCAATTATAATCTTCCCCCAGTTCACCATACTTGATGAATGTATTTTCTTTCTTCCTGAATTTTCTGTAATTGGGTGGAGTAGCAAGAAATTCTTCTCTAATTTTAATTTCATTAATTGGAATCCAATATTCCTTATTTGAACTGTAATCAATATCAAAAAATATTCTCAGTCTATCAATAATTCTCATCTTTATAATCCTCCTCGTCCATTGTTTCGACACGATATCCCAACCAATCTATAAGATAATCAGTACATGGAATACAGTCTCTATGTATATATTGTCCTTCTGAATTTCTCAGATAATCTTGCCCACTTAAAATACCCCCACCACAATAGCAGCATAAGTAATTATATTTCTGATGAAAGTTTGGACATCTTGTAAGACAAGGATTATTGCCACAAATATTGCACATACAAATAACCTCTCTTTTTAATTTTTTATACACTCATAGGAATATCCATCGTTGCTTGTATAGTAAATATGTTTTATTCCTAAATCTTTTATAGCTGCCATACAACTTGGACATGGACGACACATGCCAAACTCTTTATCAAATCTTGTTCTAAAAATATATAATTTTACTTTTTGGAAATTTATATCCAGATGACGGATAGAATTAAGACAATTGATTTCAGCATGTAAAGTCGGTTTAATACCATTCTTATTCCATGAATTTCTATATCTGTTATAATATTTTTGAATAGGATGCGTTTTAATTGTATTACAACCAATTCCTATTACATTTCCTTGGTAAACGGCTATGCACCCTATATGTGTTTTTTTATAATCCGAGATGGTAGCAGCCATTTTAGCTTTTTTAAAATATCTATAATCTGATTTACTTAACATTTTTCTCTAACTCAAACATAGCAGTTCCTCTATCAATACAATCAAGCTCATATTTGTATCTGTCTATATATCTCTGAATAATTCCTCTTTCTATAAGCATTTCAATATACTTCACTAAATCATTCTTGATTGTTTTTATCTCAGAAGAAAACTCTATTTCAATCTGATCATCCATAAGATCTAAATGGTCAATATCTGTCTGTTTAATGTAGAAAGTGGCTAAATAAGATTCTTTCTCTTTATTCCATTTTGCTAAAGCAACCACTGTGTAATTATTATGTAAGTCTACGCTAATACCAACATTAGCAACAATTTCATATCTAAGCATTATCTGCTTCCTCCTTTAAATTCTGTCTTTCTTCACAAGCTCTAAGCTTTTTGTTATAATCTCTAGTTGTACATTCTCTCTTTTTTGTCTCGTCAAACTTAAAATCTGTGGCTATACGACTGGCAATATTAACTCCACAGCCACCGAAATCCGATTCGACTAGCTTGGGATAGCATACAAGCTTATTCTTTCTCTTAAGTTCCATTGTTCTTCTTGCTACATGATTTTCTGTTTCCTTTGTCATAAATATTTGTTCTCCTTGTTAAATAAAATTTTTTGTTCATATCATCGCTCCTTTATAGTGTGATACGGTTTATGTGTTACTTTTATATATTCCCTTATTTAAAAGGGTTTTATTTAAAAATTAAAATATGAGGGTTTGTTTTAAAATGTTATCCTTTATTTCCATTTTTAATTTCTCCAAAAGAGTCAACATGATATATTTCCAACATTTTAGTAATAGCCCACTCAATTTCTTGCTCATAGCCTTCTTTGTTAAGTACATATATATTTGGTACATTTTGTGGTGGTTTCTTTGGATCAGGTTGAACGCTGCCGACTTCTTTCTTAACGAGAAGCGGTTCTTTGTCGCCAATAGAAGATGTGAGATATTGAATACATTGATTAATGGTATCTTTTGACATAGAAAGTTCTTTTGACATAGATTCTATACTTCGCCAAAAAGCTTCTGGTTTGGATTCAGGATTATACATGATATCTTCATTGTCTTTATTTTTTGGACGAACAAATATATAAGAATTAATATAAAGAAACGCCATTAATATATTCTCTTTATTAATACTCGATTCATTCATCATAATAAAATCAAGTTGAGAAGATGTGATTTTTGAGAACTTATCAACTGCATCAAAATTTTCAGGAATTATTTTAATCTCAATACCAGTATCATAAGTTATAGAATCAAGATCTTGTTGAACTTCAATCATTTTGTTATTAATCATATATTCTAGTACATCAAGAATTTCTTGAACTGCTTTCGGTCTACGTTTGTGTGTCTTGTATCCGTAGAAATTTAGAACCTTTCTAAGAGTAATCCAACTATAGTCTTCATAAGACCTGTATTTATCAATAAGAATATAAGTGATATAGAATTTTCGGCTAACTCCATACTTAGTTCTAATATTTCCTTGAATGTAGTCACTTGGGAAACGAGTAAAGTATTCTGTTTTCTGTTGCAATGAAAAATTCCTCCTTGTATGTGATATTTATTTATTCTCCGTTTGAGATTAAGTGGAAGATGAATTTACGAGCGTTCAGTAAAGTAGGTCTGAACCCCTACTTGTTTGTTTTATTTTTGAAATTGGTAGGGGGTGAAACCTACTTTGCCGAACTGAAAGAAGATATATAACATTATTAATAAGACAGACTATTCCGTTTGTATTTCGCTTACGCTACATACAAACTCCATAATTTTTTGATTGATTGTTATTGGTTGATTTAGGTGTATGGTGCTTTGGATTGATACTTTTATTTAGGTACATATACGATGTACCTATATTATTTTTGACCTTGAAACATGTTATTTATTTCTTTTAAGTGAAATAGTATATAACATATTTCTAATATTGAAAACATATATCCAAAGTATTTGAGATTTTCTCTTATATAAGGATTTGATAATTTTCTTATAACAGATTCTCTTGTTCTCTTAAATAAAATTGGTTTTTTCATAATATCATTCTCCTTTGATATATTATTCTCTCTTCAATTGTCTACCTAGAGATGTTCTTTTCTTGCTAACGCTGCGAAAAGACCGCCCTTATCAAAGGGTTACATCTTGTGCTTACGCACATACTATCTTTTTGAGCTTGTTATATAGTTTTTCATACCCCTATCTGTGGGTTAAAAATGAGTTTTTGAGGGTGAATTTCAATTTTTATGTCTTAGGTGATAACTTATAAGGGTATGAGATAAAAGTGGCTAATTTTTTCTGTGAGGTGTGATTTTCTCCCTAAATTGCTTATAATAAGTCCTCCTTAAAATTTATTTTTTTTGTTCTGATGAGAGTGGTGTGATGATTATTTACAATAGATTATTCTCTTAAAGAGATTTAAGTTTTTAAGAATTATTAAATAGAATAGTGAAGAATAATATAAATTTATGCAATAAAAAAACAGACAGCTTAATTGCCGTCTGTTAATTTTTTATATTTATTTGATTTATATTGATAACCAGTTAGATTCTGGTTTTGCAATAAGACGAGCATTATTATATGCCATATCAAGTGTTAAACATGTGTGACCTTGATAATAATTTCCTACTTTAGTTACGGTTAAAGCTAATGACGGAGTAGTATCATCCTCTAAGCATAATGGAAGTAATAACTGAATCTTGTTTTCATAATATTGTGGTATTGCCAATTTATAATTAGCTGATACTCGCTTTTTCATAGTTTCTATTGAACCATTGAGATTGTTAAGAATATTTTTGCTATCTTTAAGTTTTTCGGGAATTCTTTCAATATTATTAATATCTTTCAATATATGTTTATAGTTAATGTTTATTTCGTAGTGCCAATCAAATAATAAGAGAGATGGATCGTCAAAATAATTTGCTCTTGGTGGGCGCTCAGAAATATTCATATTTCCTAAATCATATGATGTAAGAAACTTTAATCCATTTTTGCTTTTATCTTGATATGCGTATATTGGTTGATAGAATTCAGTAAAAAGTCCTGTGTTAAATAGCGCATATTCATTATTAATAATTACATTCTTTTCAGAAGATAATTTTTTATATGTGTGAACCATATAATTTGTAAGAATTTTATTATTAGGGTATGTATCATTAGACCAATTTTCTTTATCTGCTATTTTAATTAGATCTTCTATATAATCATTCCAGTTTACATTGAAATACGCCATATATTCTGCTCCTTTTGTATTTTTAAATGCTTCTGTAAGTATATCATATTTTCTTGATTCATGGAACGGGAAAATATCTGTATCATCTGGCTTGTACAATTTAAATGGATATGATTCATATTCTTGTGATTCAAGTGGTATATATTCTCCTTGTAATTTCGTACATGCTTTTATATAAGCTTCTTGTGGTGTATCAGCATAAACAAAATAAATGTAATCATAAGGTTCATAACAATATGCTGCTGTTGTTGGTATTAAATATGTATTCATTTGTAAACCCTCCTTAGAAATGTGATTTATATAATTTTATATTCTCTTTTTTAAATTTGTTCTGAGATAAAATTCTTTACATGGAATATAAGGAGAAAAATGTATGATTTTGAGTCTATTTTGGATTTTTATATGTCAGGTGGCTAGTTGTTAGGGTAGAAGATAAAAATTGAAATTTGAGCTGTGAGAGTGGATTTTTATATAGATGTGAGAATTGATAATATTATTTATAGTAAATGTGTATGAATGTATATAGATAGTTAATGCAATTTTGAGTGATGTAAAAATCAACCTTGTATTTTGAGTATTTAGGTAAGTAAAAATGATTTTAGGTGTTATTGGTAGGGTGGAATGAAAAGACTGTGTATGAGTGTAATAGAGGGTTTAGATGAGAAATGGAATTTTTGGTATTGTTATAGTAGGATTTTTTGATTGATTGTATTGGATTTGGGGATTCTGGCGTGGTTTATATACTCATCTCTGTGTGGAATGGTTGTGATATTTTTTTGAAAATAAAAAAGACAACCACATTAAGTTGTCTTTTTATAGATAAAGTTATTTATGTTGATTTTTAATAGAGTCATAATTTTCTATTACACGTCTTAGTTTTGTTACAAAATATGAGATATCCGCAAAATAATTAGGATATGCCAATTTTAATGTTTCGAATGAAGATGCTGATACTAATACAACATTAATATTTGAACCTTGTTCAATTTTTCCATACAATTTTGTCGCCGTTTCGAGATTTGAAGACTTAAATGGTTTTACAGTAACAGTCATTTTGTCATAATTGAGTAATATTATATAATATAAATTTTTATCTTTCTGGTTATATTTATTACTTGTGTGATTAATAGACACATTTAATCCACTAAGAGTAGATATTATATTATTTTTCTTATCAAGATACTTAATTTCTGATATTAATTCATCAGCCCATTTAGACGTATTGGGACATATAGGCATTTTCTCTTCTATGGCAAACAAAGAGGATACAAGTGTAAAGAATCTTAATATGTCATAATCTCCTTGACTGGATTTAAGATTGCTTTTTGTATATATCCCCATCATTTCAACAGCAGTTGCCCACATGTGTTGTAATTTTGTACGAAATTGAATTTCTATGAACATATTTTTATTGTAAGTGTCTTTAGATTCACTGTGAAATTGATATACCATATGATAAGATCTATAACCTGATTCTTTAGGATTGGCAATATAATCATATTCACGTTTAAGTATATGTCTTATTCGAGAAAATTTATATCTATCTATTGCGTTATAAACTTGTTCTATAGTGTCAACAATTACTCGACATCCACCTAAATCTTGCATTTTATATAATTGCATCTCAGGAAATCTTTGAATTTTACCAGTTATGGATTCAAGTCGTTTTAATCTTTGAACAACAATGGCATTTGGATTTTTTTGACGAAGATTACTACAAATGACTTGTAATGGATAAGCGTGTGCAGCTCTCCAATTATTTAATATTACCAAAGCTTCTTCTCTTTCTTTAGGAGTAGAAAATGGATCGGCTATGATTTTACCTGCTTTGTTAATCTCAGATTTGGTATATTTAGGTATTTCCCATTTATTTTTATCTTTCATAGAAATTTCCTCTTTAATTTGCTTAATCAATAAATCTATATTGTCAATATCAATTGTATCATTAATTAAAAGAGAATTCATTATATTTATTGAATCTATAGTTTTTTTCATTGTAATACTCCTTTTTGAATTGTATTTTTATATATGTTCACTTATATTTATTCCCTACTTTTGAATTATTGAACATTAATTATTGAACAGGAGTAATATAAATATTTATATGGGGTGTAAGAGATGTATAAGAAATGATATTTAGAATATTGAAAAATTATATGAGATAAAAATGGATTCGGCAATTGAATATTATATGGGTGAAATTGTTATGTTTTTATAGGATGATTTTAAATATGGGATATGTAGATTTAAGATAAAAATTAATGATTATACATTTGGTTCGAGAAATATAAGAAAAACAAAGGTTCTCTGAAGAATTATTTATGAAAATGTAGTAATTTTGAGTGTATGATTATGGGTAAATATAAGAAAAAATAAATGTGTTTTCGAACTTAACTTCGAACTGAATTTTGGGAATTTCGTGTGAATGGAACAGATAGGTGCGCTTACGCACCCTGGGCTGACTGCTACGATGTAAACATGCCCCCTAGTAAATATATAATAATATTGTACTATTATTGTATGTTTTGACGGTATTTGTATATTTTACCGTGGCATCAAATCGCCTGACGATAGTCAGGTGAGGCGATGCCGTGAGCTAATGCCGACAGCTTTTAATATAACAATATAGTTCGAGATATGTCCGTGATACAAAGACAAAATTAAAAATATGTACGCCACACAAAGACACAAGCTGCATTCAATCTGTCCGTCACACACAAACAAAATAATAAAACTGTCCATCTACAACGGACAAGTAAAAAATCTGTCTTTCTGGTGCAAACAACCTTTTAAATATCCAACATAACAATTTATACTTATGTCTTATTTTACTATAATTAATATTATCATGTGTAACAATAGTATCATCAATCAATGATAATTTGTTATTATTATTATTTATATTATCACTCTTGATTCTGTTTATCTTTTCTACCATCTGATCCACATTATAAATATTATAACTAACCTTATTATTATATTTTAAATGCTTGTCAATCTGATATACTTTAATATTTCTATCTATTTATATATTTATTTCTAACTGCCTTTTTATCTGTCTTTTTGTGTCTGCTCATTGCTCTATAAGATCCTTATTAATTATCCTTTTTAACTATATCAATCCGCATTTCACAATTTAATATATCTAAAATCTTTTTCATATCGGCAAAACTAAAATTCTTTTTATTTAATAAACTTTGATATGTTTGTGGTAACATTCCCAGTTTATCACATAATTCTTTTGCAGTCATATTATTATCTGTTAAAGTTTTCTTTATTTCTTTTTTAATTTGTTCATTATCGTTATATATAAACATTCAAAATATACCTTCTTTCTTATTTATACAATATATAAAATATCACTTTTAAAATAATAAGTCAAATTGCAATATCTATAATATAACATACCTTATAAATAAGTAAAAACAAATGAAAAATAATAAAAAATACCTTATTTTCACTTGACATATAAGGCAAAATACCTTATAATATAACCATAATAAAGGTAAGACATAAGGAGGTATAAGCCATGGGCGAGTATATTTCAGTTATTGTTGACGAATGCGGTTCTATCCGTGCATATTGTTCTGATTATTCAGACGATGATATTATGAATATTTTATATCAGCATCCCGAATGGTCGCAAAGATGTATTTCAATTTAAGAGAATAACACTATAAAGGAGGTTACACAATGAAAAAATTATATACATGTTACGAAACAAGCCAGATAATGAGCAAGACAGACTGGCAAAGCTACTACAACAATAACATTGACAAAACAGAATATAACGATTTTCCCGACTGGTGGCATGACATGAGAAAAAGCGGAGTTATAGAAATAGCTTAATAAAATATAAGCAGTGATGGTTTAGCCGTGGGGGATTCAGTTCTCCGCTTGCTTTTCGAGATATTTATATCTCATATATGATCTTTGATAATTACATATATTACACAATACGCTGATTAGTTTCATTATCAATCAGGGCGATATCAAGTCTACAATTTAAAGCGTGTGCAATTTCAATCAGTTCTTTTTCATTAAAATTATCCCGTTTAAATTTATTAGTCATATTGTTTCCAGTTGTTCCCAACTTTTCAGCAAGTTCTTTAATATTGATTTTTCTTTTTAACATTACAATTTTAATATTTTCAGTCATTTATAAAACCTCTTTTCTATTTGATTTGAATATGATTATACATTGTAAGCTATGAAAAGTCAAATATATAAAAGAAATCATACAAAATAATGTGATTTTATATTGACAAATCACACGAAATAGTGTAATATATTATTAAAGAAAAGGATATCAAACGATTTTTAATTTATTAAAGGAGGTTGTCATTATGACAAGATACACATTAAAACAGCTTAAAGAAATGATTAAATCAGGAATAGCAACGGATCTTACAAAGGCATCTAATAAGGAATACAAAGAGTTGATTGCAAATGGCGGTTATACTCAAGTCGGTTTTGCTTCTGGTGTATATGGATGTAATGGCAAGTTGCTCAAGGGTTTAAAGGATGGCAAGTTATACGCCATTACTGCCAGATCATCAGCAATATTTATTTTTTAATCTTACATATTAAAAGCCTTGTATCGTGTGGCATCTGCTACGGCGTACGCATCAAAGCAATGCAAGGCACTACACAATATTTTATATTGTGCATCTGGTGAGGGCTACCGCTTGCGGTAATAAGTGAATATACCCAGATAGTGAGGCGGTTTGAATATATGAGAACTCACGAAAAAAAGACTTGGAAATATTCAAAGCATGTGAACGCTAAAAAATCACTGACAGCTCAAGATCTCAACGCTGTATAAACATTGTGAGACATTAGAAGGTGATTATTGATTAAGCTAACACCTTAATAAAAACAGATTAGCTTGATACGTCCGTAGCCATGTGAACGGAGGACAAGAAACAGACTGGAGGGAGTAAACAAAATACTTCCTGATGGGATGCATAAAGGCATCACGAAACAAACAAGCACGAACGGCGGAGCGTGAGAATGTGAGAGGATAACACAATAAAACCTCAACCGCTTTTATATGGTTATGATGATATAACAGCACTAATTAGAACGGCTTAATTGTTCATTGATAACAGAATATAATAAGGCTGTGTTGTTTCCATTTGAGAAGCGTATAAGCCGACTATTTTATATATTAAATAGTCCGTTGAGTAGATATCTCAATGTTATCAAAAAAATCTAGTCCCGTTGATGTGGGATTCAGGTTTGAAAGTAAATAAGCCCTGATTCTTGATTAAAAGAAGGAAGAGAAGAAAACGTCAAACCGCTTTAAATCAGGCGGTTAGTAAAAAGCAGATAATTTTTATATATTTATAAAGAAGAAATACAGATACATATATAAACATAGATATAAAAGCAATATTTTTTATTGCTTATAAGATGCAAGCAAAAATAACACATGATAAGTATATTACAAAAGGATTTATAAATCAGTCGGGCAAAAGTGGAAATCCCAGGCGGTGGCAAGTAGTAGATTGATTATAAATAAATATGTTTTCCCTGTCTTATCGCCGTTATACAAGCAAGTTGTAAAAGCTGAATGATTAAATAACCATCAGCAAAATAAACAACTTGCTTTTTTGCTTGCATAAATAAGCAATAAAAAAGAATAAAGGAGGTTACATGATGGAAAAATTAAAATATAAGCTATATAAGCAATATAATAATGTACCTTTAATTAAATCAGGTTTTAACGCTTACAGCACAAAAGGCAATACTAAACTGGGAAAACTAATAAGACAAGCACAAAAAGAATTAAAAAATTGCATAGTCTGGTATGAAGTTGTAAACCTTCAGACGGGAACAATAAATATAGTATATGCGGAGGTCACACGATGAAAAAGAAAATATTAACAACTGTATTAATCATTATAATAACGGCTATTGTGTCAATTTTAGTAACTTATAACTTTATGATTTACACGGCTCAACCTGATGTACCTTGTAGCATTACATGGTGCGGATCAGCACATAATTATAAATAAATGGAGGACAAAACAATGAATAATACAATAGCTTGTTACGATTTTAGAATTATCAGATGTCAGGACGGATCAGAAATCATTGACGAAAAACTCAAAACTCCGCTTGATTCTATTGATGGAGTTTTAGCTGCTGAATATCAGAAAGTCCAAGATGCACTTGACATTATACATAAGAAGGAAAAGAAGAGACAGAAAGAAGCATCAGCAAAGCAGAAGAAAGAACGCAACATATTATTTAAAATCGCTTGTTTATGCGGATTAATTACAGCTTAAAACAATACATATAACGGAGGTAAAAACATTATGAAAAAGGAAAAATTCAAGTTATCAGGTGAATATTTTTGTGGAAATAAAGCAAGTGATTATGCTATCAAGAACGGATTCCTTGATTATGCCACACTTGCAAAGAGTTTTGATGCGGTATCTTCAGATATTATATCAAAAACAGATGGAATTATAGGTTACTGGGAACAAGAAAACGGATTTATTGATAATTCAGAAGAAATTGAAGCCATAGAAGATAATATATCAGAACTTGAAAGCAGCCTTGACGATATAGAGGAAGATTCAACAGAATATACAATCATTCAGGAAAAAATCACGGACTTAGAAGAACAGAAAGAAGAGCTTGAAAATGAAAGCGAGCCTGAAATCTTCCAGTACTTCATAATCTCTGAAAGAGGTGCTGAAATCTTAAAAGATTATACAGACGAAATTGTTTTCTATAATGAAGAGTTGGATCTATATGTTTGGGGTGTAACACATTGTGGTACAAGTTGGGATTATGTTCTTACAGATATACCGCTTAATTGTGGATATGATGATTAATAATACATAGTAGTAGAAGGGATGCAGTTTTAAGCATCCCTTTATTATATGGAGGCGATAACTATATTTAAAGGATATTACACAGCAACTTGTTATTATGGACTTGTAGAAGGCTATTATATGCAATTTGAGACAGAAGCAGCCTATAGAGAATATATGGAGGAATAGAAGCATGACGAAAGAAGTCGGATGCTACAATATTACTTTTTGCGGTTTATCTTATGATAATAACATACCTTATGACATGGTTATTATTGAAAAATTTAATAATAATACTTACATAGAAGGAAGTAAAAAAGTACTTTATTTTAGACATGAAAGAGGTTGTATTGTGCCAGTTTTCAACACTGAAAAAGAGGTTGAAAAGTATTTACAATATAGGAATTATGAAAAACTCAAAGTTAAGAAAAGCATAACTATTGAAATAGTATAGGAAAGAAGTCGCAGCTATGGAAAAATTGACATTGAGAATTAAAGCGGATGCATCAGGGAAGTATAAAACTATTGATGTATTAAAGCAGATTAAAGCATCATGTAAGGCAGTTGTGTTCCCTGATAAAACATTAGAGGAAACTTGTCTTGCTGATTTGCGTTTAAATGACAAAAAGGCTATTAAAGGCATTACAGAAGGCTTTCCTGAAACATGGAACAGTGAAACAATGGAATATATAGAAAGAAATTTTACTTTGATTTTTGAATAGAAAAGGGCGATTGATCATATGTCAAGGAAACATGAAAATTTTAAATGGAGTGGTTACAAATACGCACCTGAAAGCGTTGGTTTTTCGCTTAATGGAAAGCATATTAATTTTTCTGAAAATATTAGAAGCCACTTAGCATATTTGGCGATATGTGGAAAAAATGAAGAATTGCTAATTGAATTAAAACGTGCATTACGAGCAGAAGAAAAGAAGTCCTTAATCGTTGGAAAATGTATTTGCTTTTTTAAGAAAGATTCAGATGAATTTTATTACACACAGCAACTTAGATATAATCCTGATAATTTGCATGATGCTTTACGATGCTATAAGGAATGGAAACGATATATATTAAGCAAAAATTGTATTCTTGAGACTGGTTTTACAGTCACAGAAGGAACATTTGAACCTTTTGAAAATGGAAATAATAAACCAAAAGTCAAAACGATTGAAAACCATGTTGATCTTACACATTGTAGATCAATAAATGTAATAAGAAGAAGTATATATTAATATTAAGGAGGACAATTTAATGATGAATATTAGATTAACAATGGAAGAATTAAAAGCACTTATTAACAAGATAGAAAAGGCAGTACCTAAAAAGCCATCACTTAATATATTAGAGTGTATCAGGTTAAAGGCAACTAATAATAAATTAATAGCAACTGCGACAGATTGTGACATTGAATTAAATATCATTCAGGAAATAGAAGTATTAATAGAAGGAACTTGTTATATTAACTTGATGGATATTAAGAAGTTACTGAAGCTTAAAGCGGATTATTTAACAATCAAGCATCAGGAGGACGATGGAAAAATCTATATTTCTACCGGCAAGAAGGTTATTACATTAACTGCAGCGGATTGTGAGGTATTTCCTGAAATTGATTATAAATCATCAGTTTTGACGGATTTTTTGACAATCCAGGCGGATCAGTTAGCGGATATTTTAAAGAAACTTTCTTATTATGTAGAGAATGCGACATTATACAATCACAATGTCATGCTAAATAGTTATAATTTTGACAGAATACATAATAGAATAATTGGATTAGATGGAAAGAGGATCGCAATTAGAAATAATATAGAAGGCTTTAATCCAAACAATAATAACAATGAAGTCAATATACAGAAGGACTTCTATATTAAGTTGGAAAGAGTATTAAAAGCAGAGGAAAACAATTACATAAGCATAATGACAAGCGAAGATAACAAGTACATTGTTATTAGTGGAAAGTCTTTTATTATGGCTATTCAGCGTGTATCAGGTCATTATTTTAAAATTGATAGCATGTTATCAAGGGGTGAGTATTCATTCACGATTAATAACATTAAGGAATTAAAAGAGGCTGCTGATTATGATATTAAGCTCAAAGGAAGTGAAGATAAAAAGCCGTTGATTCTGTCTAATATAGAAGGAATTCTATCTTGTACAATGTCTTGTAATAACGGCGACAGCTACGATATATTAAATGTTACGGATAATGAACTGCCAGAAGGTTACTCAATGGGATTTAATCCGCAATTCTTGTCAGATTTATGTATTACATGTACAGAAGATAGCTTGCATTGTGAGGTAACTAATAATAAGTCGCCTTTATATGTGTATGAGAAAGATTATACTTTCTTAATATTGCCAGTTAATATTATTGCCACACCAGAGGAAATTATAACAGCGATAAAGAAATTAGCTGATGCAGCTTAATAGTAATTAATATAAGGAAGTCTATATTATAGGCTTCCTTTTGTATTGGAGGAAATGATGCAGAAGGAAAAAATAAATCGTACAGAAGAACAGATTGAGGATATAAAAAAATTCATTGTATCTCATGGTTTTAAAAATATGTCGGATTTTTCAAAGGCTGTAGGAATGGAAAGACAGAACATGTCAGCAAGAATCCGTGGAAAATGTAATCCTGATATTATTTTACTTTTGAAATGGGCAGTTATATTAAGATGTGACATTGTGGAGCTAATAGAGTTATTTTATCCAGAAGAGTATCAAAGATATAAGAAAGGATTATATGAATAAAACAGTAAAATATCCGTGTATTAATTGTATTTATTTTGATGCATGTGGAAATACAAACAGAATAGAACCATGTCTGGGAAGAATGACAAAATCAGAGAAGAAAGGGGAAGTGATGGAAAATGAAACTTACACAAAAACAAACAGAATTAATTGAACTGTATAAGCAGCTTGAAAGAGAATACGGGAAAGGAAATGTATTTTTCAGATACATAAATGATTATCACAGAATTAAGTTTGTTATCCATGACACTATTGGAAGTGATGTTTTTACTATTCTTTTTCAGTATAAAATCAGTGGAAGGGTAATTAATGCCTTAGAGGATAAGAGTTTAATGATTGGAAGAGATAATTTCCACAAAGAAGCTGATCCTAACTCATGGAGAAACCAGCCTAAAGAATGGCGATATGTCGGTTATCAAATTAGAACAGAATTATTATAGAAGGAGTGATTTAAAATGACAGAATATTTAAGTGAAGTAATAAATCCTGATAAGCCAGGAAGTTTTATGAAAGATACAAAGGAAAATATTTTACATGATTTAGAGCATTATACACTTGATCCAGTATTTGAAGATTATGGGAATTTTGTGTATAAGCCTACTTGGGTGAATAAGGAAGCGGAGGCAAGATACAGTAAAGGTTGTACAGCTATTTGTGGAAATTTTGAGACATACTCACATGCATTTAGAGTTTATACAGATGATGAAGAACTGATAAAGGAATTTACAGAGGCTATCAGGAAGAATCAGGCAACAGAGGAATATAAGGCAGCTAAAAAGCGATTAGAGGAACGCAGACAGAAGGAACATGAAGAACTTATGGCACGGCTGGAAAGAAATAAGAGAAGATAAGGAGTGATGTAAGTGGAAAGATTAAAAGGATACATTGAAAAGTGGTTAGATGGACAAAAGGTAAGAGGTATTCAAGTATCATTGCTTGATATAAGAGAATGTGTTAGAATATATAATGCAATAGTACGGAATGAAAAACCTGAGTTTATCAATGGTAAAGTAAAAGAAATACTTGATAAATGTAAAATAGAAACAGTTGTAGAAGGGATTGGATGGAGGATTGCATAATGAAAGATTGTAATAGTTGTAAATATTTTTGGTATGATAATTCAACAGGCACTTCTGAATGTGGTCAGTATAACAATATGACAGAGGATGAAACTGATAAGTATTATACAAACGGAGAAGATAATTGTCCGTTCTACAAGGAAAATGTAAATTAAGCAATGAATACAACTTAATAGAGAGAATAAAAAAGCAGATAGCAGAGAATGATATGCCCCCTGTCAAGTAGACAGGTTAAATATCTAAAATGAAGTGTTGCTAAACGACCGTATAAAGTGTACGGTCGTTTTTCTATGCACACCATTTCTCTTTATATTTTTCAATTCGTTTATTTTTAGGAATAAGATACTGTTGTGGTGTTGCTGTAGATAATGCTTCAGCTCTTACCTCTAGTGGCGTTTTGCAATGATACCTGTCTTGTGGTCGTTCTTCACTGTAGAATCTAATATAATCTTTTATTGCAAATCTTAATGAAGATTCATCTGTTATATCGTACATCTGATACATTTCTGATTTTATGATACCCCAGAATCCTTCAGTAGGTCCATTATCTATACAATGTCCAACTCTGGACATAGATTGTTCTATCTTATGTTCCTTAAGTTTCATTTGAAATACCTTACTTGTATACTGAAAACCTCTATCACTATGAAATAATGGTTTAGCTTCAGGATTTGCGGCAATAGCTTTATCAAAGGTTTTAAATACGAGCTCATTATTATTTCTCGTGCTGATAACATACGCAACAGGGTATCTATCATATAAGTCAAGAATGGCACTTAAATAAAGTTTCTTTTTCTCACCTGGAATCTTAAACTCTGTTACATCAGTTGTCCACTTCTCATTTGGTGCAGTTGCATAAAAGTCTCTGCCTAATCTATTTTCAGCTACTGCTTCCGGTGTCGAAGAAGTATATTTTTTCTGCTTTCGTCTAATGACTGAATGAATACCCAACTTCTTCATAATTCGATGTACTCTCTTCGGTTTATAATCAGTATGGTTAAAGTGATTAATCCAAGAGGTCATTCTTCTATAACCCAGGATGTGATTAAAGCGCTCATCGTACTCCTTTATAAGTTCTGCCAACTTCATATTTTCTGCTTCCTGTTCAGGTATCTCACGATTCAACCACTTATAATAGGCAGCTCTTGATATTTCGAGCTGTTTACACATCCAATTAATACTCCAGTTCTTTGTTTCATAGAAAAACTTTATTGCTATAAATTCCGAATTATAGCGAAGTTTTCCGAGCCTCACATCCTTTCGAATTCCTGTACTTTTTTTAACAGTTCCGTTAACATATCCTTTTCTTTGAGTTGCTTCTTTAAACGTACATTTTCCCGACGAAGACGTTCCAATTCGTCTACCTCTTCATCCGTTTTATGACATCCACGCTTATCTGTTAATCCTTCTTCACCTAGTGCATCATACTTTTTTACCCAAGAATAGACTTGATTGTATGAGACATCATAAGCACTTGCAGTTTCTTTATAATTACGATTATGTCCGATACAATACTTTACGATTTCTTTGCGTTCTTCAATGCTTGTTTTTCTTCTTGCTTCTGCCATATAGACCTCCGGTTTTGGACAATAGTCCCTAAGTTCTCTATTGGCATTATACACTGAAATCCATTTTCGTAGTTGGGTTGTAGAAGAAATATCATATTTTACAATCAGTTCCTCTAGTGAACCATAACCACTTATATATTCTTCCACTACTTGAATTTTAAATTCTTTTGTATAACTTTTGTTATATGACTTTTCCTGAAAAGCAGATACTCCGTACTTCTCATATTTTTTTAACCACTCACGGATAGTTTTCTTTCTGGTAGTTCCGAGAGCTATACATATTTCTTCTAAACTACGAGTTCCATTGTGATAGTCTTCACATGCTTGTACTCGCTGTTCTATAGAATACTTAGATTTTCTGGACATAAAAATACCCCTTAAATAGATTTTGGTTATTTACCATGTCTACTTAAGAGGTATCATATCAGAATGTTATCTGCTTTTTTAATTCCAAAGAGAAGAACTGTTTACATGGAAAAGGAGACAATAATTATGGAAGAAAAAGATATTAGAATTTGTCCAGTATGTAATAAGGAAGTAGAAAGAAATGATATGAATTTCACAAGAGATTGTCATGGAATCACTTTTAGATTAGTGTGTAATGATTGTTGGGAAAAATTAAAGGAAAAGGGATATGACGGTCAATATTATAGTGAAGCTGATGAATGTATTGATGAAGATTATTAAGAGGTAATGCAAATGTATAGAAGTGCAATAGTAAACGAACTTGGACATGTAATGTTTTGGTGTGATGAATTACAAGGAGACGAACAGATTGAGTATATATTAAATGGACATCCTGAATGGTCTGTTAAATGCGTAGAAGTTTAAAGGAATATATTGGAGGTATAAGAAATAGCAATTTCAAACGGAAAGGATGGTTGATGATTATGGCAAGATATAAGATGACAATTAACACAGATACATATAAATGCGGAAGATGTAGTAAAAAGAATTGGGAACCTGGCACACGAAATGATTATATGATTGCAATAAACGGAATAACGAGAACTCTTTATAATATGAGAGAAGTAATGTGGCAGCTTGAATTATTCCATGGAAATTCATTTGTTATGTCGGAATACAGTGATGATAACCCAGAAGAAAATTATGGATTATCTGATAGATATATTAAATTTCTAAAGAAAAATACAATCAAATATCATGACAGGCTGTGTGATTTGGATAGACAACAGTATTTATCGGGTTATGGTTGGATGCAGGGTTATTTTTCTATTGGAGAAGTAATGGAAAAATTGAAAAAAGAGGGAACTGTTAAAGTTCCGTTTAGTTGGCTCTATGATATTAGGCAGTATGATAAAGCTATGAATGGTTGCTATATGGAAATAACGAAGATTGGATAAGGAGTGAATAATTATGTTAAAGGCAATAAATATTAAATGGGACACAGACGGAGATATGGAAGTATTAAATGAACTTCCAACAGAACTTATTATTCCTGATGATTTAGAAGAATTATATAAAAGAAAAGAAGATAGAGAATATGCTCTTGAAGAAATTGCTGATTGGTTATCAGAAGATACAGGATTTTGTCATGACGGATTTGAAATTGAGAAGGGAATTACAAGACAGTCTGTTGAGGACGAATTGTTTGATTTCTTTAATGATAAAATGAAAACTGGTGATACGCATGAAATTAAAAGAGTTGGTCGTTATCCTGATATGTATGTCACAGGAGACAACGGAATTGTTATTGATTGTATAGGTGGAAAGCAGATTAGATTGATTATTCAAGTAGATTAAGGAGTGATGAGATATGTATAAAGAAGAAGCAAGAGAAATTTTAAAAGAATTCTTAGAAGATTGTGATAAAACGCAGAAAGCAAAAACAAAAACACCTTTAAGAAAAGCTTTTGATTTAGCTTATAGTGAATTATGTAAGAACAATAATAATCCTTGTTTTAGACAAGAAGAAATTGATAAAGTGTGTCAGGCTATTATTGATAGCCCAGTTGATACATCGAGAGAATTACAAGATAGAGTGTTGAGTATTTTACAAAATAATAGTTATTAAAATAGCACAGTAAACAAGAGTTTCTTTAGAAGAATGGAGGCAGACATGGAAAAAATTGATAATAATATTCAGTTAGCTTTCTTAGGTGGTATGAAAGTTGGATTAGAAGCATTAATTCATGGACTTGAAGTAGTAGCAGAGAATAATAATGGGCAAGTATCATTTGAGTTTGTTAAAATGGTTTCTGCTAGTACGATAGCTGATGTAGAATTAAAATTATCTAGTATAGAGAATGGGAAAGGTCTTATAGATGCTTTAAATAATAAAAGTGAATGAAATGAGGATTTACTGGTAAGATTGGAGGCTATATGATGAAACGTGATTTAGTAGATGAATTGTATAAAATAGCATATAAGCGATATAGGGAAAAATATCCAAATAAAGATTTTGCATCTATTCCCAATTTCTTAGATTCACTTTGGTTTAGTATTGAAGGTGAACTTAATAGAAATGGATACGATGCTGCAAGAAAATATGTAGAAGAAGCAGATTTAATTGTATTAAGGTGAATGGTAAGAATGGAGGAAATATTATGTATCTAAGAAAAATATTAACAGATGGAAATAAGGAATTTTTAGAAAATATGCGTGTTGACTTTGATTATAAGGGAGAACATTACAATGTAAGAATCAAAAGATTACGTGATAACTTCTTTGAATCGTACACAGGAACTTGTTTTGATTATAGCGAAATTTGTAACTGCAAGATTGGATATATAACAGGCGAAGAAGTAACTGTAAGCATTAAAATATTATACGAAAACAATTTTGGTGCTGAATGTGGATGGATTAATACAGAAAATAATGAAAACGGAGATGTTGGATATTACGATTTGTACACCACAAGCGGCTTAGTATGCATGGATGGGGAAACCTGCAAAATCATTGATGTAAAAGAAGACTGTATCGTATTAAAAAATACAGACGGAGAAAGGAATATGATTTTTACATTAACTTATGAAGAGGCTAACATTTGTTGTTTTGAATGTCCTGTTGAATAGAATGAAACGATGATTTACTGGGAAAGAGAGGTAAACAATATGAAGGCAAGTAAGGTAAATGCAATAAATAAAATTGCAATTAAGGGTGATAGAAACGAACCGGTTATAGCAGCTATTCAAAATATTGAGATAAATCATCCCGAATTGTATAAAGAATTGTCAAAGGTTATTGATGTAGAACTGTGGGATGGATATTCTCTTATGATACACGAAGAAATCGAATAACCAATGAATCGGAAATTTCAGAAGGAGTTATTAAATGAAAATAAAATTTAAAGACTTATATATGGATGGAGAAGTCGTAATACTTGACGTAAGCGATATAAGAATGATGACAGGCGATCAGGATGAAACAATATTGATTGAGAATGTCGATGGAGTATTTTATAAGGCAATTGTCATTGAATTTGTTTAAGGAAAGGTAGAAAAGTTATGGATAGGAAAGAATATTTATTAAGACAGGTACTAAAGTTATTTAAGCAACAGAAAGAAAGCCGTTATGTTTTAAATATTGAAGAGATGACTGTTATGTATGATGGAGCTGAATGCGATGGAAGTTGTCTTTGTGATGATATTATGGATGAGCTAGGAATTTACAGCTTAGAAGATATTGAGTATGAGAAATTATAATAATTGAATAATTTAGAGAACATATAAGAGATTGAAAATATCCAGTCTCTTATTTTTTATGGAAAGGTTGTGATGAATATGTTTGATTATAAAGAATTTAAGAAAGAGATGAAAAACAGAGGTCATAAGGTACATAAAAATGGAAAGTATCTTACAATTATTCCTAATAATAATTACGAGGGATATAATAAAGGATTTTTTGTTTGCAACGGATATCGTTGAAGGTTTTGAGGATGTATTAAAGTTCATTACTATGGATCACTATAATACTTGGATATATAGTGCAAAATTTAAAATTATATGATAGAATTAGAATAATAACAATGAGACGTGAATTTATATTATAATTTTAAGGAGGATTTAAAGAATGGGTGTTATTTTTGTGTTATTTGGTATTTGTTATATTATTTTTATGATTATCAAGGAGGAAACTGTTAAGCCAGTATCGAAGGATTTTGATTGGAGGGCAGCGATGATTGATCAGTCAAAAAATAATTTATCACCCAGAGAATATAATCGAAGAATTGATGCTGGATATTATGACAGAAAAGATAAGAAAAATTAAATAGTAACAAAGAGTTAAGCTGTTGAGTAGAAATATTCAACGGCTTATTTTATTTAGGATAGGAGAATATTAAATATGAATAATTATAAGGTAATTGGAAGATTCTACAGCAATGGAGTAAGAATGATAACAGTATTAATGAATAAGGCAGCTTGTACTATGTCCGAAAGAGAATTTAATAGAATTGTAAGTATTAAGTAAATTATTGGATAGGTTCTCTGATGGAGCAAATAATGCAGATATAAAAAGTTAGGAAAGATTGGAGAAAGTAAAATGAAATATGATGATTTTACAAGCGGAGAATATGTGAAAAAAGAAGATGTAATGACATATTTAAGAGTGTTTAATTGGGATATGCCAAGAGAAAAATTAATTGAGAAATTTAAAGGTATTTCATCTATCACCCTTAACGACCAGGATATAAATAAAGTAAAAATAAATAAATTGCTAAATGGTGAATGGAGCAATGATTAATTAGAAATGGATATTTCATAGTGAAAGGTAGGTAAAAAAGAATGGATAAATTAAGAGTATGGTGGATTCCACAAGTAGGTGCAACAGAGGGTGCGTTTTATATTCCTGTAGAAACGATTGAAGAAGGCAAAAAAGTAATGGATATGTTGGCAGCATATGATGCATATCAAAGACAGAATAGAATTAAGCCTGATTATTGTAATTGCGGTGGAGTTCAGAGATGGGACGAAGATTCTCAGGACTGGGAAGATTGGTATATGGAAACAGAAGATGACTACTTTGATGATGTGGATGATTACTGTGAACAGTGTGAAAAGGCAGATGAACTTGAAGAGTTTAGAAATGAATTGTTTAAACAGGTTGATTGGGAAAAGATCGAGAAAATGTCGTAATAAATACGTGATTCATGTGAAAGACAGGAGGACTAAAAAATGGATTTTACAACAAAGAATATGTCACTGAAAGAAAGATATGACATTTTGAATAAGGTTGATTTAATTCCTATTGGGACAATTTGTTATGAAGCAGGAGATTTTACAGAATGGACAAAAGAAATCGTTGTCAATGAAGAAAATCAAAAACGAGTAACAATGTTTTGGAACTGCTTATTCTTTTTTAGATAAAGAACAGGCAGATCATGTTACTGATAAAGCACACTCGGATTATGCAAATTGGTTATATAGCTAACTAAATTCGCATTTCTTTAAAAGATTGGAGGAAATATATGTTTGAATATAATGGATATCATTTTGAGTCAGTAAGAAAACTAAAAGAATCAGAAAAGAAGGATATATGCACATTCTCTAAACATATCAGAAGCGATAGAGAACTTGGGATATGTGATTATGATGTTGATTGGAAAAAACATGATTATAGTTGGAAAGATTTTTATTCAGCAAGTAATGACAGTCAATTAGATATATTCTTATGCAAAGAAAATGGAAAATTATATGTTCCTTGTGAACATGAATTATTTCAGTTTGAAGAAAAAGAACATAAGCTACCTACTGCAAAGAAAATAAAGCGTTGAAGCTAAGATTTCTTGATATGGATGGAGAAAGAACATATGATTGAAAAAGGAACGGAATTTTTACCATATTATATACAAATGATTATTAATTATAGTGGTGGAATTGGATTTGAAAATTATAGGGAACGGAGTTATGGAAATGAGTAGATATATATGTGAAAAGACAAAGGATGAAATCCTTGATATTATTGCGGATGAGTTTGATAAAATAAACAAAGATTATGACAATGCAATGCAGAACGACAATGATAAACTCAAAGAAAGGAATCAGGGTAGATATGTAGCAATGTTTGATTTGTTACATAAGTTAGAAATTTATGAAAAGGAGTGAAGCGAAATGACAAGCATTGAAAAGTCAAAAGAAGATGCACGGAACTTAAATGAACTTACGGATCATTTGATTAAGCTGATTGAATCGGATGACAAGCGGTTCTCATTTGAATTTTGTGTAGGTGGCACAATGGAGATTTACGACAAAGAAAAAGAAATCGGTTATGCAGTTCACATTACACCGATTGAATATGACGAGAATGGAAAAGCAATAAATTTATAAAGGAGACGGAATGAATTACTTAGAGTATATTATCTATCATAATTGTGATAAAGGTAGAATCATTGTACGACATACACAAAGATTTTTCACAAGTTATGAAGAAGCGAAAATTAATGCAAACCATTGGATAAAACAGAATTATCCGAATGAAGATGCAAACAATTTTGAAATATATGTTAAATAATCAAAGGCAGTTAGGAGAATAAATACCTAGCTGCCTATTAAGATATGATATAATAAGAAGGAGCGATAATTATGTTTACAGCAGAAACAAAGATATTATATAGAACACAGGCAAGAGCAGGTAGTGGCGATGGAATAGCAGAAGTCAAAGCAGGTCAGATTTTTAATTTTGATTCAGTAACTATGGAGCTTTCAGATAAAGAAAAAGAATTTCTGGAAAGTTGCAATAAAAAGACATGGACAATGATTCCAGAAGAATTATCCGATCCGACAAATTACCAAAACTTTATTGAATGTGTTAAATTGTTATAGAGGAATATACTCTGAAGATGCAATTGATAGTATGGAAGAAGCGAGTGAGAAACTTGATGAAGTGACTGAGTTATTGAATGAAATAATATAAAAAGAGGCGAGGTATTTAAAACCTCGCCATGTAATTTGTATAAAACTTTTAACAAATCACTTCAATCTACAAAAGTAGAAATTAATTAAAATATAATATAGTAATAAGAAAATGTCAAGTACAGGAGGAAATATAATGGCTTATTATTCCAAAGAAGCATATGAAGGTAAGGCAAGGTGGGCAACCGAACATCATAAAAAAAATGAACAAATAGCAATTGATAATGGTGCAACTAAAGAACAGGCAGAAACAATAAGTAAACTTTGCGATGATAGACATTACATTCACTGTTATTGTGAAAGGGTTTTTATCTCAGAGTCAGAGCCAGCAGATATAATCTGTAAAATGTTAGCAGAAGAAGCATCATATGCTGGAATAAATATAAATGAATATTTAAAGAAAGTAGGACTTGAACCCATTAAATATACATATAGTTTTGTTGATGACACAGAAAATGATTCGACTTATGAATATAGTGAAATGAGCAGGGAAGAAGCGGAAGAAAAAACAATGGAAGTTATGCATCAATTTAATGAAGATATTCTTGATTATCTAAGAAATTTTGACAAGAAGTATGATACTAAATTTACACCGATAGGATATAGAGAAGAATTAATGTAGGAATGAATAATAATATTGTATATATAAACATATTTTGTGATTTTTAATAAATAGAAACAAGTAAATAATAGTTTCATTGGAAAATTCAATCAATATATTGTGATTGAATAATGCACTAACTACAATATATAGTACATAAAGAGATAGCTGTTGGTACGAAATGTACTAGTAGCTATTTTATTTGAAAAAATATCAAAAAGCTAATTGACAAACTAACAAATAGTGTAGGTTCTCCACCGACCAAAGCAAAAACCTACACCATCAGCACTTGAACCGAAGTCCTAGTCATTACATATTATATCGTATTTTCTGGACTTATTCAAGTCACATTTTCCAAACAAAAATTGCGTACCTTGAAAACTGAATAGCAGATTGGCTATCTGTAAAAGCTGTCGTGATGGAGTTGGAATACTCTCGATAGTCTGCGAGCAAATAGAGAATAAAACTATAGAAGGCTATCAACAAATTTATTTAAGAAAGGAAGATACGATATGCGATTAACAAAAGAGCAGAACGAAACAGCAAATCCATTACTTGATAATAGACAACTTAGGGACAAGTGTGTCGGAAGATATGAAGTATTGGAACAGGTAAAAACATTGTTACTTTTACCAGATAATGAAACGGCAACAGTAAAACAAATTGCTGAATATTATTCATCAATCAGGACAGATGAAGAGAAAGCATTGGGTAAGAAAGATATTATTATTTCAGAAGATGCTATTCAAAAAATTTATCAAAGAAATAAAGAAGAGTTTTCCAATGATGGTGTAATGGTTAAAAAGTCTAAGGATTTTTTGAATTGGACAAAGTGTCCAAGTCAAAGAGGAAGTATTACGATGCAATTTGATAATGGAAAGATACTAACAATATCAAATGCAGGAATCAAAGTATTTCCTAAAAGAGCAATTCTTAGAATTGGAATGCTTTTAACTGGATCAGAGGTTAGTTCTGAAATCCGTTCACAGCTTCTTAATATAGAAGAAAAGACTTCAACGGAAATCAAAACAGAAGATATTGAAGAAGAGCAGAAGTTAATGCTTAGTGTCGGAATGGCTGTAGCAAGTGGAGATGCAAATGCGGTTGCTATAGCATCAGCAAATCTTGTAGCATTCAAGAATAGGCATATTGAAAAGTTACAGAATGATAATAAAGCATTAGCAGGTGAAATTCTTTCATGGTCTGATAGAAAGAAGTTAAATGCAGGTGTTAGACAGTTAGCTGCTGTGACAGGTATTCCATTTGGAAATGTTTGGAATGAACTTTATAAGAACCTTCAGTATAAATATGGAATCTGTTTAAAACAGAGAGGTGGAAAACCATTTATTCAGTGGGTAGACGAAAGCGAATGGGAAAATGTTATTAAGACATTTTGTGCAATGTGTGAAGCATACGACCAGTCACCAACAGAAATGTTTCAGCAGACTACACCAAAAATTAGAACCAAAGGAATCAGAGATTTAGAAAAGCTAAGAGCAAAGAGAATATCAAAGTAATTACATAATATTCCACGCTGTATATGTGATGGAAACTGTCTTATACTTTTCCAGTTTAAAGAAAGTAGTTTTTATTAAGATTGGAGTGATGAATATGGCATATATCATATGCAATAATGATAATTACATAAATAGAGATAAGAAAAATCATTTCAATATAGTATCTTCGATGGATAAAGCTACAAAATGGAATGATATAACGAAGGCAAATAATGTTTGTAAAAATAATATAAAGAAATTAGTACAGACATATGGATTGGAAGTAAAGTATGTATCTCAAGAGAACAAGGTCTTAAATCCAGTTGCGAAGCCTATTGAATTAGGATATGATATTCTTGATAAGATCAAAGAGATTTCTACATTCACAAAGGAAATCGAAGATAGAAGATTGTATCTAATGGAAATGGTACATAATATAGACTTGGAAATTGTTGATATTGAACATGCTGCTGAGTTTTATACATTAAATGCTTCTCAGGGATATAAACTATATAAAATGTTGCATGATACACGAATTCAGAGAAGATCATATAAAGACGAACTTGAAAAGATTAACTTGTCATTGGGAACTTCTATAAGAAGTGCAAATATGGAAAATCTCGAAAAGAGCATTGTAGGAATGGAATACAGAAAATATGAACCGAGAGTAAATAAGGAATTATTTGGAGTGTAAAAAGCCAAGTAAACCAAGTTTTCATGTGGAAGGAGTGAGTGATATGAATGACGTATTGGAACAGCGATTAGCTGCAAAGAAGCGAGATTTGGAAAATCAACAAAAATATTTTAGAATTGATATGAAAAACATTGAACAATCAAATTATGAAGACAATGCCATTAACGCATTATTATATATGAAGAAACTGAAAACGGAAATTGCAGAGTTGGAGTTAGTTATGCAGTTGAAAAAGACAAATGAACTCTAGGTTTCAAGTTAAGAAGGGAGAATGATCATTATGCATGTGAATATATTTGAAACAAAATCGGATGAAGAATTATCTGTATTATACGGACAATTTCTTGAAGCAGAAAAAATATCTGGTTTTCCAGATGATAACGAATTGGGGAAAATTAAAAAAGAATATGAAAAAGATTTCGGAGCAAATACTGTATTAATGCTTCAAATTGAATTGACTCATACAATAGCAAATAGATGGTTCATAGAACATAGAGGCAAAGAAATTTAACTTTCCTTTGGATAATTGGAGGTAGAAAAATGGAAAATAGAAATGTAATTGAAACAGTAGTACATATGGCATTAACAAAAAGAGAATTGATTGATTTGATTAATAAATCTTTTCCTGATGAAGAGGTTGGTAATCACGGACAGATAGCACAGCTTTCCACAACAACTATGTCAGATGGAACAAAAATGCAGAACGTTTGCTTTGGTAAGATATTAAAAGTTTAGTGACAAGATGAAAGAAATTGCAAATAAGATTAAGCAATGTAAATAGTTATGGAAGGAGAATATAAAAATGAAATCAGTAGAAACATATTTGTATGATATACAAGATGAATTGTGTGATAAAATCGTGCATCATTGGGAAGATGACCAACGTTTTGCAAATCAAAGAGAAATGCAGCAATATAATTGTGGAATTGCTGAAGCAATGGAGATTATTAGGAACGTATTGGATGGACGTGAATTTAAGAGTCCATTATTGCAGTCAATGAAAGAATGATTTATTGGGAAGATTGGAAGAGGTGATATAAATGGTAAGATATATGGAATGTTCTACATGTGGCAAGTCATTACTTGAAAATTCAATTATTGTTGTAAGAACTGGGTTTACAGATAAATATTGTTCATATGGTTGTGCAGCAATTGGTAGTGGATTTTTTGAAAATATAAAATTAACTGATGAAATTGTCCAAGAACACAAATCTTGTGATGGAAAAGATTGGCTAATAGGAGATTGAGGTGATATAAATGTATGAAGAAGAAATAAATGCGGCATTGATCTCCATACAACAATTTAAAATTGCATATAGTAATGAAAATGGAGTTATAACTGTTGGTGATATTAAAGATTTAATGGCTAATATAGATACTATAGAAGAATGTGTAAGAAAGCAAAAGAGAATCCCCACAACTAATGAAAGAGAATTTGGCTTATTGGGAAAATCAAAAATTGTACATCGGTGTAGTATTTGTGGTAGTAATGTATATTCTACAAATACATATTGTTCTCAATGTGGGCAGAAATTTTGTATGTGAAGTATTAGATTTAATTGAAGAATTGATGAAATGAGGTAATGTAGATGGAAAATAAAAAAACATTAAAATATTTAAACGATATGAAGAATAGTAAAATGCCACCATTTGATAGTCAATATGAATTTTTCTTTGCTACACTGGAAGATTATTATATTGCAAAATCAAATGGTGCAAAGATAATAAAAGAGGAACTTATGGAATGGGATTCTGAAGCACAAAAAGAAATTGTTAATATATTGGCTGATATTATAGAATCTGATGAATTGATTGGCTTTGATAGAAATGATATTTTATCATTGGTTGACTAAATGGAAGGTTTACAGAGTATAGTAACCGACACATTAGCAAGTATATGTGCTATGGCAGATAAAAAATACAAAAGATGGAACGCAAAGAACTACTAAAATAGAAGATTATAGAAGTGGTAAAATTTCACTGTAAATAATGGAGAATTCAAATGGAATCAATTATAAATGAATTGGCAAGAAAAGATAACTATACAAATGATAAGCAGTATAATTCAGGTTTAAGGCTAATAAAAGAAATGGGGTATCGCCATGTTAGTGGAGAACCTGATGTTAAGTATTATTGCATGTGTAATGGGTACTAAGAATTTGTTGGAAAATTGGAAGAGGTGATATAGTGACAAATATGACACTAAAAGAATTGATAGAATATGAAAGCGAATTATGTAGTTTACAACAAGAATATGAAGGTAAACTTACTAAGATATACGGAGAGGCTGATTCCTCAAATAAAAAGAGGAGACTAACAATTGTTTTGAATCTTATTATTGAAGAAAGGCAGAAAGTAAATCGTCAAAAATATAAACCCGTGTAAATGACGATTTCTTTTTGTAATTTTAAGGAGTGATAATTATGGATAGAATGTATCCTTCAGATTTTAATGTATCTGAAAGCAATTCTAATGGGTGTTTTATCAAAATAGATGAATTAAACGATATGATTGCTTATGGTGTATTGAAATTAGATGAAGCAAAATTAAAAGAGTATCATTTTGATACAAGAGTCACTTATAATAAAGAAATATATACAAGAGAACAGGTAATGAACTTATTTGGTAATTTAGTTAGAAGGTAACTAAACCAAAAGAAAAATTGCTTTCAAGCGAAAGAGGTGAATAATAATGAAAGATTTATGTATATTAACGAAAAAAGAAAAATTAGAATTAGAAAGTATTGTAGAAATTTTATTATCTGTTCATCTTGATTTTGAATCCGCTACAAATCCAGACGAAGATAATGATGATTTATGCCAAAATGTAGAGGAAGTAAGAGAACGCATGGAATATGATATGCGGTATTTAGAGAAGGCAGAAACTGTTTTGCGTAAAATTTTACTTTGTAAAGAATTTGATAAATCTGTTTCTGTGCGTGATTTTGAATTGTCTAAATAAAAAATAACGATTTCTTGGCATATATTCGACATAATTTGACAATATAATTTAATTTATTTGTGATATAATTATAGAAAACACAAAGGAGTTAAAATATATGATGTATATGTATCACATGGCTAGAGAGCTTGAAAAAGATTTAAATAAAAAACAAATAGAAGATATAAGAGAAATAGCAAATAAAAGAATTATATTTGATGATAAAATCAAATCTTATACTATAATTATCACAGATTTTATTAAAGAATTATTTGGCAAAGATATAATCAAATCCGCAAGAGTTATTCTCAACGAAGAGAATGATATAATAAAAAGAGATTTTATTGAGGAATATGCTTATGTAATATCTATTTGTTCATATTTTAATATAAATTATGAACAGAAATCTTTCGAGGATGAAAATACCTATATAGAAGTTACTTTTTGTAATGATAAGAAAATTGGATTTTGGGCAAGTAATGATAAAGTTGTAATAGAAGAGTCAGAATATAATTAAATCATTTTAAAGGAGACATATTATGAAGGAATTAGAAATGCCTTTAGGAATGCAGCTAGATGATGCTATGCAACAGTTATATGAAACGGCAAAAGACGGAAATGCTTATTATGCCGAATTTGGAGATAGAAGAATTAACTCAAATATGAGTATAGATGAAGCATACATAACTGTTACTGGAATGAATAGAGTCAACTTTAAAGACTTCCAGAAAAGAGAGCTTGAGAAAATGGAAACCAGAAAAGAAAACAGAATAAAAACGGGACAGTGGTTAAGTAAATAAAAATAGACAAAACACACATATATTGCTATAATTTATTTACATTATTTCTAATACATTTAATGATAAACCTTAACATGCGATGTGCCAGTAATGGAATATTAAAAAGGAGGACATAAGGATGTATGATAAACAAGTAAAAGATGTATTAGAAAGAATTAAAGTACAAGCAGATAAGAAAGAATTTAAGATCAACACCGCTGAAGAGTGGTATTATGTTTCTGGTTTATGGCTTGGGTATGTATTCAAGAATATGAAAGGTGAGACTCTTAAATTAGGAAGAAGACAGGAAGCTATGAGACTTGCTGCACAGAAAGATGAAAAACATTTTAGAGATTTCCTTTGTGGAATTTTTAAAACGGAATATATGAAATTTGATCCAAGTGATAAGGCTGATGGATTGTTTGCGGCTATTGTTAATTATGGATTTGAAGAACCTGAAATAAGTTATGATGGCACACAGGCGTTATCGCAAGGACTTGTTTCAGAATTTTAATTGAATATGATTTAGTGGGAAGCAGAGTTAATCTGCTTCTTTTTTATTACAGAAAATGAGGTGATATTATGGCAACTATTAAAGATTTTATAACTAATAATGAAAATGTACTAATTATAATTGAAACGGCAGAAACAAGAAATACAACAGATCCATTAAGAAAGGAACTTTGGAAAGGCATGTTGTATGATATTCCAAAAGATTTGCAGAATCGAAAAGTAATTCAGGAAGGGTATGGGATTGTAGCTCAGTGTAATATATTAACAATTTTAGAGGAAGGTGATGAAAAATGAGTAGATATAAGAATGGAAATCCAAAACATACAAGTAGATTTATATGTTTAAAATGTATGAATGAAAATATGTTAGCCAGTGGAATTCAGAGACAGAGACAAAGAGAACGAAAAACATATTAAGGATTTATATTGTTTGAAGCGCAGAGAGGTAACGAAGTGTATCGAAGTAAGATTTTGTGATTCTTATGAAGAAATTTTTGAGGCTGCAAAGATAAAAAGAGAGAATTATTACATAGACGAATATGAAAGTGAGGATGCATATGTGTTATAAAGCAGAGGTACAAAAACGAAATGAAGAAAAATTAGAAGAGATATTCTTAAAAGAAAATGTGCCTGACTTTATTCAGGATTATTTCTTGTTGATATCAAGTAGAGCTGCAAGATTGAATTATTGGATAACGATAAGAAATTTATTAAATTGGTTAATAGATAAAAATTATATTGAATGTAGAGTGTTATCCGAAATTACTCCTGAAATATTAGATAAAGTAACTGATTCAAAAATAATTAGATATATGGATTACTTGAAAGAATCTGGAATAAAACTTAATACACTTCTTACAAAGAAGAATCAGATGAGTAGTTTTTGGGAATATTTAAAAATTCATCATTATTGCCTGGATAATATTATTCAGATGATTAAATCTAGTGAATATAAACCAGTTAAAACCAATCGTATGAAAATGGAAAAAATGCCATTATATGAGGATGTTCAAGAAATGATTGAAAAGATAAATCGAAAACCTGATGAATTTATTCGCATAAGAAATGGTTGTGTATTTAGAACATTAAGAGGCACTGGATTAAGAGAATCAGAATTAGCAGGTCTTGATATTAGGGATGTATATCTTGACGAACAATATATAGATAGTAGACATCCAAGACCGTATATACTTGTTATCAGCAAAGGAAATTATGATTATACAGATAATGGAAAAGATATTGTATTTCTTACCAAAGACGCAATTGCAGCATTAACAGAGTGGTTAAAATATAGAGAAACGCTTACAGATATTATTGATACAGAAGCATTATTCCTTAATAAAAATGGTAAACGAATGAATGAAGATAATATTAAAGCTATGTTTAGAATTTATAGCGGTGGAAAATTGACACCACACATGATGAGGCATGAATATACAACTATTCTTACAAGAGAATCAAATGATCCTACTTTTGTTCGAGAACAGGGAAGATGGAAGTCAGATGCTATGATGAATAATGTATATGATTCTGGTGCAAGTAGAAGTGTAAATGTATTAGATAATATGTAACATATGTAAAGGACGATACAGATTATTTTGTATCGTCCTTATTAATAAAAGAAATATTCATATCAATATTAAGTGCATTGCATATTTCTAATAATGCTTCAATAGAAATATTATCTTGATTAAGTCTTGAAGTTAGAGCTGATTGGCTTAAATTCAATTTTTGAGCCAAATCTTTTTTTTTAATTTCCTTTTCAGTTATAATTGTTTTTATTTTGAGCAAGATTTGTTTTGCGTTCTTAACTGTAAATGCATTATCCATTATAAAATTACCTCGCTATTAAGATATATCTAAATTATATAAGATATGTACAAATTAAACAAGATATATTAAAAATATTTGTTAATTATTTTATCTTAAAAAATTAAGATATATCTTGATTTATTAAGATATATAATGTATTATATAAAATATCAAAAGGAACAAACAGAGAAAGGAGGATATGTCAATGGAAATTAATACATTTGATATCGTAAGAGTGGATTTTGGAGATGTTGAATTTGCAGGCGAGCAAGGTGGCATCAGACCAGCAGTTATTATCCAAAATGCATACGGAAATATTTTTTCTGGAACTACAATAGTACTTCCATTTACGACAAAAATAAAACATTTACAACAGCCAACACATGCCCTCTTTGTAAAGGATAAAGATAAGGGGCTAACAGAAGATTCTATGATACTTGGAGAATGTGTTAGACAAGTATCTAAAGAGAGAATAAAAAAGAAATTAGGTAGCATTAAAGACTTATCAGATAGACAGACAGTTAAAAGAGTATATGATGCTAATTTTGGCTCTTTGGAGGTGTAATATGGAATATGTAGTAATGAGTCTTGAAGAGGCTAAAAAGGTTGCTAAAAAAGATGCTATTGTTCTTGTATCAAAGCAGGATCTTGAACATAGAGATTGTAATTTGAATTTCACAAAAAAGAAGTTTTGTGAATGCAAAAACATTCTTGAAGAAGCAGCAACAATTGCAAAAGTGTGTGATGAATTTGCCAATCAATTAAGAGTTTTTTCAGATTTACAGGTTGGAGAATTACCGAAGGGATATTTACACACGATATTATATCCATCAAAATAATGTGGTTAATAACCACATAAATACATATATATTAAACATTGTATTTTATATGTAATGTCCTTGACTACGAACACCTGTTCGGAGTAATATAATGGAAAAGGAAATAAATAAAAAAGCTTGACTAGAAAGTTGGAAGCCGCCTAGTCAAGCACATACAAAATCTATTTCTTGGGGGAAATTGATAGTATGCTTATTGATTATACATATCAATTATATAAAAATCAATGCATTCGCAGAATTTTTCCAAATTTTAACAATTTAATAGTATTTTAATTTTTCTTTGGCATATCCAAAGGTTTATTAAAGTGCGTCAAAAATCAGAGAGGAGTGATTTTTTGTTTATTTTAACAGATGGAAAGAATTATGTCATGGAGAATCCTATGAAGTCAGGTGAGTATATGATAACAACTTCAAGTTCTATGGCAAAGGAATTTACTTACAAACAGGCGAGGTCATTAGTAAAGAACAGCAGAAAGAAGTATTCATGGATTAAGAAATATAATCTTATTGATGTGGATACGGGGCAGAAGTCTGATAAATCTCTTTATTATAGAGGAAACGCAAATGTTTATATAGGAGATGAAAGTAATTTTGACTATGCCTTATTAGATAAGATTAATTCAGAAGCTAATTCCATTTTAGGATTAGCAGGTTGGGACGACAACCAACTGATTACATATAAGAATTTATTAAATACAGAATTGTCAAAGTGTGATAGTGCAGAAAGTGATATTAATCATGCTTTGGAAAAATATAAGAAGATACATAATGGTAAGAAGCCACAAGCTCATAAGGTAGCAAAGATAGGATATTTACTTGATGATATCCGAGATAAGCATAAGAGAATAAAGCAGTGTATAAGGTATGTTCAAGTTATGCAAGATGCAATAACCAAAGGATATAACATTGAGAAGATAAAATTAGAACTCAGTAAGGTTACTAGCGATGATTATAAAGGAAGAACAGAATATTGGAAAATGGCGAATGACATATTGGAGGATTGATTATGGTGATATGCAGAAACTGTTTAATTCCTATGTCGGAAGCCATTAGTTTTCGACCAGGAGAAAAGAATCGACATGATAAATATTGCAAGTGTCCAAAATGTAGAAGAGAAACCAAACATGTTAAAGTTATGAATTCTGAATTAACTTTTGGAGAATGTATGAATAAAGAAATTCAAAAGGTAGGTAGAAGCAATGATTAATGAAGAAATGATGAAGGTTATTAATGGTAATCCTGAGATGATGAAAATTATTAATTCATATATGGAAAATGATATGAAAAAACTTAAAAAAATATGTCATAGAGTTTGGTACGGAAAGTTTGATATGAGTGATTATGATGAGTTATATGATGTTGCGGTCGATTGCCTTATAGAAACATTAATTACATATAATGATGAAAAAGCTCGTTTAGAAACATTTCTTGTAGGAAACATCATGAGAAAGACAAGCACATGGATGAGAGATAACAAATATAGGTTAAAGCGTCAGAATCTTTTAAGAGACGAAAATGGAAAATTGATTCTTGACGATGAAGGTAATCCACAGATTATTATGAATGTCTCGCTAGATATTAATACGGACGAGATAAAAAGTATTAAAGAAAATTTACCTTCAAGAGAGAATGTAGAAAGAGAAATATTCACAGAAGAATATACTGACAAGGTTGAGTTGTATTTACAGCAACTGCCACGAAAACAGGAAAGAGTGGCAAGATTGTTATCTCAGCAATATACAAAGGATGAGATAGTAGAAATATTACATATAACAGTGAACGAATATAACGATTGTTTAGTAGGATTACGCTCCTACAAAAATATTGCCATATTAATGTAGTTAAAGAAGGGAGAAAAATATATGTTAATGCCAGTAAAACCAGTTAGACCACAAACACTTACATTAAAGTCATATTTAGACAAGTTTAAAGAAGGTGATGTAAAAGGTGATGCAGATACTCAAAGAGCAATGGGGTGTTATACAGATAGAATGTTTAATGAACTTGTTGTATCTGTTCTTATAGGAGAATATATTCCACCTTTAATTTTAGGAGAAACGTCAAATTATTCAGAAAGTTATGTTGAAGATGGCTTACAGAGAACAACCGCATTATCTATGTTTAGATATGGTAATAAAGCTATTAGTAAAGATATTACTGACAGTGAAATTGCTTATCAGATTAAAGTTAAGGACGAAAATGGAAATTATAAACTTGATGGTAATGATAATTTCATAAAAGAGTGGGAAATATGTGATATAAAAAATAAAACTTATAGTCAGTTGCCAGAAGAGTTAAAGATGAAATTTGATGAGTACCAGATAGGATTAGCAGTTCATCCTGATTCAACTAAAGAAGATATATCTAGAAGAATTCGTATATATAACGAACACGAAAATATGAAAGCAGCTCAAAGAGCACTTACATATATTCCTACATATGCAAAAAATATAAAGAAAATAATATCTAACAACAGATTCTACAAGGATTGTATTGAATATTCTGACAAGGAATTCACTAATGGATTATATGAAAAAATACTTTGTGAAACGGATATGATTATTTACCATCTTGATGAATGGCAATCAGTAGTTAAAACAATGGGTATGTATATTGAAGATAATGCAAGTGAAGAAGAGTTTGAAAAAATAAATGCTTTAGCAACTAGATTATATAACATTTTAGGAGATGATAAGTATAAAAATCTCTTTAGTAAGAAAAATACATATTTATGGACAGCATTATTTGAGAAATTCACAAAATATAATTTTGAAGATTGTATGTTCATCAATTTTTTGAAAGAATTTAATGAGATTTTAGGTGATAAGAGAATTGATGGTTATGACATAAGTTTCAATGAATATGATAAAAAGAAGAGAACTAAAGATAAGAAAGTCGTTAAGACAAAACTTGACATGCTTGAAAAACTCATGAAGGAATATTTACATATAACAGATGTAACAGAAGATAAGAATGAAGCTACATATAATAAGGGAGAAACACATTCAGAAGTTAGTGAAAACACAACTGAAACAGAGAATAATATAGAGTCTTCTGATAATAAGGTAACAAATGATAATAAATCTGAGCAAAAGACGGGTTGTGATGATGAAATATTATCGTTTGTTAAAGAAAATATCAGCTCAGAATTAACAACTGAAGATGTTGAGTTATATGCAAATTGTGTAGATGATTGTTTCGATAAGTATGAAATTAGTATTACATCACCTTTATATAAAAATTGTTATGTTGCTTTAATTGCACTTATGACATATGCAGCAAATAAAGATAAAGATGAAGAGTTTGAAGAGTGGATTCAAAATTATAAAGACAGAACTAATTTTAGTCCTTCTCAGAAAATTAATTATACATATATGAAGCGTAGCTTTGATGATTACTTAGCAAATAGAGTAAAGGAGGAAATCGTAAATGCCTGATATAACTATGTGTACAAGCTCAACTTGTCAGAATAGGGAACAATGTTATAGAGCTATGGCAAAGCCTGATAAATATCAGTCATATGCTGATTTTACAAAATTATGTGCTGAGAAAGATTATCAGTGTATGTGGGTAATTAAGGATGGAGATGTTCTTATAAGTGATGTAGATAATATTATGGCGAGGTGCTAAAAATGGTTAAATTAAAGAGATTGAAAAATAAGATTAATGATTGTATTGCGGTAGGAGAAGATAGTTTGAAAGTACGCCATTCTCAAGATAATGAATTAATAATGAAAGGACAGTTAATGGCATATAACCAAGTTTTAGGACTTATTGATTTATTAATCAGCGGAGAAAAACGATTGGAAGAGAAAGAGTTATCTCAGAATGCTGCGACCTATGATGAGCTATTAGAAATGGAATGGGACAGTAAGTAATTAGAGAATAACACAAAGAGTAAAATTCTTTGGATTGTGAGGTGAAAATAAATGGACAAAACAAAAATTAAAACAAAAGAGGTGTGGTCAGCTAATAAGTGGTATCTGTTTTTTGGAATTTTATTCGTGATTATGATTATCTTATTGGAGATATGTGCAATAAGACAATTTTTTGTGACAGATATGGAAGAAGCATTAGTGTTGCTCTTTATTTTACAACTGCCAGTTATGATTTGTTTATTATTAACAACGATGATTGGAGATTATATTCATAGAGAAAAATTCAATATCTATTACTGCAAATTAGAAAATGGTATTGATATTGATTATATTAAAGAAAATTATTGTATAGAAGATATAAATGAAAGTTGCGTATTATTTGTAGATAAAAGCAACGATCATAATTTCTGTGTTTGGAAATTAATGCAAGGATATGATTCGCTATATCAAGCGGAAATTAAAATGTTTTTATAACAGTAAAGTTCGATTTCTTTGGAAGAGAGGTGAAAATAAATGGCGTGTGATTATTGTGCATACCGTTATTCTTATGATTGTGGTGATGGTTGGAATTGCCATAAGAATTGTGAAAGTTTTAAGTTGGATTGGGATAGTTTATCTGATAAAGATAAGAAAACTATTCAGAAGATTTTAGATAGAAAGGGAGGCTAACTTATGGAACAGATTCAGGAAAATGAACAGTGGAAGTTAAGTGGCAATTGTGAAAAATGTAGAAGAAGTAATTATTGTTCAACGCCATGTACACGTCATAACAGACGAATAAGAGCAGAATTTAAAGGTCTTGTTACAGATATAATGAATAAAATGACTGGTGGTGTAATGAGGGAAGCTATTGATAAGACGGTAAATGGAATTTGGTAAATTGGAAAGGAGATTTTATATGGGAGTATCATGTGATATTTGTAAATATGGATGTGAACATGATTATGTGAGAAATAATTATTATTGTTCAAATAAGAACAGTTGCCATCCAATAGCAGATTCCCCAATTGTTAAGAATTGTAGATATGGAGAAATAGACCAATGGAAATATGATTTTAAATATAAATCAAATAAGAGTGATAAAAATGTATCGAAAAAACTTATGTATGAAGAATTGAAGAAGATTCTTTTTGGAATTAAGTTAAAAGATATTGATACTATTATGAAAGAAATTAATGAACTACAAGATAAAATTACATCATACAGAGAACCATATAAATGTGAAACTTGTGCTGTTAAAGAGTGTGATGTATATGCATTAGGTTGTAGAGATTGTAGTGGTTGGAAGTAGTAAGAAAACTTCGTTCCTTTGGATTATAAACGGAGAATATAACAGTAGAAACAATTAACAAAAAATAAATATAAGAAAGAAGAGGTACAAAACATGGATGGATTTATGATGTTTAAGAAGGCTTTACAGAAGCACTTCGATGAAATGCAGAAAGAGGCAACACATTTATTTGAGGTAAATGTAGACAAAGATGAATTATGGAATACATATCTTGATAGCTTCCCTGCTGGTACAAATGAGATTTTTAGAGAGCGTAGGGAGCATGATTGCAGTTGTTGTAGACAGTTTATTAAGAATATTGGTTCTGCTGTCACTATCAAGGATAACCAGATTCATACGATTTGGGAACTGAATCTTGGTGACACAACATATCAGCCAGTATGTGATGCACTTGATACTTTTGTAAAAGCTCATACAGTTACAGATATTTATACAACCAAGTTCCCTAAGATTGGTACAGATTTTAACTTTGAGGAAATTAATGGAAAGTCTCATCAGTGGGATCATTTATTCTTAGAACTTCCAAGCAAATTCGTAAATAGAAGTAGTCGTTCAAACGAGGAAGTTAAGGGACAGTTCAGAGACACAAGAAATGTATTTAAGCGTTCTCTTGATGAGATTACTATGGAAGCACTTGATACAATTCTTGAACTTATCAATTCAAATACACTTTATAAGGGCGAAGAGTGGAAAGGTGTACTCACAGAGTTCAAGAAGTATAAGAAGGAATATGATAAGCTGACTTCTGATACTGAAAAGGATTTATATGCTTGGGAGAAGTCGGTAACAGCAGGTATGGCTATCGGTAGAATTAGAAATCATTCTATTGGAACACTTCTTATTAATGTAAGTGAGGATATGGATCTTGACACAGCAGTTAAGAAGTATGAGCAGATTGTCGCTCCAAGTAATTATAAGCGTCCAAAGGCTATTTTTACAAAGAAGATGCTTGAGGACGCAAAGAAGACCATTACAGAACTTGGATATATGGATTCATTACAGAGAAGATTTGCTAATCTGAATGATATTACTGTAAATAATGTATTGTTCTCAAATAAGAGTGCTGCAAGAAGAATGATTGGTGCAGATGATATTTTCGGTCAGATGGAGAAGGATGTTGCTGTAAACCCTAAGAAGTTCTCAAAAGTTGAAGAAATTTCAGCACAGGATTTTATTGACAAAGTACTTCCAACTGCAAAGGAGATTGAAGCTTTTGTAGAGAATAAACATGAGAAGAACTTTGTTTCTATGATTGCACCAGTTAATCCAGATGCTAAGACAATGTTTAAGTGGAATAATGGATTATCTTGGGCTTATTCAGGAAATATTACCGACTCTGATATGAAACAGAATGTTAAAGCGGCTGGTGGCAATGTTGATGGTGTTCTTAGATTTTCTATCATGTGGAACGAAGATGGTCATGATAATTACGATCTTGATGCACATTGTATTGAGCCAGATAAGAATGAAATTTTCTTTAGAAATTGTAGAAAGCCAAGTGTTTCAAGAATGGGTGGTCAGTTAGATGTTGATATTGTTCATCCAGATGGAAAGGTTGCAGTAGAGAATATTACTTGGGAAGACCTGTCAAGAATGAAACCAGGTGTTTATAAGTTCTTTGTACACCAGTATTCAGGAAGCGTAAGGCATGGATTTAGAGCTGAGATTGAATTTAATGGAGAAATTTACAAGTTTGATTACGATAAGTCAATGAGAACTGATGAAAAGGTTCAGGTTGCAGAAGTAACACTCGATGAGAATGGAAACTTCTCAATTAAGGAAAAATTAGCAGGAAATTCATCTATTTCAAGCCGTGAGATTTGGGGTGTAAATACAAATCAGTTCGTTCCTGTATCAGTAATCAGTTATAGTCCAAACTATTTTGACGAGCAGGACGGAATTGGTCACAGACATTTATTCTTCTTCCTGAAGGATTGTGTAAACAACGAAAGTCCTAATGGCTATTACAATGAGTTCTTAAAGAGTGACCTTGAAAAGCACAAGAGAGTATTTGAGGCTTTAGGTGCTAAGTGTCATGTAGAAGATACTGATGATCAGCTTTCAGGAATTGGATTCTCTATGACAAAGAGAGCAGATTTAGTTGTTAAGGTTAAGGGTGCAACAGAGCGTGTAATGAAGATTAAGTTTTAATTAGAAAAGGAGATTATTATTATGACAAACAACGAATTATTTATCAATGCAACAAGAGCAAACTATCAGTTCCCATTCAGAGGAATGATTAACGTAATTGATTTGTGGGCGTTATCTCTCACAAATTTGGACTCAGTATTTAAGACACTCAATGCGGAAGCAAAGAAGTCAGAGGAAGAAAGTCTTCTGAATACCAAATCAAAGGAAGATGAGGAGATTTCTAACAAGATTGAAATTGTCAAGTATATTGTTAGTGTGAAGTTGGATGAGAAAAAGAAGAGAGAAGACGCTAAGAAAAATGCTGAGATGAGACAGAGATTGCTTGAAATCAAGGCTAAGAGACAGGATGCGGCACTTGAAAATATGTCTGATGAGGAGCTGGATAAGGCACTTGCAGAATTAAGTGAGTAATTGTTATGGATATACCATATATAGTATTAAAAATAAGCAATATATACTATATATGGTATATATTTTACATTAGAATGAATCGCACATTTCATGCGGAATTTTGGAGGTTAAGACAGTGATAATTGAACAGATTAAGGACAAATTAAAATCAAAAGAGTATGACTTCCTGAGAACAGATAAGAATTTGGGTAACAATATCATTATCTTAACTCTTGGTGGAAGTCATGCATATGGAACAAATAATGAAGGTAGTGATTTAGATATTCGTGGTTGTGCATTGAATAGTAAAATGCAGATTCTCACTAATGAGAATTTTGAGCAATTTGTAAACAATGAAACAGATACCACGATTTATGCATTTAATAAATTGGTTGCATTATTGAGTAACACCAATCCTAATACAATAGAAATGCTTGGAAATAAGCCTGAACATTACTTTTATGTATCACCTATTGGTCAGGAGTTAATTGATAATGCACATTTATTTTTATCAAAGAGAGCTTGCCATTCGTTTGGCGGTTATGCTAATCAGCAGTTATACAGATTAAATCAGAAAGCTGCACATCAGATGTCGCAGTCTGAATTAGAGAAACATATTCTAAAGACTCTTGAATTTATGCAGACTGACTTCACAAAGAAATATACACCATATGAAGATGATTCTATGAAATTATATATTGATAAAGCTGTGCAGGAAGGTTATGACACAGAGATATTTATGGATGTAAAATTACATCATTACCCATTAAGAGATTATTGTTCTATGTGGAATGAACTTCAGAACACAGTTCGTCAGTATGGCAAGATTGGTAAAAGAAATGAGAAAGCAATTGAGCATGGTAAGATTGCAAAACATTCAATGCATCTCATTCGACTTTATATGATGTGCTTAGATATTCTTGAAAAAGAGAGAATAATCACATATAGAGAAGATGAGCATGATTTGCTTATGGACATTCGTAATGGTAAGTATTTGGATAGCAACGATCAGCCAATCCCAGAATTCTTTGAAATGGTAAATGATTATGAAAAGAGATTGGATTATGCGAAGAAAAACACAAGTCTTCCTGATAATCCTAATTATAAGGCTATCAATGAATTTGTTGCTAGTGTAAATGAAAGGGTGGTAAAAGGTGAAATCTAATCTAAAAATTGAAATTCCATCTGGTGCAAATGAAATTATTCATAGTTTACAAAATAATGGATATGAAGCTTTCTTAGTCGGAGGATGTGTTAGAGATAGTATTCTTGGCAGACCAATTCACGATTATGACATTACAACTTCTGCCACACCAGATGAAATGATGGAAGTATTCAAGGACAAGAGAATTATTGAAACTGGTTTGCAACATGGAACTATTACCATTGTAATTGACGGTGAAGGATATGAATGTACAACTTACAGAATTGATGGTAATTACTCAGATAGTCGTAGACCTGATAGCGCAACATTTACACGAAGTCTTAAAGAAGATTTAAAGCGTAGAGATTTTACAATCAATGCGATGGCATACAATGATGAAGTTGGTCTTGTAGATCCGTTTAATGGCATGGAAGATATTGAGCATTATAAAATCAGATGTGTTGGTAGAGCAGAGGATAGATTTTCAGAAGATGCTTTAAGAATTTTACGTGCTATTCGGTTTGCCTCACAGTTGGGATTTGTCCTTGAACCTGATACAGATTGGCATATTTCTAAAATGTATAAGAATTTGGAGAATATATCTATTGAAAGGATCAATAGTGAGTTCTGTAAAATTGCTGCATCGAGTGATTTCTGTGTACAAATGGTCTTATATCACGAAGTATTCTCGTTGTTCATTCCTGAAATTAAAGATATGTTTGGTTTTCAACAGAATAATCCATATCACTTGTATGATGTATGGAATCATACCGTACATGCAATAGAATATTGTGAATCCGATAATTTAGTAACAAGATTGGCTGTATTCTTTCATGATATAGGAAAGCCACATTGTTATCAAGATGACGAGGATAGTATTAGACATTTTAAAGGTCATGGAAGAGTCGGTGCTGATATGACTGATAAAATAATGAAGCGATTAAGATTTGATAATGACACAAGAGAGAAAGTTGTTGAATTAGTTTATTATCATGATGCTACTTTTGAGGTTGGAAAGAAATATGTCAAGAGATGGCTTAATAAAATTGGAGAAGAACAGTTCAGAAGGTTATTAAATGTTCGTAGAGCTGATATTAAAGCACAAGCAGACATTAATCAGGAAACAAGATTACAGAAGATGGATAACATCGAATATATTTTAGAAGAAGTCTTACAGGATGATGAATGTTTTTCTCTAAAGGATTTAGCAGTTAATGGTAAGGATGTAATGGATACAATGCTCATTAAAAGTGGGAAAGAAGTTGGCTACTGGCTCAATGAAATCTTAACTCGTGTAATAGATGGAAGATTAAAAAATGATAGAGAAGATCTTATTTATTGGATGACTGGTATTACAGATGGTTGGATTAAATATTAAAGTGAGGTGAAATGGATGGATATTATAGAAGAAATTTTGGACAAGTATTTTGATGAAGAACATGAATATTATCATCGTTACAGAGAAGATGAAGAAAATTATTATGATGTCGTGGACGAGTTAAAGCAGGAATTAACTAAGAAGAACATTTCTTTTAAGTTGGATGTTACAGACGCATTTGATTCTCCTGGTTATAAGTGTTCTGTTTTATCAATCGCTTATATTAAACCAAATAATAATTGGGGTTCTATCGAATTGGAAACAGTTTTATTAGAAAGTATGTAAAGAATAATCATATATAGAAATTTCTATCTTGGCGATTCAGCCAAATTTTCCAAATAAAAGTAACAAGAAATATTTTTTTCCTATGGTTTTTAGCAGACGTGCAAATTCCATAGGATTTTACAACAAAATAATATTAAAACGAAAGGATTTAACAGTAAATTCTAGGATAAATGATTGCGCAATCTCTGTAGATTAAAGGATTTTGACAGAGAATAAAGAAAAAAATAATTATTGTGAGTTAAACGTATTGAGCTTATGTGATGGTATGTCATGTGGACACATTGCATTAGAGAAAGCAGGATTTAAGGTTGGTAAATATTTTGCATCAGAGATTAAGGATGTGGCAATTAAGGTAACAAGAGACAACTATCCTGAGACAATTCACATTGGAGATGTGAATAAGATTACATATAAAGATGGCGTATTACATACAGAAGTCGGAGATTTTGAAACGAATATTGATATTGTAATGTTTGGTAGTCCTTGTCAGAGTTTTTCAAGAGCAATGATTAAAGAGAGGAAGATTGGTCTTGAAGATCCAGAACGTTCAGGTCTGTTTTATGAGTGTAATAGAGTATTGAAAGAAGTAAATCCAAAATATTTCCTTATGGAAAATGTAGTGATGAAACCTGAAGATGAAGCCGTTATTAGTGAAATGATGGGAGTAAAACCTATCAGAATCAATTCTTCTCTTGTAGTAGGGCAGCTTAGAGATAGATATTATTGGACTAATATTCCAGGAGTGACAGTTCCAGAAGATAAAGGAGTTACTTTACAAAGTGTACTCAATGATGGATATGTACCAAACGAGAAAGCAAAATGCCTTTGCAAGAATGATTCTCACGGATATTACAACGGCTGTTTTTGGACACCAATTAAGAGATTTCACAGATTCTATTATAAGTCGTTTGGAACAATGGTGTTCCCATCGAAAGAGTATTTTGATAACTGTTTAGAGGTTACAAAGAGAATATTAGATGGAAGAAAATCTTCTGCAAAAATCTATGATGATTATAATGGGCATGATTTTGATGAAGCAAGATATTTGTGGAAAGATGAAAGAGCAAGATTACAAGGTGTGCCAGAAGAATATGTCAAAAATATATCTGAAAAAGATGCTGCTGATGTACTTGGTGATGGTTGGACTGTACCTGTAATCGCACACATTTTCAGTTTTATGAAATTTTAACAGAGAATAACACAATATGAAGTTCGCAGGAATGCGGAATTTCTTCTGAGTTTTCAGAGAATAAATACATATAAAAATAAAGAAAAGAGGTAACAAAATGAGAGAAACATTAATTGTTGTAGACATGCAGAATGATTTTATTGATGGAACACTTGGTACAAAGGAAGCACAGGCGATTATATCAAATGTAGCAAATAAAATTAAGGAGTATAAGGATGCTGGTAAGCAGGTAATTTTTACAAGAGATACACATCCTGAGAATTACTTAGAAACATACGAGGGTAAGCACCTTCCTGTTACTCACTGTGTAAAGAATACTATTGGTTGGCAGATTTCCGATAAGTTAGATTTTGATATTGAGAACGATATTCTGATTGATAAGCCTACATTTGGTTGGTTAAACTGGAAGGATTTTGGATTTGAAAGCGTTGAGATTTGCGGATTATGCACCGATATCTGTGTGGTTTCAAATGCACTTATTATCAGAGCAAATTATCCTGAGATTGATATTACAGTAGATGCAAGTTGCTGTGCAGGTGTCACACCTGATACTCACAAGGCTGCATTAGCAACTATGAAGATGTGTCAGATTGAAGTGATTGGAGAGTAGAATATGATTAAAATTAATGGCGAAATTGTAACAATCAACAAGTTTCCAGATGGAACACCAAGAGTAAATATTGATATAAACAACATTGAGGAAGACTCTTATGATGGGTCTCCTTGTATTTGGATCGAATGGATTTATGAGAGTAACGATGAGATGTTTTATCTGATGTTAGTAAAGAAACATCTTGAAAGATTTTTTACTAATGTGGATTATTATTTGTCTCTTCCATATATTCCTAATGCACGAATGGATAGAGTAAAAAATGATGATGAAGTATTCACATTGAAGTATTTTTGCGATTTTATCAATTGGTTAGGATTTTCATCAGTTTATGTTTTAGATGCTCATAGCGATGTTTCTACTGCATTACTCAATAATTGTGTAAAAGAAAATCCAAAGGAGTATGTTGATAAAGCTATTTCAAAGATTGGTATGAGAAATCTTGTACTTTATTTCCCAGACGCAGGTGCAGCTAAGAGATATTCAGATTTATTCCCTGAGTTACCGTATTGTTATGGTGAAAAGAAAAGAGATTGGAAAACTGGCAAAATCCTTGGATTAGACATTAGAACAAATGGTATTGATTTGAAGGATAAAGCTGTGTTAATGATTGATGATATTATCGCATATGGCGGTTCACTTTATTATAGTGCAGAAGAATTGAAGAAACATGGTGTAACTGAGATTTATGCGTATGCCACTCATACAGAGAATTCAATTCTTGATAAAGAAAAAGGAACATTAATCAAGTCTTTGGAGAATAATACAGTGAACAGATTATTCACTACAAACAGTTTGTTTAATGGTAGTCATGAAAAAATTACAGTTATGGAGGTTTAAAATTATGGATAGCACAATGGCTTTGTTATTATCAGATACTTATAAACAGTGTCATGATCGTATGTACCCAAATGGTTTGACTAAATTGGTGTCGTATTGGGTGCCTCGAAAATCAATGTTAGAGAATCAGAATGAAATGGTTTTCTTTGGATTGCAGGCATTTATCAAAGAATATTTAATGGGATATTTTCAGAAAAATTTCTTCGATTTATCGGAAGATGAGATGTTAACTCTTTATACAGATTCGATGGATGTACAGATTGGTAGAGACAACTATGATTTAGATAAAATTGTAGAGCTTCACAGATTAGGATATTTACCACTTGAGATTAGAGCATTGCCAGAAGGTACACTTGTTCCTATGGGTGTTCCTTGTATTGAGATTACAAATACGGATGATAAATTTGCTTGGCTTGTTCAGTGGATTGAATGTATTCTTCAGGTAGAATTATGGAAACCTTGTTGTCATGCAACTATTGGTCATATGTATCGTGAGATTGCAGATTATTGGTATAACAAGACAACAGACGGATTGCCTGGAAATATGGCTTGCGCAGATTTTGGCATGAGAGGAATGTCTTGTATGGATGAAGCTACAAGATGTTCAGCATCATGGTTGCTTTCATTTAATAAGACATCTACAATTCCAGCAATTAATTATATTGATAGATATTATAATGCCGATTGTAAGAATAATGGTATTGGAATCGGTGCTGTCTCAACTGAGCATTCTGTAATGGGTGCTAATTTCTCAATTGATGGAGATGAGGTTACGTTTGTTAAGAGGCTTTTAACAGAGTTATATCCGAATACATCATTTAGTATGGTTTCAGATACTTATGATTATTGGAATATGGTAAATAATATTCTTCCACAGTGTAAAGAAGAGATTATGAATCATAATGGAAAGCTCTTGGTTCGTCCTGATAGTGGTGATATTGTAGAAATTTCAGTTAAGACAGTTGAAAGGTTATGGGAGATTTTTGGTGGTTCTGAAAATGGTAAAGGTTATAAGGTATTAAATCCGCATATCGGTATTATTTATGGTGATGGCTGCACACTTTCTAATGTAAAAACTATTTGGAAAGAATTAGAAAAGCGTGGTTTCGCAGCTAATAATATTGCTTATGGTGTAGGAGCTTTTTGCTTCACTGCAATCGTTGAAAACGGCAAAATGATTGTTGTTACAAGAGATACTTTTGGTATTGCAATGAAAGCTACATATGGAGTAATTGATGGCAAGAAGTTAATGATTTTTAAAGATCCCAAGACAGATACAAGTCACTTAAAGAAATCTCATAAAGGATGTTGTAGAGTATACGATGATAACGGTGAATTAAAGTGTCAAGATCGGTTACTTGAAATGAGTGATAATAGTTTACTTACTACCGTATTTAAAGACGGAGAATTGGTAAGAGAAGACACATTTGCGGATATCAGAAACAGAATGTACGGAGGTAAGTAATGATTAAAATAATTGATGGAGACTTGCTCACTTCGAACACTGATATTATTGCACACCAGGTTAATTGCAAAGGTGCTTTTAATTCTGGTGTTGCAAAAGCAATTCGTGATTATGACGTGCAAGTATATAAAGATTATCATAGTTTTTGTTCGATTAATACACCTGAACAATTATTGGGTTCTGTTAGATATTTTCAGTCTAATATTAACGCAAGAATATATGCAAATTTATTTGCACAAAAATCATATGGCTATGATGGAAAACAGTATACAGATATTGATGCTTTAAGAAAATGTTTTGAAAATTTGAAATCATATGCAGTTTTAGAAAATATGAGTATTGCAATGCCATATAAAATTGGATGTGTTCGTGGCGGTGCAAATTGGGAGGAAGTACACCAAATGATAGAGAATATTTTTTATGATTGCAATGTTGAATTATGGAGGCTTGACAAAGGATGATAAATGAATTTAGAGGTAAATACTATTTTTTAAGTAACTTTTATTCTTCTCCTGTAACATATGAAGGACTTACATATTTGAATAATGAAGCTGCTTTTCAGTCAGCAAAAACATTTTCGGATAGAGAATGTTTCACAAATTTAGATCCATCATCTGCAAAGAAGCTTGGTAGAAGAGTTCAGCTTCGATCTGATTGGGAAGATGTGAAGTATAACGTTATGTACGAAATTGTAAAAGCGAAATTTACTCAAAATTTAAAGCTCAAAGCAAAGTTACTTGAGACTGACAATCAGTATCTCGAAGAAGGTAATACTTGGGGTGATAAAATTTGGGGAACTGTGAATGGTGTTGGAGAAAATAATTTAGGAAAAATTCTTATGAGAGTTAGAGAGGAGATTAGACATGAGTAATTTTGATGTAAAAAAAGTAACTAATGATTGCGTTCAGTGGATTAAGGATTTTTTTGAGAAGAACGGCAAAGATTGTATGGCAGTCGTTGGTATCTCAGGCGGTAAGGATTCAAGCGTTGTGGCAGCATTATGTGTAGAAGCTCTTGGTAAGGATAGAGTTTTTGGTGTATTAATGCCACAGGGAGAACAGCCAGATATTGATTATTCTCGAATACTTGTAGACCATCTTGGAATCAACAGTTGTGTTGTAAATATAGGCAATACAGTTCGTACTTTAAAGCATGAGATTAAACCACAGTTGGGAGATCGTTGGTCAAAACAGACTTCTACAAATCTTCCTGCTCGTATTCGTATGGCTACACTTTATGCAGTATCACAGACAGTAAATGGTCGTGTCGCTAATACGTGCAATCTTTCCGAAGATTGGGTTGGTTACGCCACAAGATATGGTGACGCTGCTGGTGATTTCAGTCCGTTATCTCAGCTTACAGTAACAGAGGTTAAAGCCATTGGTCGTGAGTTAGGTCTTCCATCTGAATTAGTTGATAAGACACCTACCGATGGTCTTTGCGGAAAGACCGATGAAGATAACCTTGGATTTACTTATGCTGAATTAGATGCATATATCAGAGATGGCATTGAGCCAAATAAGGAAGTAAAAGATAAAATTGATTCAATGCATGAGAAAAATCTGTTTAAATTACAGCCAATGCCAAGTTTTGTGTATCAGGCGTAAATGAAATACTATATATAGTGTTTATAGAAAATTTAGACACTATATATAGTAATATTTTTACCAAGAAACATAGATTTCCTTGGAAGAATAAATTAACAGGAGGTGCAACCTATGAGGAATATTCAGATAAATGACAGAGTGATAATAAAAAGTTCTTGTAACAGCAAGGGACAAACTGGATTTGTTATAGATACATATAATGTAGGTACACAGAAATATGTTATGGTTCAATTAAAGAATAGAAAACAAGGATATAACGTTTTATCAGTAGAAAAAGTTGAAAGTGAGGATAATAAAATGACAGGATTTAGTAAAGTTGCAATTGTAAATTTAGTAGATGGTTATAATCAGAAGGATTATGGATTTGCTTTATATGATGAAGATATTAATGAAATTGTTAAGTACGATACCAATCATCCATTATATCTGATTGTAAATGCAAGAGGAAAGGATAATAGAGTTCTTGGAATTTTAAAAGAAATTAAGACAGTCGAAGAGTATGGTAAAGGTGTAACAGCTCAGGTTGTCGGTGTAGTTAATATGAATGCATATAATGCAAGAATTGATGAGGAAAATCGTCAGAAAGAAATTGCAAAGCAGAAAGCTTCTATTGAGAAAGAGTTAAAGTCTGAGATTGAAAAGATGAATAATATTGCTTTATATGAAAAGATGGCAAAAGAGCATCCTGAGAATCCAAGACTTTCTGAACTTGTTAATGCACTGAAAGAGTTAGGAGAATAATATGGCAGGATTTGTATCAAAGCAGCCAAATGGATTATATTGTAGATTTTCTACTGTCATGGATTGCCCTACATCATGGAATATGACACGAGAAGATTATATCAATATGAAAATGCAGGAAGCAAAAGAAGATGCTGAAGATGTATTAGATAATTATTTGCAGCCATTTGATATGGTAGTGAATATGTATTATCCAAACAATATGAAAAAGGAGGAATTTGATAAATTCCTTGAAGAGACTGGATATAACAAAGGAGAGTAAATCATATGAAGAAGAAAATTTTTGCAGTTGTATTAGGACTAACATTGTGTATTGGAATAACTGGATGTGCGTCATGGGACAGAGCGGTAACAGATATGAAAAGCGATGTAAATGGCGGCATGCAGAGAACAATTACTGTATACACGGCAGATGGTAAAGAACTTGCAACTTATGAAGGCAAGATTGATATTAAAACAAATGATGGTGAATATGTTAAGTTTGATTTTGACGGCAAGAGATATATTTATTACAACTGCTTTGTAGAAAGTATTGCAGATATTAATTGATATTATTCATTATTGTAGGGCTGTTCAATTCAGATTGACAACGACATAAATGTGGATGCTAGTTGGTGATTTATGTGTCAGTGGGGGCTGTACTAGGTTCGAACCCTTTATATGGTGTAAGTGGGCATAACATAATGAATATTTGGAGAATAACATGATAGACAACGAATTACGTCAGCAATATAGACAAGCTGTTGATGATTTGAGAATAGCATTTAAGAAGACTTGTTTGTACAGATTTTGCGAAGAAGTTGTGAAGAGATTAAGTAAGATTTTGAGATAGTAAAGGAGAAGTAGTATGGCAGATTACAAGATTGGTCAGATTTTGACCTCAACAGAAGATGTAGAAATTGAAAAGGCATTATCAGGTGAAAAGGTGAAAATTCCAAAAGGTAATAAGATTATTATTGGTGCAGATAAATTTGCACATCATATCAGAAATGGTTTTATTCAACCTTTAGCAGAAGGTTTAACAGTTGAAGGGTATGACACTACTGGTATCGCAGAATATCTTTATATTGTACTTAGAAATCACTTACCTATTGATGAAATGATGGAAGGTTATGAAATTACTAAGCAAGAAATTATTAATGAAATTGAGTGTGCTTTAGATGAAATTTTATAGACCACAGTAAACCGAAGTTTCTTTGGTGATTTAGGAGGTAGAAAAATGTATATAGCTTACAGAATTGAAACATATGACGGAATTGATTACATGGAGCCAGTTGGCGTTTTTAGAAATAAAAAAGATATGAATGAGTTTAAATTAATATCTCCAAGCAATTTGAATTTTGAAAAAGTTCCAATGGTTGATATGAGAAAGGTATATCCAATTAGATATATAGATTATTGGTATTATAAAGATGGAAGTTGTGGATATTCATGTGGTGTAACCAATTCGTTATTTGTAAAAGACGTTGAGAAATATAATAAAGTATATGTTATTAATGGACATTTAAAAATCACAAAGGTATTAAAAGATGATGAAGATGGCAAAGTGATTTTTGAAAAATTAAAAAAGCTTTCTCCAAAGCTTTTATTAAAAAAAGAAATAGATGAATTGAAAAATTCTGATGAAAATGGTTTTAGAGCAAATAGCTTGTTTGTTCAGATTGATGCTACTGATTTGTTAAATAACATATAAGAAGAGAATAATGAATTGAAAGGAGCGAGAGATTTGCTGCAGCATTAAATCTGGATTTGCTCCGAGTAAAAAATGTTAGAGATTAACAAAATATACAACGAAGATTGTCTTGAAGGTATGAAAAAGATTGATGATAAATCAGTCGATTTCATCTTCACGGATCTACCGTTTTCAACAACCCAGAATTCATGGGATGTGTTAATTCCATTCGAGCCATTATGGAAACAATACGAGAGAATCATCAAAGATAATGGTTGTATTGCATTATGGGCACAGTCGCCTTTTGACAAGAGACTCGCTTGTAGTAATGAAAAGCTATATCGCTATGAATGGATTATCGAAAAGACCAAAGCAACTGGTCATCTAAATGCTAAGAAAATGCCTATGAAGGCACACGAAAATGTCTTGATTTTCTATAAGAAACTCCCTGCTTACAATCCACAAATGACAGAAGGACATACACCTGTTCATTCTTATACAAAACATACAACAGATGGTAACTGTTATGGTGCTACAAAGACTGGTATTTCAGGTGGTGGTAGTACACAAAGATATCCAAGAGATGTTCTACAGTTTAAGTGGGATACTCAGAAAAGTAGCTTACACCAATGTCAAAAGCCTGTTGAAGCGTGTGAGTATTTTATTAAAACCTATACAAATCCAGGAGATTTAGTTCTTGATTCATGTTCAGGAAGTTGTACAACTGCAGTTGCGGCTTTGAATACAGGTAGAAATTACATATGTTTCGAGAAGGACAAGGATATTTTTGAGGTTGGAAGTAAGAGAGTGAGAGAATACATAAATGAGTAACTGTGGCAATAATGACTGTCAATGGCACAAATATTGTGAAAGCGGTTTGATGTGGTATGACGAAGATATAACAGAATGTCGTCATTGGATTAAGCCTAAACTGACTAAGATGAAAAGTATTAAAGTAGCTGAATCTAATTATGATAAGGCAATTAAAGTATTAAAGAGGAACAAAATAGAGTTCAAATAAAATGAAAGGAGACGAGGTTCGTGTACACAAGAAGGAATTCCTTACTCCAAGTAATTAAATGAAAAAATATAATTGTATTATATCACCTATTTTTTATATGGGTAATAAAAAGAAACTTATACAAAAAGGTTTAATCGAATTATTTCCGAAGGGTATTGATTGTTTTATTGATGTTTTCGCAGGAAGTTCAGTTGTTTCAATGAACGTGAAAGCCAATCAGTATTATATCAATGATAATGATAAAAACCTTAAACAGTTGTATGAGTTATTCAAATCTTATGAATCAGATTCAATTATTAATCACATTAATTCTCGAATAGATGAATATGGATTAGCAAGAGAACGTACAAAAAGAAATGAATTTAAAGATAAAGAAAAAATCGAACAGTACAAAAGTGCATATATGCAGTTCCGTGATTATTACAATCAGAATAAAAATACACTCGATTTTTATACTCTAATGTTTTATTCATTTTCACAACAATTCCGTTTTAATAATAAAGGTGATTTTAATATGCCTTGCGGCAACGATTGTTTCTCTGAAAAGAATCAAGAGTATATTAAAGCTGGATGTCAATTCTATCATTCTAATAATGTCCATATATTTAGTATGGATTTTCGTTCAATCCCCATAGATACAATTACAGTAAGAGATTTTGTATACTTAGATCCACCTTACTTCAATACAACAGCCACTTACAATGAATCTGGTGGTTGGAATGAAACAGATGAAAATAATTTATATGATTTTTGTGAAAGGCTTTCAGAGAATAATATAAAGTGGGGAATGTCAAATGTGTTTGAAAACAAAGGTGTGGTAAATCAGAAATTAATTGATTGGTGTGACAAAAATAATTTAAACGTATATACATTTGATAAGTTTACATATATGGCATGTGGGAAAGGAAATTCCAATGCAAAAGAGGTGTTTATAACAAATTATTAAAAGCACAGTAAATTTTGGTTTCTTGGCTTGTCACGAAAACTATACAATATTCAGGACAAACAAGAGAATATAATAACGTAATTATAATTAAAGAAAGGAAAATGTTCACATGTGAGTAAAGCTGCGCAGCTACTATTGGTGAACACATATTGGCATTAAATATTGGATATTTAACATCAGATAAGGAAGATAATGAGTTATATACGCCCTATTATGCAGTAGATCATATCATTAAGTATCTACCAAAAGATAAAATTATATGGTGTCCATTTGATATGGAAGAATGGTCGGCATTTAGTGTGAGATTAAAAGAGTGTGGGTATAATGTAATTTCAAGCCATATTGAAAAAGGTCAGGATTTCTTCAATTACGAACCTGAAAAATGGGATATCATAGTTAGCAATCCGCCATTCTCAATCAAAGATAAAGTCTTAGAAAGACTCTATTCATTCAATAAACCATTTGCGGTTCTTCTACCGCTTAATTCCCTACAAGGTAAAACAAGATATAAATATTTCAAAGATGGTATTCAGATTCTTAGTTTTGATGCAAGAATTTGTTATCACGATAAAGAGCATATGGATTCTGTAGTAAAAGGTAGTCCATTTGCAACGGCATATTTCTGTAGAGATTTATTACCAAAGGATCTAATTGTTGAAAAATTAGTTACATATGAAAGACCATTAGGAGAATAAAGCAGTAGGAAAACCACGTTTCCTTCGAGGAGGTGATTGATTGGATACATCGTGTGAAACTTGTAAATGTAATACCTGTAAGATGAATGAAAATGGTGGTATTTATGGTGGATGCTTTGACTGTGAAGATTGCAAAGAACAAGATTTATACTGCGAAGATTGTTCAATGTATGAATATGACAAATACAGATTGAGTAATTAGGAGAATAACAATTTGAAAAACACACTATTAGATGTAGCTCAGAACTTTGATAAGATGAGTGATTCAGAAAAAGTAGAAGTAAACGATAATGTCAGAAAGCAATTTGGCAACATTATTCATGGTAATCCTCCGAAGACTGAGCGAGAAAAAGAAATTGATAAACTTGCAAGAGAAGAATTAGAAGAGTACAGACGAAAGAAGAAAGCTTTTTATGACAATCCTATCCATTGGAATAACAACAAGCGTAGAAGACATGGATTTCCTGTATTAAGAGGTAGCGTTAATAAATACCGTTTGAAAGAATATCCAGGATTTCATCCGTCTGTACGATTCTTTTGCATGATGGAAGATTTATTTGATGAGATATTGATTACAACTATGGAAGATAATCTAAATTCTTTTGTAGAAGTAAAAGATTTGGCAGTTGGTGATGCGAAGGTATTTAGAGTAAATGGATAGGAGAATAACAATATGAACAAGAGACAGAGAAAGAAATTATTTAAACAGACACTTATTAAGGTGAGAAAACTGCATCCACAGAAAGGTGATGTGATTTGTTTACAATTTGATCTAGAACAACTTTATGTAGATGTAATAGTTGAGTTTGAAAGGGCATGTCTTGATAATCAGATATTTGGTGAAGCAAATATTGCTATTGTTCCGTCAAATATTAAAAAATTAGATAAAGAAGAAGCTCAAATATATATTGATAAGTTGCAGAGTATTGTAGATCAGATAGGAGAATAAATGAATATACAAACAATTGAAGGTTTAGGTTATAAAATCCTCATAACTGAGCATATCACTAAAGATGTTCAAAGAAGAACCCATAAGAAAAAACGTATTAATAAGAAGTGGTTGAAAAGATACGGCATGAAAATTGTACCAGATAACACGAAAATACTGCTAGTGAATAATACACTTATGATGACAGAAAAATGTTATGAAAAACTAAAAAAGCTTAGTGATAAAGATGTTGATGATATGGAAAATTTTTTGAAAAAAGCCAGTAATAAACAATCTCAATAAAGAAGCATTTCTTTTGGAAAGGAGAACAATAAATGGAAAAATTTTCAATAGTAGATAAGATAAATGTAAATAAATTAAATACGAAAATTGCAGAGTTCGTATATAGAGAAGAGCATGAACCTTATATTTTTGCAAACAAAGAGACGCTTGAAGCATTGGTTAAACCGATTGAACAGGAATTAAAATTCGTATCAACAGCAACTGGTGCTACGACTTCGTTTAAAAGTTGTTTTATTGGCAAGTATCAGGATAATAAAATGTTTCAAGATGACACATTAAAATTCGGTGAGATTGAGCTTAGATAAGAGAATATATAGGTGACATTAAATTATAAGGAGATATGTTTTATGAGTAAGAAACAGCAATTTAAAGGTTTGAAATTTAATTATTCTATAAATGGGAAAGGATTGAAAAGTAAATATAAGACAATTGAGGATTTCTTAGATACAGAATTTCCAAAGAACAATAATCCGTTGTCGCCTACTCTTGATACAGAGATTACAGGAATTAAATGGAATGGTAATACTATTTCTATTACCAATAAAATTCATACAGTAAGAGATTTGGTTGACTTATTAGACAAGGAAAATGCAGAAAATGTTTTTATTTCAAATAAAGATATTAGATTACATGAGTTTAAACCAAAACATGACAATCTCATCAGAAAATCCACATATTCCATAGATGAGGTATACGATAAGATTAAAGATGTTTTGTTTGAGAAAGATAAACGACTTGCAAAAGTGGATTTTGATGGAGATTTGATTAAAGGTAACAGCCAGAGATACCAGACTTTTTTCACTAAAGGTTGTAAATGTGTGATTTGCGGAATTGAAGGAAAGTATTTTGCAAAAGAAAAATTTGCAGACCAATTAACATATCATCTGAATTTGTATGCAGTTGATGATAATGGTGATGAAATTTTAATGACAAAAGATCATATTATACCACGCTCAAAAGGTGGTATTGATGATATTAGTAACTATCAAACAATGTGTAAGCTTTGTAATGAAGCAAAAGGTAACAAATTAGAAGATTAAAGAAGAAAGGAAAAATAGAAAAGTTCCTATAGGATAAAGTGCGCACTACTTACTAAGGTAAGAGGAACTTGGAGAACAAAGAAAGAGCATTAGCACATGTAGAAAAGATTGAGTGGATCAGATCGATTGAAGGAGCTGATAATATTGAACTCATTGGAGTTTTAGGATGGGTTTGTATCGCTAAAAGGGGCGAGTTTAATATAGGAGATATGGCTGTTTATATTGAAATTGACAGCAAGTGTCCCGAAACAGATGAGAGGTTTGCATTTTTGGCAAATAAGAAATTCAAAGTTAAGACTATGAAACTTGGCAAGTTCAAGGTAATTAGCCAGGGATTAGCCTTACCATTATCACTTTTCCCAGAATTACAGGATAGAAATATTGGTGATGATGTTACAGAAGCTTTGAAGATTACATATGCTTCAGAAGAGGATACAGCAAGAAAGACCAATAAGGTTGATCCAAATGCTAAATATAAGTCAATGGCAAAGCGTAGACCAAAGTTATTCGCTAACCCAATTGTAAGAAGGATTATGAGATACAGCATTGGTCGTAAGATTATGTTTTTATTGTTTGGTCGCAAGAAAGATAATCCAAAGAAGTTCCCAGATTGGATTGTCAAAACAGATGAGACGAGAATTGAGAATGCACCATTTTATCTTCAGAGTACCGAAAAGTGGATTAAGACTGAGAAATGCGATGGAACAAGTTGCACATTTGCAGTTGATAGATTGAAGAAGGGTAAGAACAAATTTGATTTTATTGTATGCAGTAGAAATGTAAGACAGGCTGATAGAGAACAGGCTTGTTATCACGAGTCAAATATTTATTGGGAATTGGCTGATAAATATGACATTGAAAAGATTCTTACACAGTTTGCAACAGAGAATAATTATAACAGAGTTGTGTTACAAGGTGAAGGAGTTGGTTCAGTTCAGGGCAATCCATATAAATTTATGGAGAATAAGTTATTTGTATTCAATCTGATTATTGATGGTACAAGACTTGGAACTGTAGAAATGGCTGATTTCTGTAAGAGTCATGGATTAACAAGTGTGCCAATTATTGATACGGCTTATGAGTTACCTAAGACTATGGAAGAGATGAAACTTGAAGCTGATGGATATAGTGAATTAAATCCAAAGGTTAAGAGAGAGGGTTTTGTATACAGAGATATTTCAGGGCAAAAAAGTTTTAAAAATGTTTCGAGAGAATATTTATTAAAACATAACGGATAGGAGTTATTTATGAATAAACCTACACTATGGATCATGTGTGGCTTGAGTGGTAGTGGCAAATCAACCATTGCCATTCAGATTGCCAATGAGAATTCAAATACAATAATCGTATCATCAGATGCAATTCGTGAAGAATTGACTGGTAATTATGAAGATCAAGAACACAATGAAGAAGTGTTTAAAATTTTTCACGATAGAATCCGCAAGAATTTAGAAAATAAAAAGAATGTAATTGCAGATGCAACTAACCTGACTATGAAATCTCGCAGAGCAATTATGATGAAAGTAAATGGTTTAAATGTTAGAAAAGTGTGTGTGATTATTCCAAAGCCATTTGAGCAGTGCAAAGAAGATAATTTACATAGAGAATATCCTGTACCTGACTTTGTGTTGGATAAGCAGATTATGAAATTTCAGATCCCATTCAAGGAAGAGGGTTTTAATGAAATTGTTTTTTCCAATTTATTAAATGATTACGAACCAAATGATATTCCAGATATGAGAGGATTTGATCAGAAAAATCCACATCACACAATGGATTTATTTGAACATTGTAAATATGCATCAAGATTATTTTCTACAAAATATGCTTATCCTGCAAGATTCAGAATAGGTGCTTTATATCATGATTTGGGTAAATTGAGTACACAAACATTTGATGAAGATGGGATAGCTCATTATTATCAGCATCATTGTTATGGTTCATATCAATATATGACAGCTATGTACCATGTTGATTCTGATGTTGTTTTAGATACATGTTTCCTCATCAATTACCATATGATGCCCTTTAATTGGGATACTGATAAAGCAAAGCAGCGTTGGAAAGAAAGATTTGGAGAATATAAATATAAGATACTTTTAGATTTCAATGAATGTGATAAAGCGAGGTAAGTGTATGTGTAACCGTTGTGATTATGACTCACCTGATAATCAGATATATGTAGATCCATTGACGAATGAATATTACTTGGATATAGAAACATCTGAATGGGATGAGTATGATGATGGATTTGTTCATCAAAAAGAATATATTGCGTATTGTCCTTATTGTGGAAGAAAATTAAGAGGAAAGAAAAATAGTACAGAAACAGAAACGAATTGAGTTATTCGAGAATGAGGATGTTATTTTAGAGCAGCGTGGTAACAGATATTATTTGTCTCTATACGATAAGAAAGGAAATTTCCAGAGAGAAGTAACTATTGATGTTAAAGATGATTATAAAGTTGGACTTGGGAATTGTAAGTAAAGGAGATTACTATGGCAGTATTTAAAAATTTCAAAGATGATGAGTTGATCGTAAGCTGTAAATGTGGATGTGATAAAGGTATTCACCTTAAGATTCATGATTATGAAGATGGCGACTATGCCTTCTTAACATATACAAACGGTAATTTTTATACTCAGCAAAGACCATTTTTTGAGAAGTTGAAAAAAATTTGGGCGATTATTTGGAATAAGGATTTTTATTATTCCGATATTGTGCTTACAAAGGAAGATTTTAAAGAGTTTAAGGAATGGGTTGATAGAAAGTAGATTAATTAATATGAAAGCAGTTTATATACATAAAATATATTTACATTTAAAAATAAACGGAATATGGAAATATGCAGATAGTGCTGGTGGCAGATATGTCTATTTATATGGGGAGCTGCCTGAAAATAGAGTAGAAGAATTTAAAAATAAAGATACTGTATTTTCTGAATTGATTAAACGAAGTGGGTACATTGAAGACTTTATAGGATATAAAACATTTTGGAGAAAAAGGTTTTATCTGGATTTATTCCCATTAGCAAATGGAATTGTTTATAAAGATGAACTAGAAGCATTCGAAATAGAACATAGTTACGAAGTAGTAGAAAATCCAATTATAGAACAATTGGAAAAGGATCTTGGGTTTAAAGGATATAGTCAGTTAGTTTTTGATAGAGAGCAAGAATTAAAAAATATGTTAATTAGCAAGTGACAGTAAATTCAGGTTTCATTGGTTGTAATATGGAGGTGGAAATTTGAAAGACATTTTAGGTAGAGAGATTAAAGATGGTGATATGTGCATTGGAATGGCAATAGGTAGAAATTCACCAGGAATGCATATAGGAGTTTTTCAAGGTAGCTCAGTTGTTTATTTAGGATATAGTGAAGAGTATATCAATAAAAGTTGTACAAGCAATACATATTTGATTGAAAATCCAACAAAAAAGGAGTTGGAAATTAGAGATAAAATAAATATATTTCTTCAGAAAGAAGCAGAAGATCGAGAGCGAAAAGCAAATTTAAAAACAATTCCGTTAAGTAAATTAGAAGTGGGTGGAATTTACAAATCAACTCAAGGGGAAATGTATTTATATCTTGGTAAGAAAAAAGTAATTTTCGAAGATTTTGATTATGGCAATACTGATATAAAAGAAGGGTACTGTTTTGCTTATGTATATAATGGTGATTATGAATCAGATGAAAAAATTTTAGAAAGAGCTTTGGAAATTAATACATATCGAAGAAGTCATTCTATTTCAGTCTTAAAAGGCAATAAAAAGTTGACAGATATTGTTAGAAAGGTTGATTTGAAGTTTCCACTAATCAAAGAGGAAAAGCAAGAAGGTAATTGGAGAAATCATGGGAATAACATGAAATTGACTATCGAGTAGAGAATATTAAAGCAAGGAGGTAAGAAAAATGTCATTTTGGACTTATATTCAGGGTACAATAACAGTTCGTCCTATGGGTAGAACACAGCCTGAGAAGAGATATATCCTTGAAACAGTGTTAAATCATTTGCCTAGAGTGGCAGGTTCTGAGGGCGACATGAATACATATATCATTCAGAAAAATGGTTATAACAGTTCATGTTCATGCGATGAATTTGGTGAAGTGACAAATAATTTGACTGACTGGTATGGTAATAAGAGTCGTAGCAGAGGAATGTTAAGAACACAAGATGAATACATTCTTGTTGTAAATGCAGCTTTAAGAGACAGAGAATTTGAAGAAACCTATAGAGAATTTATGAAGTGGTTTGTAAGACTCTGTAAGAGAGTAGGTTGTGAAGATGTTCTTGTAGAAATAAAAGGATATGACAAATCAACTATTATCAAAGACAGAAATATTCAGAGAAAAAAGTATTCTTGGAAGAGTGTTTTCGATGGCTTATTTGAAGATCCAAGCTGGTGTAATGACAGTAAAGAAGGGTATAAAGAGCCGAACTGGTGCGAATTTATGATGTACGACAGAGCAAAGGATTCTGATTATCCTATGACACTTGCTTACAAATATTTCAACGATAAAGAAAATGACAAGGAAGTTGAGAGAAGAATGAATTATAGATAACTTCATAAGAAAGCAACAACTCATCTGATTTTTATGAAAAGAGGTGATAATTATAGCAGGCGGTAAAAAGAAAGGAAATGATTATATAGTAGATGAAGAACACCAAATAGCAAAAATCGAATTACAAAGAAGAAATGGCAAAGAAAGTCTTTGGACAATTATAGATTTAGAAGATTTGGAAAGAGTAATTAATTTTCCATATACATGGTATTCAAGATATTTAAAAAATACTAAAAGCTATTATGTATTTGCAACCGTTTATTTAGGTGGTAAAAACGGACAACCAAGAAATAAAATAGTATCATTGCATCAATTCATAATGAATACTACAAAATATGTAGATCATATCGAACATAATACTCTTGATAATAGAAAGTCTAAACTCAGAATAATTTCCAATAAAAACAACTTAACAAATAGAAAAGGAAAGAACATAAATAATAATTCTGGTTATAGAAATGTATCTTGGAACAAAGAGATGCAAAAATGGACAGTGCAAATACAAATAAATAAAAAATGTGTCGTTTTAGGAACTTTCTCTAAAGACCAACTTGAAGAAGCTGGAAAGTTTGCAGAAGAAATGAGACAGAAATATTATGGAGAATTTGCAGGTGTCGGATAATATATACGAAAGGACAAGTGGATTTTTTCTGATAGTAGTGATACTGTAAAAGATTATTTTAGTTATATGAAAAGTGTAGTAGATGACTATAAAGAACATCCAGAAGATTACGAATAGGAGAAGTAAAATGAGATTAATTGATGTAGACAAGTTGAGTTTTCATTGCAACTATGAAGGTGATTGTTCAGGAGATATATCACACTGCCAAGAGTGTAGCAATTATGTGTTAGATTATAGAGATATAAAAGACAAACCAACAGCTTATGATGTTGATGGTGTTGTAGGGCAGTTGAAAACGGACTCTTCTGTAAAACTGTATGGAAGTGGCAACAGTAATAATTATCTTATTCCTCTCAAAAAGGCAATTGAGATAGTAAAGACAGGTGGAACATGTCAATAGGTGATGGAAGAAAAACATATTCAGATAGTACATTAAAATCTATGACAAAAGATGAGCTGATTGATATTATTCGCTGCTTAGAAAGTAATCTCAGAAATGCTCATGAGACAAATAATATTCAGTATGAGAATTGTAAGAGGTTACTGAGTGAAGAGAAGAATAAAACTCTTGATGAAGTCCTAAAGGCTTGTGACATTGAATGTGGATTTTACAGTGGTGATATTAAGAATCTTACAAGACACGTTTTTATGAGAGTATTGGATGAATTGAGAGAATAAATATTTGTAAACAATAATTTTTATATTATAGGAGGAAATAAATATGATGAACAATTTTTTAAATGGTATGTTTGGCAAGGTAGGAAGTGGAATGTGTAGACTTTCTATGAATGGTGGTATTGCAGTTAAGACAAATGGTGGTTACAAGACATATAATATCAAGACTGGCAAACTCACAAACTGTAGTAACTTTGTATTTGATATTGGTGAGGAATTCTTCTTTATTATTCCAACTAATAAGGTAGAGAAGGGCGACATCATTCTTGTAAATGGTAAGCCTAGATGTGTTATTGAAGCTGATAAGACAAAGATTACGGTCATTAATTATGAGGACTCAACAATCGAGACTGTACTTCCTGAAAGACATGTATTTATGGGTAATACATATTTTTATGGCAAGATTGTTTCAATGTTTGGTAGTGACGTTATCAAGGGTAAGAAAGGTACAAACAATATCTTCAAGTATATGATGCTTTCTCAGATGATGAAAGGTGATAATGGTTCTACTGGCATGATGAATGGCAATGGTGGAATGAGTTCTATGTTACCTCTTATGATGATGGGTGGAAATATGGGTGACATGTTTGACGGAATGCTCGACTTTGATATGAGTGGCAATGACGACGATGATACAGAAGTAGACGAAGAGGAGGAAGCGTAATATGGGATGTGGTTCATGGACAAGAGATAGTTATGTAAGTTATTCAACAACAAAGGGTATGAATGTTTCAACGGATGGTATGATTAGCGGTTCTTATTCTAATCAGGACATGTTTAAGGCAAAAAATATTGATTCTGCACTTGATCCTAAGAATGTTATTAGAGAGTGCTGTGATACAGAGGAGCATCCAAACACAATTCCTGTCATTCTTGCTTTAGACGTTACTGGGAGCATGGGAGAGGCTGCTGTTGAGGTAGCAAAGAAGTTGAATGTAATTATGACTAAGTTATATGAAAAGGTTACAGATGTTGAGTTCCTTATCATGGGTATTGGTGATTTAGCTTGTGATAGCTGTCCAATTCAGGCTTCACAGTTTGAGTCTGATATTCGTATTGCTGAACAGCTTGACAAGATTTATTTCGAGTTTGGCGGTGGTGGAAACAGTTATGAATCCTACACAGCAGCATGGTATTTCGGCTCTCGTCACACAAAGCTTGATTGCTTAAACCGTGGAAGAAAAGGAATTATTATTACAATGGGTGATGAGCAGTTAAATCCATATCTTCCATTAAAAGGTTATAGAAGTGGCTTAATTGAAGCAACAGGTGATAATCTTCAGGCAGATGTGGAGACAAAAGATTTATATAATGAAGCTTCTCAGAAGTTTAACATCTATCATTTAGATGTTGTTCATCGTCATAGATGGGATGAGGATGAGATTGAAAAGTCTTATAAGAAGTATCTTGATGATACTCATTTTAGAAGAGTAAATATGGACAGTATTACAAATGAGATTGTAGATATTATTGTTAATGAAGCAGAGAATAATGTAACAGATACAGTTGCTACACCTTCTAACTCGGAAGGAATTACTTGGTAGGATAGGAGATTTAAAAGATGAAAGACATTAAGATTGTATGTGGATCGAATTGGGGAGACGAAGGAAAAGGTTTAATGACAGATTATTTCTCACAGAAACCTAATAGTATTGTTGTTTGTTCAAATGGTGGTGCTCAGAGAGGACATACCGTAACGACTCCTGACGGAATCAGACATGTCTTTCATCATTTTGGATCTGGAACATTCAATAATGCAAGTACATATTTATCTGAGGATTTTATTGTTAATCCAATTATTTTTAAGCAGGAATATGATGAATTGATAAAATTAGGATATATACCAAATGTTTATATCAATCAAAATTGTATGTTGACAACACCTTTTGATATGATGGCAAATCAGATTATAGAGGAGAATCGTGGAAAAAATAAACATGGTAGTTGTGGATTAGGAATTTTTGAAACTATCAAAAGATACAAAGCTGGTGTAACTGATGTAGATAATCATATCAGGGAATATTACTTAGAACAATTTGAAAGAGAGAATATTATATTAACAGATGAATGGTCAAGAATATTCTTTGATAATGGTATATTTGAACACTTTTTAGATGATTGGGATTTTATGAATAATCACTCATTGGCTATATCAGATAATTATTTCTTAAATCAGTTTGACAATATTGTGTTTGAAGCTGCACAGGGTTTATTACTTGATCAGAACAACATAGAATATTTTCCACATTTAACACCGTCTAATACAGGTATTAAAAATCCCAAGAGAATAATTGAAAATGTTGAATGGAATGATGAAATAAATATTGAAACTTGTTATGTATCTCGTACTTATTTAACAAGACATGGTGCTGGTAAATTTCCATCTGAATGTAATAAGAGATTTATCAATGAATATATGTTTGATAAAACAAATGTGCCAAACCCATTCCAGGACACATTGAGATATGGAACACTTGATTTAGGAGAATTATATAGTAGATGCTCAAAAGATATAGGAAACTTTGGAGATAAAAAATCAATCGCCATTACACATTGTAATGAATATGATTGGGATAATGATAAGTTAATTGAGTTATTTAAGGATTGGAACATTTATTACTCAGATGGCGAAACACATAATGATGTGAACTGAGAATAAGAAAGATTCGTTTCTTGTGGAATGAAAGGAGAATATATAAATGAATGAAGAATTTTTATTAATCGTAGAAAGCTTAGAAAAATATAAGTATCTATTAGAAAGCAAAAATGATGAAATTTGTGACGGAATGACTGAAGGCGAAAAGAGAGCATATCAGTTAGGGATTAAAAATATGTATGAAATGTTGAAACAAATTACTGAGCATGATCGTAACGAAGGTAACTATAACGTATTTGTCCCTGAGATTAAGGAAGAAGAATCTGGTGAATATGATTTAGAAGATTTTATTAAATGGGAGTCTAAGAACAGAGAATAAATAAGTAGGAATTATCGGTTTCATGTGGAGGTAAAAAAGATGACAATAGATGAGAGAATAGAGTTCTTGAAAACATATATCAATGAGTTTGAAAAGACTAGCCAATATGGTTATGGATATAGAGCAAATGAATATTTAAAGACTTGTGAAAAGCTAAAAGCGTTGGGATTCAATTGGGGAGATAAAATTGATTTTGAAGATTTTAGAATCTACAAAGGTCATAATATCTCAAATTCATCTACTAACTATAAAGGTAATGACGATGATTATTATATTCATTGGGATAATGGCAATGTTGGTTGTCTGATGTTTGTTAATAGTGAAAATTGGGATTTAGCACAGGATGATTACAATGAGTTTTTAGAAAAATTAAGATCTTATGGTGCTGTAGATTGGGATGATTTTAATGCACATATTATTTTTGACATTGAACATGGTAAAAAATTACTTGAAGACTATCCAAAAATCAGACAAGAGACTGCTGATAAAATAAAAAAGAAGTTGAAAAATGAAGAGTTAGCCAAAGCAAAAAGAAAGTATGAGCAACTTTTAGCTGAGTCAGGAGGTGAAATTTCAAATGGCTTGTAAGTATCCAATAACTAGTAGAAGTTATAAATTTTGTATAGGCTGTAGTGATATAGGTTGTTGTGAAGATGCTGTTACTTCTAATATTCCTATGCCAGAAGTTCAGTCACCAAAGAATGTTGTTCCGTCTGCATCAGAAGCAAATAAGATGACAAATAACGCAATTGATAACTGCACTACGCAACAATTAGCAGAGTTATCAAAATTGATTAGAGATGCAATTGCAGATGGCAAATTTTCAATCAGTGAAGATGGTTGTTTAAAACCTGAAACCCGAAAGAAATTAGAGGAACTTGGTTATAAAGTTGAAACTGGCAATCAATATAATGAACCATATTACAGTATCAGTTGGAGATAAACGAAGTAATTTTCGATTTCTTTTGGAGAATATATAAGTAGATATAAAATATTAGGCTATGAGCAAAGCTTCCTTCTATAATGCTAATAGCATTCGACTTTTAATCGAATATTTTAGTTTTGACGTTTTCCTAATGAATTATATAAACGTAGGCTACGAAAGTTCTTCCTTCTATTAACAAGAATACTCAAAATATTTATATGATAGAATTTTTAATTTCCTACAAATAATAAGAACTATGTGGCTATATAAAGTCTTCCTTCTAAACAAAAACAAGAAGATGGTGTTTCATATCTGAGATAAATGTCTTGGATATGAAACAAAAGGTATTAGACTTTGTTATTTCCACAAAACAAGGCTATGGCGATAGTTCCTTCTATTACATATTGAAGAATAAAAATACAATTTTTACTATCGCCCATTTCATTAAAAAAGGAGAATAAAACTATGAACGAGATTTTATTACGAAGAAAAAACAAAGTGATTTTAGAAAAAGGTAATATTACAGAACCAAATAATCAGTACATTGTTACGATTATGAAAAATGTAGAAGCATTAGGATATACATTTTCCAAAGAATTGTTTGAAACACTTCAGACACAGACTAAAGAAGATTTACAAAAATTCTATTTAGAGTTAATTCCTATGTTGAAAAAACTGGTTGGAGCAGATGTTGTATATAAGCCTATGTATCCTAACTTTCCTGAATCAGTAATGGAAGCTGATTATATTGATTTGTTTATCAATGCAATCGTTCATTATTGGTCTAATGGTGCATTATATCCTTACGAAGAAAAGAATGAGAGATTACCATTATTTGAAGAAACAAAAGTAAGAGTGATTGACTTAGGCACAAAGGAAGATCTTTATGATATTTTTAAGAATTTGTGTCAGTCAAAAACCTCAATCTCACAAACAGACAAAGAAGATTTAGAGTGGATTTTTAAGAATATACAGGTTGAATTTCCTGACGAAATCCCTTTGAAAGAAAATGCAGCATTGATTGGAAAATTATATTTAGAGAATTATCCATTAGCAACTGCAAAGAATATTCAGAAGTTTTTCAAAACGGCTACTGATGTATTGAGACTGATTACTGCAATGTCAGATGGGGATATTAGTTTAGCAACCAATACAAAATTCAGAAGTTTTAAACGAAAAGAGAGAAGATTATTATTGGAACTCTTGCAGAATTGTGGCTCTATTGAAGAAGATATGCTGAGATATAAAAACAGATGGCTTCGTATTGGTGAAAGACTTCATCCATCAGAATATAGTATAGAACAGTTTGGTAAAGTTATTACTGCTTTTAACAAACTTCGCAATGGAATTAAGATAGAAACATTTGCTGGTAAAGTAACCAAGGCTATTGAGACAGAAGATTTTAAATCGGCTCTTATGCTTTTGAGAAAAAGACCAGGTGAACTTGCAAGAAAACTGGATCACTTGTTAAGAAATGCCACAGATAAAAATGCAGTTGTCAATACATTTAAGAATGTTGCAAGTGAAGTTTCTACACCAGTTCTATTACAGGTGAAAGAACATTTCAATCATAGAACGGATAAATTAGAATCAAGAGTATTCTTTCCGAAAGGCAATCTCGCAAGATGCCATTGTATAGAGAATACATTATCAGATATTGATGAAAAATATTGTAACGCAATTGTGAAAATCTGTGAGAACGCATTAGTTGAGAATTATAAGAGCAAGGATTTTCTTGGGAATGTTTATCTTTCAGAAGAGTTCAAAAATTATATTGTTCCATTCAGCCAGAGAAGTGCAAGTAAGGCGTTAAAAACTATTGTCAGAGGTTCAAAATTAAAAATCGAGGACAATACAAAAGCATTGAGAGCATTTTGTTGGTGGACGAATATGGATAATGACAACGACAGATGGTGCAATGGTAGGGTGGATCTTGATTTATCGGCAGCTATTTTCGATGAGAATTGGAACTATATGGAACATGTTTCGTATACAAATCTTCGTTCAGATAAATATAAAGCTTGTCATTCAGGAGATATTACAAATGGTGGTTCTGTTGATGAAGATGGTGTAACAGAATTCCTTGATGTTGACATTGATTCTGTTGTTAAGTATGGTGCGAGATATATTGTATATCAGATTTATAACTATACTGGTCAGAAACTTTCAGATATGCCACACGCAATGTTCGGATGGATGAGTAGGGAAGATGTTAAATCTGGTGAGATTTATGAACCAAAGACAGTTGAACAGAAGATGGATTTGGCATCACAAAGCACGGTTTGCGTTCCTGTAATTTTCGACTGTGTAAACAAAGAAGTAATATGGTGTGATATGAACTTATCATTAAACGGATGTCATAGCAATTATGGTGGAAACAATATAGAAAGTAATTTATCTGGTGTGGCTGCAACATGCTACAGTATGGTAAATATGAGTAAACCAAACTTGTATGATCTGATTGAGTTGCATATCAGAGCAAGAGGTTTGAGAGTATACAACAAAGAAGATGCAGATATTATCTTTGATGTCAATGAGGGTATTACACCGTTTGATACTGAGGTATTTAGTGGAGAATATATTTAAGAGATAAACATTAGGCTATATGAGTTCTTCCTTCTAAAATTGGGGAACTATTTGTCACAGGTTCGAGTCCTGTCTTCCCCACTCATGGGGATGTAGCTCAGTCGGTAGAGCGATAGTATTTTTAGAACTCATAACTTCCTAATGAACATTAAAAATAGTGGCTATGTACTGACTTCCTTCTTAATTTTATAAGCTGAAAATAGTCAGTACATTCTCCACAGATAATAACCTTGTGGCTATATAATCTTTTCCTTCTAATAAGTAAATTTTATAATGCAGATATTTAAAGATTATGATTTCCATTATATGAGGTTTTTATAAATAACGGCTATGCTATTTCTTCCTTCTTAATTTCAAATTATACTGAGAAAAATGGTTTTAGAAATAATAATTTCCGTTTTATTAAAAGCACAAGAAACTGACATTTCTTGGTTGTGGAGGTAAAGAATATGAGATTTGAAAAAGAGACAGAGAATAAAATTAGAGAAGCATTTCGTCAGGAAGATTTTCAGAATTTTATGTTTGAGGCAGTTTTTGGTGAATCAAAAGACGAAGATAATGAATTATATAAAAATGTATACAAATTTGAACTTGAAGAGGTGGAAGATAAATTGGTCTATTTAGTAAAATCTCATATTCATCACAATGTTCCTATCAATAGAAATGCTATTGTCACTTTTATTATTGAAAATATAGCAGAAGATCTTGGTGGTGATGATTTGGATTGTAAAAATATTAAGTTCTTTGCTTTCTGTAACCATCTCTACTACATAATTTTTGATATTGTTACTAAGCCATATTTTATGAAAGATGTAATGGATAAGAAAAAAAACAGAATTGAAATAAAACAGAGAATATATAGTTAGAGAGGTGAGAATGTGATTCAAGTAATTGAGACAAATTTGAGTATTGACAAAGATGACACAATAAGAGATCATCAGTCACGAATTGTTGAAGTTGAAGATTGGGATACATATTGCAAAGCATTTGAGAAATACAATGGTGAAGCTGTTTATTTTAAGTCAAAGGCTATGCGTGGTTACAGTATCTTACAGAATTGCACAATGACAGACTTGATATATGATGACATTCATCTATCTTGTATAGTTTTACATCAATCAGGTATTGTTACAAAGAAACTTGCATATAGAATTGTTCTATAATCTATGATTCATTCGAATCACAATTTCCAATAAAAATGAAAATCAAATAGAGAATAAACATATAGGAGAATCTTATGTGGATTAACAGAACAAAATATGAAGTCGAAAAACTGAAATATAGACAGAGAATATCTTATTTAGAGAATCTTATCTGTCCATGTGAGTCACATGATTATGTTGAAATAGCTCACGAAATTATAGACGAGCATAGTACAGTAAAACACATTTTTAGATGTAAGAAATGTGGGAAATTACACGATGAATTAAGTTGATTGTAAATCACTGTTTCTTTGGAAATTCAAGGAGGTGAGAATATGGAAGTAAGAGTTAGATTATCGGATGCACATAAGACAATTAAAGAATATGAAAACTTAGGATACAGATTTATCGGATCAGCACAAGATATTGAATATGTAAACCTTTTCTTTGAAGAAGTCCATATACCAAAAGAGAATAATGTAACAAATATAAAATTTAACATCGGAGATTTAGTAGAAAACAGAGATGGAAGAATTGGTTATATTTCAGATATATGTCATTGTGATGAATGTAAAAAGCGTGGGTTCTTTGAGCCAACAATTCAATATTTAGATGGTACAAGCGATTACATATCTAATTATTCTGTAAAATACGTTTCCAAAGACTATAAACAGATTGGTACTCAGAAATTCGATAATGACTATTATGAGAAAGAAATTGAAACATTGAAACATCAATTAGAAATGGAGAAAAGTAAAAGTGCTTATTGGAAGATGAAAGCCAATGGTGAAGAACCTGTTTTAATGGGTACAAGAGAAGGAATGGCTCATATTCTTCGATAGTAACAGAGAATATATAAGAGAGGTGAGAAGATGTCACAGTTTAGATTTAATGAAGATTTTGCAAATAATTGGAAGTCAGGACAGATTGTTACTTGTGAAGAAAAAGAGAATGATTTTTTAGTTGATAATGTGGCTCTTATTGAAAAGGAAGAACTTCTGAAACATGGTGAATTTATCACAATGAATGTTGAGATTTTAGGACATATGGAATCAAATGGCGCAGATGATTTATTTGTGTATGATAGAGATTTTAAACCAGGAGACACAGTGCAACATTTCAAAGGTGGTTTCTATAAGATTGTTGCCATTGGAACTAATACAGAAACAGAAGAAAAGATGGTTGTATATCAGAGTTTAAAGGATAAAAGAGTATGGATTAGACCATATGAAATGTTTATCAGTAAAGTGGATAGAGAGAAATATCCAAACGCTGATCAGTCATATAGACTTATCAAAGTAAAGATTACTGCTTAGTAATCAGTCTTGAACAATTCAGTTCAAAAATTCCAAAACAAAATGTCACGAATAATATATATAATCCGTGACAAATAAGAGAATAAATAAATGCGGAAAGCATTTGTATGGGTGGAAGAACAGCATACCCTTGGGTTTTTACGCTCAAAAATCACTGTTGAAGATAGATTTTACATAAATTTATTTTCTGTGTTCCAGTCGCAAGACTGTTCAAATATAGTTATCAAAAAATTTTATTACATATTATAAGGAGGACATTTTTTAAATGGCAGAGACAAAGAAAAAAGGAAGATTATTTGATTTACCTGAGACAAAGGGTGCGTTCCAGTTAAAGGGAGTTGTATCTGGTATGGAGAAGGATACAGCATTTAAGGAAATTAAGACCAAGAGTGGTAAGCCTATGAGAATGCTTAATTTTGGCACAAGTTATCTTGATAGTGAAACATTATATGTCAATCTTCAGGGAATGGAGCAGGAGAATGTTTATTTCTCTAAGAGAGCTGAGAAGAAGGGCGAAAAGGCTGATACTGTAAAAGTACCTTGGGCTGATAGATTCTCTTATAACCGTGAAGGCTATCGTATGATTGGTAAGAATATTGGTGTAAAGAAGAAGGTTGATTCTGAGGGTAAAACAGTTAATGACAAGAAGGTTCTTACAGATTTTGATGCTTGTAAGGAAGTTAAGGAGAATCTGAAGGATGGTGCAAGCGTATTTATTCGTGGAAACCTTGATTATAGCAGTTTTACAGATGATAAGGGTAATAAAAGAACATCTACAAAACTTGTTCCAAATCAGATTTCACTTTGCTCAGAGGTAAACTTTGATGATGAGAAGTTCGAGAAGCAGAATGATTTCAACCAGGTAATTATTTTCATGGGAATCGAGCAGGAAAAGGATGATAACGATAAGCCAACAGGCAGATTTATTGTTCTTGCAAAGATTGTTACATACAGCAATATAGAGGATGTTCAGTTTATTATTGAGGATAAGGCTCTGGCTAATAAGTTTAAGAAGTCACTTAATCCTTACAATGCAATTAAGGTAAGTGGACATATGATTTCTTCTACTCAGACAGAGACAGTTGCAACAGATGATGATGATAATTGGGGCGAAGAGGACAGTATAGAGAAAGTATCTGCACCTACAAAAAGAGAGTTTATTATCACAGGAGCAAAGGGTTCTTCAATTGATAAGGAACTTTATACAGAGGAGAATGTAACAGAGGCTATTGCAAAGATTAAGAATGCAAATAAGGCAGAGGAGAGTTTTGGTTCTGAATCTAATGATGATTGGGGAAGTACTGATGGTCTTGACGAATCAGATGAGGACGAAGCTTGGGATTAATCCTTTAACAACTAGAGAACAACTAAGTGGAACGTCAGTAATGGCGTTCCAATAAATCAATATTATAGAATTACGGAGGAATTATTTAATGGCAAAAGCAAGAAAAGCGTCAGTCACACAGAGTAAGTTAGGTATGATTTTATATGGAGAGCAGTTTACAGGTAAGTCAACAATGGCTATGCAGCTTGCATACTTTAAGCGTCCTGATGGAAAACCTTTCAGAGTTTTATACCTTGATCCTGAGACTGGTTCAATTGATGATTATTTAGGTGACTTAGAAGCAAATGGTGTAAACCTTGAAAATATTTATATTGTATATACTCAGTCACTTGGAGAAGTAAGACAGTATATTGCAAAAGTTAAGAATGGAGAAGATTTCTATGAACTTGATGATGACGGAGATGAGACAGACAATGTAGTTCTTGACGCAGATGGAGAACCATTTAGAGCAGATGCAATCGTTGTTGATGGTACTACAATTCTTAACTTAACAACAAAACAGGGATTAGTAGAATTTTCTAAAAAGAGAAATAAAGTCAAAGCTGATAAGGATGGACTTGTTGGTGATGCCAGACTTGTTAAGATTGAGGGAGCAGGAATGGAGTTAAAGGATTATCAGACAATTAACTTCAAAGGACAGGATTTGATTCTTGATCTTATGGCATCTGGCGTTCACTATATTGTAACTGCTAGAGAGACTGATGAAAAAGAAACAATTAAGCAGTCTGATGGTTCAACTATGAGTGTTGTAACTGGTAGAAAGATTCCTGATGGGTTCAAAGGTATGACATACAATGTTAAGACTGAAATTCGTATGTACAGAAATGAAGAAGGAACAGTATGTGCTCATGTTAAAAAGGATAGAACACACACACACGAAGACAATTCGATTATCGAAGATCCTACATTACTTGATTGGCAGTCAGTTATTGATAAGACAGCAGATAAGAAGGCTTTTGTAGTAAAGAATGACTTAACAAAGGCAGTTGATGTTGAGCAGGATATTTACAGCAAAGAGATTCTTGGTAAGGTCGGAGATCCTGATAATTCAGAAACAACAAGCACATCTGATAATGGTAACAATACAGATATTGAAGCGATTAAGAAAGAAATTATTGCTAAGAGAAATGCACTTCCACCTACAGAGAAGAAGGTAATGAAAGAAAAACTTGAAGCAGCAGGACTCCCTACAGTATACAAGAATGTAACTGATATTGAGATTCTTAATAAAGTATTAGCAATGTTTGATTAAATTTGGATTATGTAAAGGTAGGATTATGGCAAGATACACAACTAACAATAAAAATGGTATTAAAAGAAAATGTGGTTGTTGCGGAGAAAACCTTTATATAAACAAGAATAATATTGATGATGCAATCTACTATGATAAAAAAACATATCATAGTAGTTGTTTTATCAATATATGTCAGAAGCGTATTGCTAATAAAAGGGTAGACGTATCAGCAAAATGGACTTGGATATATAACCACATTGATTCTATAAAAAAGGATACATACTCACATCTTGCAGTAGCAATAGAGCAAGACGAGATATTTGAATTTATTAAAGAAGCATATGATTTGACAATTATCCCTACTACCATATGGCAGAAATTGGGTAACATTTATAATGGAACTTTTAAAGGGATGTCGGTAGGTATTCCACCTTCAGACTTACTTGATATGTGGCAAAGAAAAATAGATATGCTTAATGGTATTGCGAAAAAGAATGAAGTAAAAGGTATTCATATGCAGCCAGAACAACGACTTTCGTATGATTTATCCATTTTGGTTAATAAATATGACAGTTATTTAAGGTGGAAAGAAAAACAGAAAATACTTGAAGCTGAGAAAGAAACAGAAAAATCACAGAATATTGTCAGTCAATCAATTGGCTATACTAATGTGTTCAAAGATAGTAAGACTGATACAGATGATATTTCAGGCTTGGTGGATGATATTTTTGGATAGGAGATAATATTGGATAATGAACATGAATTAAAAGATTGTAATGTGCAAGCAGAAATCCTGTTTGTTGGTTCTATAGCAAAGGATTTGGACTTGATTGTAAATTACAGCACATTTATGAGAAGCAAGTATGATTTCTCTGATCCTGCAACAAAGTTCTTTTATGATAATCTTGAAACTTACTTTCTTACATTTTCACAAACATTAGATGAAACAAAAATGAATGTGTTTATGAGTCAGAATGAAGAACGACTTAAATTATATAAGCAGTATAAAGGTTGGAAAACGCTTCAAAGGTTTATGACATTGGCAGATGAAAATGATGTGAAAAATTATTTTGATACTGTTAAGAAATATTCATTGGTAAGAGAGTATGGAAGAAATGGATTTCCAGTTGAGAAGATATTATCTCATAGGAACTTTGATAAAATGTCACCAAATGACATTTACAGAATTATCCGTACAAAAGCAGATAAGATAAATACAGTAATTAATGCTGGTGAAGAAGCTGTTGAGCTTACTGATAAAAACTCATCTCAAATCGACAAATATCTTGAAAAGCCAAATTTCGGCTTACCTTTTCCTTGGTATATGTATAATGAATTTTTTCTTGGTCTTAGAGAAACAAAGGTTCTCTTTGAAGGATTCCTTTCTAATGAGGGTAAAACAAGAAAACTTGTACTTTTAGCAGCTTATGTAGCACTTGTGCAAAATGAGAACTTTTTTCTTATGAGTAATGAGATGGACGAAGAAGATCTTCGTAGTTGTCTTATTACGACTGTTATTAATAATAAAGAGTTTCAAGAGTTACATGGCGTACATATTACAAAGCCTGAGAAAGAGATTGTGTTAGGTGTTTACCATGATAAAAATGGTGACATTATCAGAAGAAAAATTGATGATAATGGTGTTTATCTTGAAAGCAATAAAGATTACATAGAGAGAATAAAAGATACGTCAGAGGAATATTGGAATGTAAAAAAAATTACAGATTGGATTGATAGTAGTGATCGTAAGGGCAAAGTTATGTTTAAAGATGTTGGAGATGATTATAGCCCTGAGAGAATTGAATTTGAGTTGCGTAAAGCAAAGATGGTTCAGAACATTAAATATTATGGTTATGATACGTTAAAAGGTTATAACACTGATGATTGGTCACAGATTAAACAGTTTGCAACTAAATTAAAAGAATTAACAAAAGAACTTCGTATGAGTGGATATGCAGTATTCCAGTTAAATGATGATACGGTATTTACTGATATTTTTAGTTTAAGTAGTAATAACATTGCCAATGCAAAGCAGATAAAACATGTAGCTGATATTCTAAACATTGGTAAAAAGTTAAATAAAGAAGAATACCATAAATATCAAGTTGTTTTAGAATGTGATTCTTGGGGTGAACCAGTGACGGAAGATTTGGATTTAAGTAAACAATATTTTTGTATTAAACCAGATAAAAACAGAGCAGGTAGCAAGGATAAGATTATGTTATTTGAGATTGATTTGAACTTAAATATTTGGAGAAATATAGGTTATATCATTAAAAAACCAAAAAATAGTGACTAATTGGAGGTGGCAGCTTGGATGTAAAAGAGTTGAAGAATTATATATATGAAAATAATTATTGTGAACAGATATTAGAATCCGTTGGTTGCCACCATATCAAATATCATTCAGTTGGAGCATATTGGACTGCTGGTAATCCTGATGGAGATAATAAAGGAGCAATTATTTTATATAATAATGAGTCCCTTATCTGCTTGAATAAAACTAGACAAATGATAAAGGGTAACAGACAAACAGATATTATTGATCTTGTGTGTTATGTCAAAGACCTTACATTTCCAGAAGGATTAAAGGAAATATGCTCGGAAATAGGAATGTCTTATTATCACGATTTTGAAGAGGATATTCCAGATAGTTTTAAAATACTGAAAATGTTAGAAGATATGGATTCTAATATATCAGAAGAAAAAGAAAAACCATTACAACCTATTTCGGAGAAAATACTTTCGTATTATAAGCCTTATGTAAATGATTTATTCTACGAAGACCATATAGATTATGAAACACAAAGAGAGTTCGAGATAGGTTTTGATGAAGAAACAAACCGATACACAATTCCTATTCGTTCTGAATTAGGAGATTTAGTCGGTGTAAAAGCAAGATATTTTGATAGAAAAGTACCTGATGGAATGAATAAATATATTTATTTAGAGCCATGTGCAAAATCAAAAATTATATATGGATTGTATAAAACTCTTCCTTATATAAAAAGAACAGGAAGGATTTATGTTGGTGAATCTGAAAAATTTGTTGAACAAGCATGGAGTTATGGTTATCAAAACACTGGTGGTACAGGTGGGAAGGAACTTTCACAATATCAAATTGATATGTTAGTTAGACTTGGTACAGATATAATTTTATGTTTAGACAAAGATGTAAAAAAAGAAGAATTAGAGGAATTAGCAGAAAGATTTCCTGATGGTGTTCCACTTTATTATATGTTTGACGAAGACAATATTCTTAATGAAAAAGAATCCCCAACAGATGATCCTATTAAATGGAGGCACTTGGTAGAGAATAATATATACAGATTAAGATAGGAAGGTGTGTATTTGAAGTATAGATTATATGAAAATAGCGACAATAATACTTCCAATGTATTAGAGGAAGTTTTAAGAAATAGAGGAGTTGATGATTATGAAAAATATCTCAACTTAGATGAAGATGTTTTAATTCCATACGAAAATCTGGATAACATGAATAAAGCAGTAGAATTATTTATGAAACACTTTAATAACAAGGATAAAATTGAAATACTTGTCGATGAAGATCCAGACGGTTTTTGTTCAGCAGCTATTATGTATTCTTATATTAAGAAAATGAATGCGGATTATCCAGTTAATTACATATTACATGCAAGAGCTAAAGCACATGGACTAGATGATGACATTGTGATATCTGATGATACAAGATTATTGATTATTCCTGATGCTGGCACAAACGACACAGAACAGTGTAAGGAACTTTCAGAAAGAGGAATTGATGTACTTATTCTTGATCACCATGAGTCAGAAGAAGAAAATCCATATGCATTGATTGTAAATAATCAAATGAGTGACAATTATTTCAATAAGGATTTTTGTGGAGCAGGTATTGTATATAAGTTTTTACAGGCATTAGATGCTGAGACATGGAATGAATTTGCAGATGACTATTTAGATTTGTGTGCATTGGCAAATATTAGCGATGTTATGGATATGCGTTCATTTGAGACAAGATATATTACAAATCTTGGATTACTCAATATTACAAATAAATGTTTTCAGGCACTTATTAAAGCACAAGATTACAGTATGAATGGTAAGGTTAATATTCACAATATCCAATGGTATATAACACCTATTTTGAACGGAATGATTCGTATCGGTTCAAGTGATGAAAAGGAATTGTTATTTAGAGCTTTTATTGAAAAAGATGAGTTCTTTGAATATAAAAAAAGAGCCACAAAGGACAAACCAGCAGAAATAATTCAGGAAAGCATTTATGATAGAGCTGCTAGACTTTGTAAAAATGCAAAATCACGACAAGATAAAATGAAAGAAAAAGGTGTAAAAGCTATTTCAGAAGTTGTAAATAGCCTTCCAATAGATGATAAAGTTATTATGGTTGATGTATCTGACTTACTTGATAGTGGATTAACTGGTGTTGTAGCAATTAAAATTGCAGAGCAATATAATAAACCTTGTATTCTACTAAAGAAACATTTTGATAAAAAGACAAAAACAACTGTATTTGGCGGTAGTGCAAGAAATATTGATAATAGTCCAATTGATAGTTTCAAAGATATTGTTAATTCAACAGGATTCGTTAATGGTAAAGGTCATGCAAATGCTTTTGGTATTGTAGATTTACCAGTTGATGATAAAGAAAAAGCAATTAATATGATGAACAGTATTCTTAGAGATACTGAATATGATTCTACATATCGTGTAGATTTTATCTTAGACATTAATCATGTCACAATCCCTTTAATTATTAAGTTATCACAGTTTGAAGATATTATTTGTCAAGGAATTGATGAACCTATACTTGCAATAGAGAATATATCATTGACAAGAGATTGTTTTGAAGTATTTGGCAAGAATGAGGATACTATCAGTTTTATGGTGAATGATATTAAATACATTCAGTTCAAATGTAAAGAAGGTAATCAGCTATATGATTTTCTTCAAAACGCATGGGATGATAATGATAGTATTACATTTAATATTGTCGGAAAACCTTCAATAAACGAATATAACGGTATTAGAACACCACAGATTATTATCGAAGATGTAGCTGTTATTAGTACAAATAGTAACGATGAAGACGATGATTGGTAGGAGGTGAGTTATGTATAGTTCATTACATAACCATACATATTATTCATTACTTGATGGATATGGTAGTCCAAAAGAAATGTTGGATAGAGCAAAAGAAATAGGGTTAAAGGCATTTGCTATAACAGAACACGGAAATGTATATTCCCATATTTATTTTGATCTTATTAAAAAAGACTATCCAGATATTAAAATGATATATGGATGTGAGTTATACGAATGTGAAGATATTGCTGTTAAGGATAAAGACAATAAATATTTTCATTTGATTTGCTTGATAAGAAATGAGCAAGGCAGAAAAGACTTAAATAAGGTTATTACAAAAAGTAACTTTGAAGGGTTTTATTTTAAACCACGATGCACAGTAGAAGATATTAAACCCTATGCTGAGAATTTTGTTATTTCTTCTGCTTGTTTAGCAAGTAAGTTAGCGAGAGAATCAGATTTCGAGAAGTGTATTGAATATGTTAATGAATATAAAGAAGCTTTTCCTCATTTCTTCCTTGAGATGCAGTCGCATTCTCATCAGGATCAGTCTTCATATAATCAGAAAATCTTAGAACTTTCAAAAAGAACAAATACCCCATTTATCATTACAACAGATAGTCATGCACCTAAAAAAGAAGATTTGTATTATCAGGACAAGCTTATTCAGATTGGTAGAAAAAGTAGCAATAACGACAAAAATGCTATCGAAAATAGTGAGGTATATGAAGGTTGTTATATGCAATCTGAAGATGAAATCCATGAAATTATGGATAGTCAGATTGGATATGAAAACGTATGTCTTGGACTGGAGAATACTAATAAGGTAGCAGATTTAATTGAAAATGTAGATATGCCATTTCAGAAACCACAGTTACCTACGTTCCCATTACCTGATGGGTACAGAGATAATAATGAATTCTTATGGCATTTAGTTAGACAAGGTTGGAAAGATAGAGGATACGACAATCTTAGTGAAGATGAACAGCAAGTAAGAAGAACTAGGTTAAACTACGAGATGGGTATTATTCATTCGATGGGGTTTGATGGCTATTTCTTATTTGTTTGGGACTTTATCAAAGCTGCTGAGAAACTTGGAATAGAGGTTGGTAAGGGAAGAGGAAGTGCAGCAGGTTCTTTAGTTTGTTATTGTTGTCATATCACGGATATTGATCCGATTAAATATGGACTCATTTTTGAGAGATTCTTAAATCCTGAACGAGTAGGACTCCCAGATATTGATACAGATGTTGGTAACAGAGATGCAATCATTGATTACCTTGTAGATAAATATGGAGAAGAAAGAGTATGTCAGATTATTAACTACTCTTATATTACTCCAACAGTCGCAATTACTGATGTTGGTAAGATACTTGGATTTCCATATAATCAAATGCAAAAACTTTCACAGAAATTTACATTCGATAAATGGGATGACTGTATGAAAGCAAATCCAAATTTACTTGCAGACAATCCGCAATATGCTGATTTGTTCGATATTGCAAAGCATTTAAGTGGTCGTGTTAAAACAGTTTCTATTCATGCTGGTGGTGTTGGAATCGTTGATACAACAATCAATGATTATATGCCAATGAAAATAGGAACTAAGGGTGAGCATGTAATTCAAGTTGATAAACATTATGTAGAAGATATTGGAATTGTAAAGTTTGACCTTCTTGGAGTAGCAACACTTAATCTTGTGAAGGAAATTAAGGATGATTTGCATTTAGATCCTTGGGATTATGATATTAATAATCCAGAGTTTGAGAATGATAGACCTACATATGAGTTATTAGCAAGTGGTAAGACCAATGGTGTGTTCCAGGTTGAATCAGCAGGAATGAAAGATTTGCTTATTCGGTTAAAACCAAAACTTGAACAACTGGACTTTGAGGTTATATCTGTCATCTTGGCATTATATAGACCTGATAGTATGGGGGCACTTGATGAGTATGTTGAAATGGCAACAGGTGGAAGTAGACCACCATCAATCCATCCAGATATGGATGAAATTTTAAAAGACACAAATTACTGTATGATTTATCAGGAACAGCTTCTTGATATTGTTAAGAAATTTGGTGGAAGAACATACGGTGGTGCTGACTTATTCCGTAAGGCGATTGGAAAAAAGATAGTTGAATTAGTACAGAAAGAGTCAGAAATTCTTCGTGGTGAAATTGTAGCAAACGGATATTCTAAAGAAATTGCTGATAAAATTGCGAATGAATTATCACAAAAAGGCGGTTATCTATTCAATAAATCGCATTCATACAGTTACGCAGTTCTTTGTTTCGAGACAGCTTGGTTCAAAGCTCATTACCCAACTTACTTTTTCAAAGCATTATTCAATCAGAATAAAGATAAAGCAGGTGCAATTAATAAGTATATTCTTGATGCAAGGTATTTTAATGTGGATATTATGCCACCGAATATCAATCATTCTGGAATGAATTTCACAGTTGATAAAGATAAGGTTCTTTTTGGATTATCTGCTATTGGTGGAATTGGTGAATCACTTTCTAAGCAAATTATCGAAGAAAGAGAGAATAATGGTATATACAAATCGTTTGATGATTTGATTCAGAGACTTTCTTTAGGTAAGGCATCTGTTATTGCACTGATAAAATCTGGTGCAATTCCTTGTAAAAATAAGCGTGAAAAACTTATATCATATCTTAAATCAGAGTATCAACCATTAAAATTCTCAGAAGTTCAATCATTGCCTACCTATAAGAAACTCGAAGAAGATTGGAACATTAACTTAAAGAAGTACGTGATTCCTTCATCTGGAAAACGAACTGTATACGATAAGGAAGCACTACTTACTGAATATAACAGATTAAAAAAGATACAATTTGAAGAAAATCAGAAGGTAAGATTCCAAAAGTATATAGATGATAACAAAAAATATCTTGAAGATGAACAGTTTTGGGAATTCCAAACATTACAGGTATTTATCAATGATAATCCATTTGATGCAGCTTATACATTCTTGACACCATTTGAGGATGTACCTGATGGAGAGAAATGTACTTTAGTTGGAATTATAGCAAAGGTTCAAAAGAAGAAAGATAAGAATGGTAAGCAATTTGCATATATAAACATCTATTCAAGTTTTGGACTTGTTGAAGGAATTGTATGGCATAGTCAATTAAAGGAATATGAAGATTTGGTAAAAAAAGGACAGCAAGTAGCAATTCTTTGTAAGAAAGATAGCGAAGAAAAAGTAATTGTAGAGAAATTAAAGCCATATAGCAAATGGCTTGAGTATGTAAGAAAGAAAGGAGTGTCAGTCTAAATTGGATGAAGATGAGATTTATAAATTCACAGCGATAATTACATATGAGCAATACTACTCGGATGATTCAACATGGGGCGTGTTTGGGTTTTCAACGAAAGATGATATTCCATTCTTTACAAAACCTACAAAAACATTCGATCCGTTTGATGATAATAATTCTGCAAATGATACTGATGATAAAAAGATGAGTAAGTTGGCAGGAAAGATGCAACATTTAGTTGTGGGTGGAGAATATTTAGTTAAGGCGAGATACAAAAAGGATAAAAAATATGGCGATCAATATACACCGATTGCCATATATGCCATTATTCCACAAAGCAGAGAAACGCAGCTATTATTTTTGAAGTCAATGATTCCTGAATGGATGGCTGATAATTTAATAAATGCATATCCAAATGTAGTTAATGATGTAGCGAATGGTACATTAAAAACTATTGATTACAGTCTTGTGAAAGGTGTTAGAGAAATTACTTGGAATAAAATCAAGGAAAAAATCATCAATAACTATCTCATTTCTGACATTATCTCAATGCTAAAACCAATTGGTGTCACTTATGCAATGATTAAAAAATTGCTTTCAGAAGAACCAAATCCAGTTTTATTAAAGCAAGAGTTAGAAAAAAATCCATACATCATGACAAAAATTGATGGGATTGGGTTTCGTAAATGTGATGATTTAGCACTGAAGTTAAAACCTGAACTGATTGATTCTACACAAAGACTTGTAGCTTTTATCCAATACTATTTCAAAGACTTAGGAGAAAGTAAAGGTCATACATGGTGTTCTGAGAAGATTTTAAGGGCAGCCATAAGTAACAACATATACGAGTGTTGTAATAAGGTTGATTGGTTATTAGAAAATAATGACTTTCTTCATATTGATAATGGTCGAATTGGTCTGAAATATTATTACGATATTGAGATGCAGATTTATCATTTGATTCTGAATAAATCTCAAATTGAAACAACAATCAATATTTCTGATGAAGCGATTGATAAAGCAATTAAACATGCGGAAGAAGAACAAGGATTTGATTATGTAGTAGAGCAGCTAGACACGATTCATAAGAGCTTACATAGAACTGTTAGTTTGATAACTGGAAAAGCAGGAACTGGTAAAACGTCAATAATGCGAGCAATTGTTAAGGCTTATATGGAGAATAATTATATGATGACAGCTTCAGCACTTTCAGCAATGGCAGCTCAAAGAATTACAGAAGCAACAGAATTTCCTGCAATGACTATTCATAGAACACTTGGATGCCAAGGTTTAAATGATTTTACATACAATAAAGACAATCATTTGATTACAGATGTTGCATTTCTTGATGAGGGAAGTATGGTTAATGCCAGTTTATTTTTACATTGGCTTGAGGCAATTGGAGATAATACAAGAATTATTATTTCAGGAGATCATAAACAGTTACCACCTATCGGATTTGGTAATGTGTTTTCAGATTTAATTGAAATGTTTGATGATTCAGTTGTGAGCAAGTTAGTAAAACCTATGAGACAGGCAGAAAAATCAGGTATTCTTGTTGATGCAAATAAGATTCGTGAGAATATAAATCCTATATCTGAGAAGTTACAGCCACGAATTATTCATGGCGAGTTACAGGATATGTATTATATGTTCCGTACAAATCGACAGTCATTATTTAATATTGCTGTTAAGACATTTATTAAATCTGTTGAATCAGATGGAATCGACAATGTGGTTATTGCAGTACCTCGTAGAAAAGATTGTTTGAATAGCACCAATGAAATTAATAAGGTTATTCAAAATGAATTACTTGGTGATGTTTTAGAGAGTATTGAAGGTTTTGATACAACTTTCAAACTTGGTGCAAAAGTCATGCAAACAGTTAATGATTATGACAAAAATGTATTTAATGGTGAGATTGGTTATGTGACAAAAATCAGTGAAAGATATGATGGTAAGAAAAAAGAAGAATATTGTGAAGTAACTTACACTGATATTTTTGGAAAAGACAAAATCATTGAATACACAAAGAAAGAGTTAGCTGCTTTGGATCTTGCTTATGCTATGACAGTACATAAATTACAGGGAGCTGGTCGAAAGACAGTAATTGGTATTATTGACAATACACATCATCAGCTTCTTGATAACTGTATGCTTTATACATTGCTTACGAGAGCAAAAAAGAGATGTTTATTATTAGCTGAACCAGAAGCATTTTTACAATGTATTAGAACAAGTCACAATAATAGAAACACTTGGATGATGTTAGAAACAGAGAATAATACAGTAGAAGAGTAATTTAGATTTCTGAAACGCCCTATTGATGGGCATTCCAGAGACTCAAAAAGCCAAGGAAAGACGGATTTCGTAAGGAGGTTACAACAATGGCATATTGTCAGAGATGTGGTGAATATTGCCAAGACCATTATACATATTGTAAGAGATGTTATTTTGAACTTGGGCAACCATTTGGGAAAGCAATAGAAAGACCTCACAAATGTAGAAAATGTGGATGTACTATATATGGAAGATATAACTATTGTTTATCATGTGCTCAGAAAAAGGGTTTTATTAATAAATCAAATTATTAAAATAATAAAGCATTTGTTAAGGAGGTAAAATACATGAAATATAAAATTAGCGATGTATACATAAATGTAAATGGCGAAGATATTGCGGTTGGTGTTGTCCTTGGAGAAGAGGATAAGCCACAGTCTCCATTTAGAACAGAATATGTTACAAATTCAGAGTATGAAAAGGGGTTAAAAGAATTTCGATACGGTAAACAACAAATTGGAGATCTTGTTTATCATTGTATAACACAGTTTAAAAACTTTACTGCTACATGCCCAATAAAACAGAAGTGGGTTGATGAATTAGAAAAAATGGGATACGACATATCAAAATTAAAATATGAAATTGCAGAGTAATCGACAGTTTCTTGTGAAAATTAAGGAGGTAAAAATGAACAGAATAACTATTAATGGTAAAACAATCACATGTTCAGGAACTAATGTTGTCATCAACAATGGAAAGGTTATTGTAGATGGCAATATAGTTCAGGAATGCAATAGTGGTGATATTAAAGTCACCATCGAAGGAAATGTAAACAAAATTGATTGTGGTGGTTCAGTAGAAGTTCACGGCAATTCAGGAAGTATTGATTGCGGTGGCAGTTGTAAAGTCGGTGGAGATGTCAAAGGAGATATAGACGCAGGTGGTTCTGTAACTTGTGGTAACGTATCAGGTGACATAGATGCTGGTGGAAGTGTGAGATGTAGAAGATAAGGAGAATAATTTATGTATAACAAATTAACAGACAAACAGTATAACATTGCCATTGGTATTATTTTACTTTGGGGATTTTTAGTGAATACAATAATGTGTGTATTTTTTCAGGACACATTTTGCAACTTAAATCCAACAATGGTATTAATTGGCTACTTTGTAGTTGCATTAGCAGGTATTGGTATGAGTGAGTTTTCAGACAACCCAATTGTGAGTTTTATAGGATATAACTTAGTTATATTGCCAGTTGGTGTAGTTTTAAGTATTTGCTTAAAAGATTATTATATGTCTTCTATTGTACAAGCTTTTATTTTGACTACTCTGATTACCATTGTGCTTATTATTGTATCAAGTATTAAACCAGAAATATTTCTATCAATGGGAAAAACACTATTTATTTGTTTATCAGCAGTTATAGTAATTGAATTTATTATGATTTTATTTGGTAATGTACCTAAATGGTGGGATTGGGTTGTCGCATTGCTATTCTGTGGATATATTGGATATGATTGGGCAGAAGCACAAAATAATGCAAAAACTTTAGATAATGCTATAGATAGTGCAGTTGCTTTATATCTTGATATCATCAATTTGTTTTTAAGACTGTTGGGAAGCAGTAAAGATGATAATTAAAAGTAGCAAGAATCCATTATTCATTGCTACGATTTCTATACAATTTTTGATGCATTTCTTAGAGCAATTCGCTCATTGTTTCACAAGTAAAAAGAGAATAAATAATCAGGAGGTATATTACTTGCAGATAAGAATAATATCATTCAGTGATAATTATGAAGGGTATAAACTTAAAGGATATGCTGACATAGATAATATAAGTGAATTAATAAAAACACTTAATTATATGAAAGAAAATGACATACCAATAACAATCAATACGGAAGATATTGTTGATACAGATGGAGAAGATTACTACATAAATAGTTTTAGTGTCGTATTCCCTAAAGTTGGTGGTGAAATTATTCCTCATATAGTTATCTATGTGGAAGAGGTGTAAAAATGAATAAGAAATTATTACTGATAATTATTATCATCTTGCTTATTTTAGGCATATTTATCAGCTTATGTATGAGTAAAATGATTTTCAATTTGATAATGAATTCCAGTATACCCAATTGGTTAAAGTGGATAATACTAAGAAGTTATTAAGGAAGTAGGTGAATACATGGAATGGAATGTATATTTTCATGACTTCAACAGAAATGAAATTATTACATACAACATATTTAGACATTATAGGTTTAATGAAGAGGTTCAGAAATTAATTCATAGTAAAATTGATAAGATGGAATTCAAGGAAAAGCTAAGAAAAGAACTCATGTATTGGTTTTGGTCAAAATGTGAATATGAAATAGTTATATCACCTTGGGTTGGTAGAAATAAAGAAGAAGCTGAAGTTAAGATTGATATACATGATCAGGTAATGTTGAATTTTAATAGATTCGTTGATTACTGCTGGTCATTTAAGGAGAAATAATATTATGGGAACAATTACAATTTTATCAGAAACAACTAAGAATCCTATTACATTAATGGGGCAAAGGGCAGGAGTGTGTTGGGGAGCAAATGTTTCTGACAATGAAAAGAATTTTAAGCGTGGATTAGACTGTATTAAATCAGGGCATGGACGTGTTATGGAATATGTCAATGTAGAAATGATTATTGATGGATATTCCGCTAAAGTTTTAAGAGAATATTATACACATATTGGTGGAGCACCAACAAGATTACAGGCAAGTACAAGATATATTGATTATTCAAAAGGTGATGGTTTTACATATACTACTCCAAGTTCTATTGATAAAAACGGATATTATCCTGTATGGAAGACATTAATGGATACTATCAACCGAACCATAAAAACAATGATTGACAATGGAGTACCAGTAGAAGATGCAACTATGGCGTTACCATTAGCATATTCATCAAAAATGGTAGACAAGCGTAATCTTAGAAATCTTGTTGATATGAGTAGGCAACGTATGTGTAGTAGAGCATATTGGGAATACAGAGAGCTTTTTAGAGATATTTGTAATGCTTTGAGAGGATATTCAGATGAATGGAAGTGGATTGTAGATAATCTTTTTCATGCAAAATGTGACGAGGTTGGATATTGTACCGAAGCTAAATCATGTGGAAGAAAGCCAGAGAGAGAGATGTGATTACTATGACATCTTTTTATATTATTTCGGAAAAAGAATATAAGGAATATAAAAAATTAAAAACGAAAAATAAACCAATGAGAAAATTACTTGGATATGAAAAATTATATTGCCCTGTATGTAATTATGTGGTTGATAATGCTGTTCCAAATCAAAAATATTGCGATAGGTGTGGTCAAAGATTATACAAAAGATTATATAAAAAGAAATAAAAGAGGTGATTAACAATTAGAGATCCGAATAGATTATTTAATTTCTATAATGAAGTGACTCGACTGCAAGTAACCTACATGCCAGATTGGAGGGCAGGGCAATTCTGGTTAAATTTCCTGTCGTGGTTACAGAATAAAAAGAAAATAGATGGTTTCTTTCCAGAAGAGTCAGAATTACTTATATATTTAAAAGAATTTTGCGGAGAAAAGGAGGAAACGAATGGACAAGTTTGATATTGCAGCCAGAGTTAGAGAACTCAACAGAGCATCAGAGGCTTATTACAATACTGGACAACCTATTATGAGTGATTATGAATTTGATAAAAAGATAGAAGAACTCAGACAGTGGGAAGAAGAGACTGGTATTGTATTATCTAATAGCCCAACACATAATGTCGGTTATCTAGTTGCCAATGAACTAAAAGAAGTAAAGCATAATCATCTAATGCTTTCTCTTGATAAAACAAAATCTGTTGATGAATTAATTGAGTTTCTTGGAGATAAAAATGGCTTTTTATCTGTAAAGTGTGATGGTTTAACCACCTCACTTCATTATATTAATGGAGAATTAATTGGTGCAGAAACTAGAGGTGACGGAGTAGCAGGTACAGAATGCCTTCAGAATGTTTTGACAATGAAGAATGTACCAAAGGAAATTCCATATAAAGACGAACTTATCATTGATGGAGAAACAATTATCGGATGGGACACTTTCAGAGAGATTAATGATAAACTTCCAGAAGATAAGAAGTATAAACATCCAAGGAATCTCGTATCTGGTTCATTACAGTTACTTGATAGCAAAGATGCTGCAAGTAGAAATATGAGATTTGTGGCTTGGAGAGTTATCAAAGGATTTGAGCATAAGTCAGTTTTTTTTGATTTAAAAAGAGCAGAAAGTAATGGGTTTGAAATTGTCCCAATGTGGAGTTATTCAAATAATTCTTCAGACAAAGAAAATCTTTCAAAAATGCTTGAAGATTTAAGATATGAAGCTGATTTTCATAATATACCTTATGATGGAGCTGTTATGGCAGTTGATGATTATAAAATTGCTGAATCTATGGGAAGAACGGATAAATATTTTAGACATTCTAAGGCTTATAAGTATGAAGATGAATTATTTGAAACTGTTCTTACAGATATTGAATGGAATACTTCAAAGACGGGTTTGGTTAATCCTGTGGCAATCTTCGAGCCAGTTGACTTAAATGGAGCAATTACTACAAGAGCAACGCTTCACAACATTACATATATTAAAGATATGATGCTTGGAATAGGAGATAGAATTAGAGTCTACCGTTCTAATATGGTTATTCCTAAAGTGCATGACAGTATTGACAAGAGTGGTAATTTTAATATTCCTAGCAAATGTCCTATTTGCGGTCAGCCTACAAGAATTATTAAAGAGAACGACTCTGAAGTACTTATATGTGAGAATCCAGATTGTAAAGGTAAACTTTTAGGTAGACTTGTTCATGCAGCAAGTCGAAATGCGTTGGACATAGAAAATCTTTCAGAATCTACAATAGAAAAATTTATTAATCTTGGTTGGTTAAATTCCATTAAGGATATTTATCATTTATCAAATCATGAAAACGATATGAAAACCATAGATGGATTTGGTAAAAAATCTGTTGAAAAACTTCTTAACTCTATTGAGAAATCTCGTAAAACAACTCTTGATCGTTTTCTTTACAGTTTATCAATTCCATTACTCGGTAAGTCAGCAAGTCAGGATATTGCTGAAAATTGTACAATAGAGAATACTTCAAGTATAGGTAATTTTATGCAAATTATGATTACTGATGGTGCAGAACATTTTAGAAGTATATCAGGTATAGGAGATAGCCTTATAAATTCTTTAAATTCGTATTTCAATATACATTGCTCAGAAATATTTGAACTAACAAAAGAGTTTAAATTTGATGAGCCTAATATAGTCTTAGATGAAACTCCAAAAACATTACAAGGTAAAACATTTGTTGTAACAGGTTCTGTCAATCATTATAAAAATCGTGATGAACTAAAAGCTGATATAGTTGTTCATGGTGGCACAGTTGTAGGTTCTGTAAGTTCTAAAACATCTTATCTTATTAATAATGATATAAATTCCACATCGTCTAAAAATCAGAAAGCAAAATCGCTTAATATCCCAATTATTTCAGAAGAAGATTTTTTAAAAATGATTCAGTAATCAGAGAATATTCTATTGAGATTAATCAATCTCATACTAAGAAAGCAGGTGATAAAGATAAGTAAGGTAAGAAGATTAGTAGCAGGATCGCTATTAACTGCTTCAGCTTTAACTTGTATAGTCCCCTTATGGGGACAAAATAATATACAAACTGCTAAAGCAGCACAGGAAGGTCAGTACATATATTCAAGAGTATTTACTGATTTAAAGAAGAATCTTGAAAAAGAAAAGACTCGAAAAGAGTTAGAAGAAAAAGAAGCTATGGAACAAGTTATCGCTAGGGAATATGAGAGTTTAGAGAGCGAAATTGAAGAATATTTGGGAAAATATACAGATTATCCTGTTCCAGATAATAAGCCCTTTAAATCTTATATGGATGCTGAAACTATTAAGGATAAAAGCTCAAAGCAATATGCCATGAAATCAACATTTCTTCTTGATTATAACACGGGAATATATATGATTGGTAATAGATATGCTTGTGCTTTAGGTTCATTCTACTCAACTGATATAGGAACTGAGTTTGATATTGTCTTAGAGAGCGGAGAAGTTATTCCATGTGTCTTAGCTGATGTTAAAGATGATGAACATACAGATTCTCTTAACCAGTATACAGTTGCAAATGGTTCAATTGTTGAGTTTGTAGTACATACAAACACACTTATTCCTAATATCTCAAATCGTTGGGGTAATACAGGAGATGTATCTAAGATAGCTGGATTTGAAGGTGAAATAGCTTATATAAGAATTTATGAAAGATGAAAGGGAGTAACTATGTTAGAGACAACAGCGGTTATTACTTTAGACACTATTCAACGAGTTAAAAATTTTGTTGAAATAGTTACGAAATATGATGAAGAAATAACAATTAAGTCACACAGGTATGAAGTCAATGCCAAATCAATAATGGCAATATTTTCCTTAAATCTACTTGAACCAATCAATGTGTGTCTATATTGTGATGATTCATTGGTGGTAAAAAGATTTGTTAATGATATGAAAGGATTTGAAAAGATATGATTATATTGGTAGGCAAATCTTGTTCTGGAAAAGATACGGTGGTTAAGGAATTAACGAAGATGGGTTACAACAAGATTGTAACCTGTACTACAAGACCACCAAGACCAGGAGAGATTAATGGAAGAGAATATCATTTTTTAGACAAGATGAATTTCTTAACCAAGATTGATTGTGGTAGTTTTGCAGAATACAGAATATACGAAACCGTCTCAGGAGCTTGGTATTATGGTTCTTTACTTGAAGATTATAATAAGTCACATTCTGTAATTATTCTTACGCCTGATGCTTTAGATAAAGTAAGAAGTAAGATTAATGAGAATGTAACTGTTATTTATCTTGAAGTATCTAATAGAGAAATTAAGCGAAGAATGTTAAATAGAGATGTTGACAGAGCTGAGTCTAAGAGAAGATATAAGGCTGATAAAAAGGATTTTAGACATATATCTAAAAAAGTTGATTATATTGTACATAACGAAAATAGAACAGCTTTTGAGACAGCCTTAATATGCAAGGAGTTAGATGAAATCAAAGAAAAGAATAACAGAGAAAAATCAGAAGAAGGACAAGATCTATTGTAGTAATAGGACTTGTCCTTATATGGAATGTGTAAGGTATTACAAGAATATTCCATATAATGTGTTAATTCTAAGAGAGAATTATAAATTGGATAAGAATAAAGAATGTCCAAATATATTATTAGATTGGGGTGATGACATATAAAACTTTATTGCGATTTTGATGGAGTTATTGTAAATACAATTGCTGCAATATGTGATTTATACAATGAGGACTTTAAGTATTACAGCGATTATAAGTATATTCTTCCAGAACAGATTAAGACTTGGGATTTTGAAGAACTTAACTGTGCAAGTAGAGAATATATAAATACATATTTCAATCAGCAACGATTCTTTGATAGGTTAAAGTTCATGCCACAAGCTTATGAAACACTAAGAAAATTTGCATTACATAATGAAATAATTATTGTCTCTTCTGGTTATAGTCCTAATCTTAAAGCAAAGGAAAGATGGTGTAAAGAACACCTTCCGTTTTGTCAGTTTATTGGAGTTAATTTCAAAGAATATAATGATAAATCTCATATAGATATGAGTGGTGGCTTATTTATTGATGATTCTGCACATAATCTTGAGACTTCTAATGCTGATACAAAGATTTGTTTTGGCGAGATTTATCCTTGGAATAAGGAATGGAATGATAAACATTGTTGGGATTGGAATATGATATACCAGCTTTATAAAGCAGAATTGGAGGATTAATTATGTTAAGAGAGACTACAGAAATTAACATGGATAATATTACTACTGGTGATTGCATTGAATTGTTTGAATGTAAGAATACAAGAGTCGTTATTAATGATGGTAATGTTATTGGATTTGAGGAGGAATAAATATTGAAGGTAATTAAAAGAGATTGTTCAGAAGTTGATTTTGATAAGTCTAAGATTTCAACTGCAATTCTTAAAGCAATGAAAAATGGTTCAGGTATTGTAAAACAAAAGATTGCAGAAGACATTGCAAACGAGATTGAAGAAGACTGTAAGGATAAAGACGAAGTAAGTATCTCTGATATTGAATCAATGGTTTATGATAAATTGATTACTAAGAAGCAGAGACTTACTGCAAAAGCATATGAGGGATATAGAAGTATTCGTGAGTTTCAGAGAGAAAACGAGAATACAATTGATACAGAAATCACAGAATTGTTGAGTGGAGAAAGTGACTATTGGAATAACGAAAACTCTAATAAAAACCCAAGACTTAATACAACGCAGAGAGATTATTTAGCAGGAATTGTAAGTAAGGATGCATCAAGAAGGTATATCCTACCACCTGAGATAGTACAAGCTCATGATGATGGATTGATTCATGTACACGATCTTGATTATCTTATTCAGTATATGAACAACTGCTGTCTTATTAATCTTGAGGATATGTTACAAAACGGTACAGTAATTAGCGAAACATTGATTGAAAAACCACATAGTTTTTCTACAGCATGTACAGTTGCAACACAAATTATTGCACAGGTCGCTTCAAGTCAGTATGGAGGGCAGAGTATTTCTTTAGCACATCTTGCTCCATTCGTAGATATTTCAAGACAGAAAATCAGAAAAGAAGTAATTGAAGAACAAGAATATCTTTATAGAAATATTGATGAAAAAGAATGGGTTAAACCTAGAAAAGTTCTTGGTAAGAAGTTAAGAAAAGATCAGGAAAAGTTCTATAAAAATAAAGATAGATTGCTCAAATTTATTGATGCAACTGACATTGAAGATATTGTAGAAAAGCGTTTGAAAAAAGAAATTGAAAAAGGAATCCAGACAATTCAATATCAAATCACAACGCTCATGACAACTAACGGTCAAGCACCATTTATTACATTGTTTATGTATCTCAATGAAGCACATAATCAGAGAGAAAAAGATGATTTGGCAATGTTAATCGAAGAGGAACTTCGTCAGAGTTATCTTGGTGTAAAGAATGAAGAAGGTGTCTATATCACACCTGCATTTCCAAAAGTTATTTATGTTCTTCAGGAGGACAATATTCATGAAGAAGATAAGTATTGGTATCTTACTGAGATGGCAGCTAAATGTTCTATGAAAAGATTAACTCCTGATTATATCTCAGAAAAAATTATGAAAGAGATGAAAGATGGTAACTGTTATCCTGTAATGGGATGTAGAAGTGCTTTAACAGTATGGCATGATGAAAATGGTAAACCAAAATTTTATGGACGTTTCAATTCTGGTGTTGTAACTGTATCATTACCAGATATTGCATTATCATCAGGTGGAGATTTCAATGAATTTTGGCGTATATTTGATGAACGTACAGAGTTATGTCATAAAGCATTAAAGATTAGACATCAGAGATTACGTGGAACAAAGTCAGATGTTGCTCCTATTCTTTGGCAACACGGAGCATTTGCAAGACTTAAAAAGGGTGAATCTATTGATAAACTACTTTTTGGTGGCTATTCAACTTTATCCCTTGGTTATGCAGGACTTGCTGAATGTGTTAAGTATATGACTGGACATTATCATTGTGATGAAGGTATTGGAGAAAAATTTGGTCTTGAAGTAATGCAAGCATTGAATGATAAATGCTCTCAATGGAAAATAGATGAAAATATTGATTACAGCTTATACGGAACTCCATTGGAGGCGACTACGGAAAAGTTTGCAAAAAAACTTAAAGAGAGATTTGGCATTATTGAAGGAGTTACAGATCGTACATACATCACAAATTCTTATCATATCCCAGTATTTATACATATTGATGCCTTTGGGAAGCTTCGTATTGAAGCTAAATTCCAAAGATTAAGTCCAGGTGGAAGTATTTCGTATATCGAGTGTCCGAATATGGAGAATAATATTCCTGCTGTACTTGAAGTAATGAAATTCATTTATAATAATAATATGTATGCTGAATTAAATACTAAGAGTGATTATTGTCAGAAATGTGGATGGAGCAAAGAAATCAAGCTTATTGATGAAGGTGGTAAGTTGATTTGGGAGTGTCCTAATTGTGGTAATAGAGATGTAAGAACTATGGATATTACTCGTAGAACTTGTGGATACAAAGGTACGGCACGTAATGGATGGAATCAAGGTAGACTTGGTGATATTCATGATAGAGTACCACATCTTGACGACATTGAGGAGGAATAATATGAGATATTCAAGTATGCGTAACCTTGATATTTCAAATGGAGAGGGAGTAGGAGTCTCCCTCTTCGTTCAAGGTTGTCCATTTCACTGTTTTGGTTGTTTTAATTCTGATACATGGGACTTTAATGGCGGTAAGGAATGGACAGAAAAAACAAAAGACAAATTCATAAAACTTATTGATAGATCATATATTAAGCGAATATCTTTCCTTGGTGGTGAGTGTTTAGCTGAACAGAATCTCGATGAAATCTTATCTCTAATCAAACTAATCCGTAATTCTTTTCCTGAGAAAACTATCTGGTTGTATACAGGATATAATTTTGATCTTTTAAATTCCAAATATAATGAATATAAATATACTCCATTTGCAGCAAATGCAGATGAGTGGCTTACACGATGGGAGATAATTTCCAATGTAGATGTACTCGTTGATGGAGAATATATAGATGAGCAGAAAGACCTATCATTAAAATTCAGAGGTTCAAAAAACCAACGAGTGATTGATATAAAGCAATCTCTCGCTCAGAACAAATTGGTTTTATATTGTAATTAATTTAAGTAAGGAATAATTATGAATAATAAAGAAGCGTTAGAAAAATTAAAAGCATATCTTAAATGCCAGAAAAGACAGGTTAAGGGTATTCATGAAGATTGTAATAATAAGAAGTGTGACAACTGCGATTTATGTTATATGCAGGGAATTACAGGGGAACATATTGAAGCTATTGAATCAGCAATACAGTCACTTGAAAACCATAAAAGGGTTATTAAAAGATTGAAAAAAGAGTTAAAGCTTGCCGAAGATGTAGAGAAAAGAGCCGTTAAAGAAAATCCTTTGCAGTTTGATCGTGTTAAAGGATATGCGGTAGGTATTTATAATGCATTAGAATTTGTAAAAAATGGTGGTAAGGAAGAATAATGAATAAAACAGATGTTCAAAAAGGTAAAATGGTCTATTATGCTCGGATGCTTAAGCCAGTAGGAATATATGAAGTATGTGACCTATATGTAAGGACAGTTAGAGATGATTACTTCGTTGGGACAGATAAGCGTGATAAACATGCTTATCTATTTTCTTACAATAAATTGGATAAAACAATATTTAAAACAAGACAAGAGTGTTTAGATACTGTTTTGGAAGCAGAAAAGAACGCTCCTAAAATAAGTGATGAACAAGAATATGAGGAGTATTAATAAGAGAGGTGAACAACTATAGGATATTTATACGATAAGTTTAAAGGAAAATATAGAATCTTATGTCCTGTAAATAAAGATACAAACGATTTTAATCGTAAGCTCAATGGCACATTAGAAGATATTGATTGTTATATATCTTGTCAATATGGTAACAAGGTATTCTATTATGGACATAATACTTTACAAGCATATATTCCTTCTTTAATAAGAGGACATAATATTATTAAAACAATTCAGCAATCTGAACCGTCTCTTATATTTGATATTGAAGAAACGAATTCTGAAATTCTATTTAAGTTCAAATATGTCAATTCAGACAAGGTTATTCCTTTACTAAAACCAAGAACAAGTGGTGCGTCTATAAGCCCATTTTCACCAAAGAATTTACCACGAAATAAAGACTTTAAAATCCCAGATGGTAAATTGACACAGTACAAAGAAATCGTGTCTAAAATTCCTCCTGAGAAGCTTTTAACCCTAAGTAGAATGACACATTCTTATTTACAAACTTTGATTACAAAGAAGACTCCGTGGGAGAATATTAAAGCAGATATGAGACTCAAATGTGTTAAAGGTAAGGAATATATCTACATGATTGACAAATGGGACGAATATCTCAAATATCTTGAAGATGAAATTAAGGAGATATAATGATGGGTGAAGTAAGAAGAATTAAAGTGAATAAGTCTGTGACCAAAAATAAGTTGCTTGATTATGGATTTAGATACAAGGAAAATGGCGACTATAGATTATATGTTCCTGTATATAAATGGAACGATAAAACAACCATATATGCATATTTTTATATAAATATGGAAGAAAATATTTTTACTTATGATATTCAGTCTGAAGGTTCTACATATTATCCATATTACAATGAAACAAATAGTGAAGTAAATAGGGGAATAACAGAGAATATTAACACAGAAATAATAAAACTAATCAAGAAAGGAATTTTAAAAACGTATGAAAATAATTAATATTAAGAAAACAGATGAGAATGCAAAGATTCCTACATATGGTAGCGAATTTGCAGCAGGTGCAGATTTATATGCGGTAATACATAATGAAGAAAATAGAGTGGAGATTCTTCCTGGCGAAACAGCTTTTATTGACACAGGAATTGTAATGGAAATACCTAATGGATATGTCGGTCTTGTTTATGCTAGAAGTGGTTTATCTTGCAAACAGGGATTAGCTCCTGCAAATAAGGTCGGGGTGATTGATTCAGATTATCGAGGTAATATCATGGTTGCACTGTATAATCAGAGTAATGAGACAAGGATTGTATCTGAAGGTGATAGAATCGCACAGATTATTATTCAGCCAGTAGAACAGTTTGGATTTAAGGTGAAAGAAAATCTCAGTGATACAATTAGAGGAAATGGTGGCTTCGGTAGTTCGGGAAAGGCATAATATGGAAAATAAGGAAAAATTATTATATACTGTCAAAGAAGCAGCTCAGTTACTTGGAGTGAATGTACATGTGGTGTACGATCTTATTAAAAAGGGATTATTACCAGGATTGAAACTTGGTAGCTTAAAAATAAGAAAAGAATCTCTTGAAGATTTTACACAGAAATATGAAGGCATGGATATGTCCGACCTTGATAATATAAAAGAATTAAATATTGTATAA